TCTAAAAGTTTTGTAAAGTTTAAAAGTTTTAAGAAAGTCTAAAAGTTTTGTAAAAAAGAAAATAAAGGATTCTTTATAACCCTTCGTATATGCTTAGTATATCTCGGGATGCTCGACGCCGCTTCGCTTATGCCGATTATTAGGTTATACAAATCATAATTTTGTTATCAGAATGGTAAGAGAAAGATTCTAATAAAGATAGCACTATATATCACTTCACAACTGCTAAGGATATCTCAGGATATTACAAAGAGGTTATAAGGTTAGATTTATTTATTTTTTTAGAAAGTCTAAAAGTTTTGTGAAAGTCTAAAAGTTTTGTGAAAGTTTAAAAGTTTTGGAAAGTTTAAAAGTTTTATAAAAAGAAAAATAAAGGATTCTCTATAACCCTTAGTATATCTCGGGATGCTCGACGTCGCTTATACCGCTTCGTATCCTCCGTTATATAAAGCATACTCTTGTTATCAGAATGGTAAGCGATTATTACTGTAAATAATTATTACATATTATTATTTAATTAAAAAATATAAAAATTGATACCCTTTTATGGTATTAGATAATCAATAAAAAACAAAACAAGATGAACCGCCCCGCTATCCGCAACGCCAAGATTAGTTATCGTGTCTTCAATGCTTACACAAGCAAGAGCGGGGATTTCGAGGATGTGAATAAAATACCTCGCTACTTAAAGAGAATTGAATGTGTCCGTGATGATGGAAAGGATGATTTTCGACACAAGGATGCTCGTCTATCCTACAAGAACAGACGCAGTATCAACAAGGACTGGAAGGACTTTAATAACAACACTAATTAGACGTAAGGCGAGACGTAAGGCGAGACGATTGTATATGTATATGATTGTATATTATATATTTTTTATATTTTTGATATATGAAAATATCTTCCTAATTGATATAGGATACATTTATCTATGAACTTTTTACATATCATTCCAAGTGATATATATACGCAAATATACAAATATATATATGACGATTGTATGAAAGACATTGTGCGATTGTATAACGACAAGAGGAATAACAAATACAAGGATAAGTTGATTCGAAAGATTATGAACGACGATATATGGATACACTATACGTCACTCGACTTGTTTAATCACGTATCGCTTGGGATTATTGGCAATGATGACGCTATCTATGGCAACGCTGTCGATATCGATGGCGATTTATTAGACGAAGAGATGTATTACTTGACAAAAATAACAAAGTATAATTTTCGAAAGTATCATTACAATATCCTTATCACCGAACTTCCAGAGGAGTTTAAGAACGCAACGTGTATTCGTATGACATTGTTAAACGACGATAATGACATTATCGATATCGTCCCGTTATACTACTTATTCAAGGACTTTATAACGACGTGGATTGAGTTGATTTATTACACAAATAAACTCTTAAAGGAGTTCTTGATGGTAAATAATTTACAAATGGAACTCTTTTCATTGTATCGATTCGACACAGTGATAGAGAATGGCTATCTAATCATCGTTCCGTATTTCGAAGAACAGATTATTTTTATATAAATATATAAATATGAAGTGTAGTAAAGAGAAGTAGATAAGGATGTATAATAGTTTATACTATATATTTACGAAAGACTACACCGATGAGTATAGCAATAGCACGATGTATTTGAAGGATAAACTCAATAAGCAGAAAATATTGAGCGAAAGCAAAGAGAGGGAACTACGCTATATGAAGCGAAAATACGATGACTTGTCTCGGAAATACAATGAACTTTTAATGAATCATCAAGATAGCAAAGAGAAATACTATATACTGAAAGAAAAATACGCAAATGCCGTAGCGAAAGTGAATGCCGTGTCTCTGGATACGAATGGCGATATCCTTTGTATAAATGACGATTACGAGCATTTGTGAAACCCGTGAAACGCATATAAAACATAAACGAACACAAATAAATAAAGGACACAATGAAATTAGATTGCGTATTAACAGCCGTGAATGAGAATCCTCTATACTTAGAGTTCATCCCTATTTTTATTAAAACGTGGAACAAGTTATACCCCAGCGTCGATGTTAAAATCGTCTTAATCGCAAAGACAATCCCTGCGGAATATAAGCAATACGAGCGTCATATTATTCTCTTTGAACCCGTCGAGAACGTGCTAACGAGTTTTACGTCGCAATTTATTCGCCTACTGTATCCGTGTATCTTGGATTATAAAAACGCCATATTGATTACCGATATGGATATTTTGCCGACGAATAAAACGTATTACACGAAGCATATAAAGGAATATGACAATAGCAAGTTCATCTATTATCGAGGCGACCATTGCTTTATTTATAAATCGATCGCAATGTGTTATAATGCGGCAACGCCTGAAATATGGAAGGAGATTTTCGATATCCATAGTGTCGAAGATATCCGATTTATGCTCGGGGAAGTATCACGAAACAACGTGATCGAGGAGGGCATCGGGAAGCAAGGGTGGTTCATAGACCAACTCTATCTATACGAGAAGGTGATGGCGTGGCAGAAGAAGACGAACAGACTCGTATGTCTGGACGAAGAAAAAACGAAGTTTAATCGGCTGTCGAGGGATACGTTTCGAATGACCGCTGAATTACGAGACGCAATCGCATCGGGGTATTTCGTGGATTACCATTGCCATCGCCCGATGAGTGAATTCACGGAACTAAACAACTTCATCTATGATTTGCTACCGAATGCGTAGCCGCTACGTAGCGTAATAAAAAATATATATATAGATATCTTTCATTCATTATTTTATTTTCTAAGACTGTCAAGATACTCTTGGCGTTCAAAGCGTATATAGTTTTCGTGTTCTTTGCGAGGTATAGTTCGATACGGATTGACATAGGCATCGTCATCGTCGCCGTTCTGTCTTTTATAACAAAACGACATTAGCCACGCCATCGCGTGTGCCGTGAAGAAGATGAGAAAGATTACTGGAAGGAACATCGCATCAACAGCAGTCATTACTTTGCTATATCTTTATAAACATCAATCAATATTTATTATAATTGCTAAGAAATGAATCTGATGTCTATCGAGTTTTCAGTAATTTCTTGTATTCCCTGACTGCTATGAAGTTCCCTTTGTATTTTATATACTCCTTTCTATCTCCTGATTTCTTATAGATACATCTTTCCTTTCCTAATATATTCTTCTTATTTGTTTTCTTATAAGAACCGCCTCCAACTTGGATGTGAGGGTTAGGTATTGGTTTGAGGTTTTCTATTTTAATGTATTTATATTTAGTCTCAAATAAATATTCTAATTGTTTCAAAAACTTTAACAATTTTATTTTCTGTTCTTTTAGGGAGTCGCTTGTTACACCGAATAACGACTTTACAGAACCAGTAAAAGAATTGTTGGGGTTGTCTATAATGCTAATATCTTTAAATAGTTTTTCTAAACTTACCTCATAAACTTTATATCTTTTTCTTATACCATCTATATCTTCTTTACTTATACTTGCTTTAATATTTTCAATTTCTTTAATTAAACTATCGCGAAAACCGATTTGTAAATTATATTTATCTTGTGCGTTGGATTCTGATAATGTTAAACTACTTTTCGTTATCCCTATGTCTTCGTATGATTCATAATATTCACATATCCCATTTTTGTCGAAAGCAAGACGTAGAGTATTTTTATAAAGGTTGTCTAATACCACATCTAATGCTATGCGTTTTTGTAGTAAAACTTCTAATCCCTTATGTTTTCCAAAGAACGCTTCTAATTCTTTTATTTCTTCCTCCACAACACCGCCACCTCGCATCCCTCTATTTAACGCATTTATTTTTTTGTATCTCTTTGTTTTCTTATAAGAACCGCCTCCAACAGTCCTTACAAGTCTTTTATAAGGTTCTGATACGCATTTAGGAAGAATATAATTTCTCAACGTATTTGATTGATTGGTTAATTTGTTTCTTAGTTCTGCGAATCGTTCGACTGATATTTCTTGGGGTTTGTTATTGTTGTCAGTTAAATAAGTATTTAAAGTATCGAGAACATTATCAAAGTATATATCAACCTTTTTGGGTCTTACTATATCATTGTTAGTTATCAATAACTTAGTAATATTTTCTCCAATACTCCCTCTAATTTTGTGTAAAGACGCTAACAAATCTTCGTTTTCTTTAAACAACTCAACGCAAAAACCGATTTGTAAATCCCTTTTTTCTTTTGTGTCTGATAATGTTAATTCTTCTGTCGTTATTTTATTATTTCCTATGGCTTCGTATGTTTCATAATACGAACATTCTACGCGTCGATTTGTATCGCCAGTCTCGTCAGTAAGACTCTCCTTAATTTTTATTATGACGTTCTCTACTTTTGTGTGGTTTTCTTTAAACGTATCTAATTCTACCTTTTTATCGTCAAGGAACGCATCTATTTCTTTAATTTGGTTTTCTACTATATCAATAAGTTTTATTTTAGGATTCTTTAACGCATCACTTAACTTTGTTTTAGCAGCATCCTTAGCATCACCAAACTTAGCACTCAACGCACTCTTAGCATCAGCAACAGTTGTATTATCAAAAAAACCTAACATATACAATCTATTTAACATACATATATTTTATAAGGCTTGTTCGGATGTCGCTGCTGTCGCTACCGTCGTAGCAACCGTCGCCGTAGTTATCACGGGGAGCATCGCTCTGTTCCTTATATACCAACGGGTTACAAAGTAAATCGCAATCGTATCCGTTATTAGTTCGAGTAAAAACATATCCACCTGAGCGAGAAGCATGTGGATATAGATGAGCCAATCGAACCACGAATAAATCGTGTTGATGATGGATATCTCATATTGTTTCCTTATTTTTATTTGTTCTGCCACGTTTATATTTTGGACGTTCAAAGTTATCCAAGGGGCTATCACGTTATGATCGAGATTCCGAATAATCGTATTGAGTATAACACAATTAACCCGTATTTATCTGGCGTATCGATTGTTATGCCAAGAATTACCAAATCAGGGTTCGGACCGAACCGATAAAACGAAGCGTCATCTGTAAATTGCTCTGTATTCGCAAAGATATAACTTAGCAATATCGTTAATATCAATATCATCCACGCACTTATAATACGAGATACGATTAATGTATTCATTCGGTATTTGAACGGAAACAGAATGCGACCTATATCAGTTTTTCTTAGAATACATAAGACTATTTAATATTTATTATATTACAAATACAATTACAAATACAAATGTGTAAAAGGAATTATTTTTACGAACTGCCAGACGACATACAGACCCTGATATATAAGAATGTCTTCTCAAATTGTATTCTTTATTTCGCAAACGACAAAGGCATAAAATACTTGAATCGATTGTATCGAGCCGTGAATAACCCAAGCAACACGTGCGTTTATTCTATCGCCTCGAAAGGGATGTTCGAATATAAACGTGTAGCGTCGCTGGAAGGTCAGATGATTTATTTAGACCGCACACATTTACTGACGGATGCGACGCAATTCCAATGCGACACCATAAGTTATTATCTATATCCTCTATTCACCGCAAATAAAACGCTACGAAAATACTTGGCATTCCGCTTTAACCTGAACTCCGAGTATGACAAAGAGATGATTATAAATATTAAAGTCTTGGAAGACCGAGTGGATATTGTATTTGCTCACGGCTTCACGTGTAATGCCGATATCTATTATAATATCTTAGTCGGTTACAACGTGTTATATAATTCACTAAGTAATATCGTATATAGTGTTGAGAACGTTCTTTTGTTTAGCAAGTTCGTAGAACTTTTTAAGTGGCTCGAAAACAATAATCGAATCGAAGGATATACTATACATAATAAAAAAATTATCCCTGTATTTGATAGAAAAAATTGATTTAGTATCTCTATACATACGCATAGATACTCTTACAGATACTCTTACAATGCCACATAATGATTATGGATACATCTATTGCGTGTCGAATGAATCAATGCCATCTATATTGAATATCGGGATAACATCAATCGCCCCTGAGGTTCGGTTAGACGACATCAACAGCCATACTGGATTGTGGCTACCGCCTTCGCCGTATAAATGTGAAATTGCGAAGCGAGTTCGGAATATAGAAAAAAAGAAGTCGGCAATCGATAGGCTTCTTACGAAATATAGGATTCATCCGAATCGTGAGTTTTACCGCATATCGCTCGAAAAAGCCCAAACCATCTTTGATTTACTGGACGACGAAACCGAAACCGACGAGATGAAGGCATTCGAAGAGAGGATGCTTGAAAGTATGTTCCAGAGATGCGATGCGTTAGAAGCGATAATTACAGAACGAAAAGCGGAACTTCGAGAAATCAATGAAGCAATTGAGATACGCAAAAATGAAGGGCAAACCTCGTTGCGACCGCCAGACAATTTTATCACGGAATACTGAATACCGAATTAAATAGCATCGTAATCACAAAGAACGTATAAATATAGAGGGAATACGCAGTATATCGATACATATCGTCAATGTCTTCGTAATGATATGCGGTGCGTTCTGTTGTGCGACGTATTAGACTATCAACCTTATTACACAGTTTCCTATGTTCGACTTCTCGATTTCGCAAGTCTATAAATAACTTGTTTGTCCGAATTTCATAGCGATTTACAATATTATTTATTTTTTTATCGTATTTATCAGCAAGATGATAGTATTCGTTCGCACCTTTAATGATATCCTCCTCCATATTCGCTATATATTTTTGAAAATCTCGGTTGTTAAATATCTTTGTCCGTGAGTTTATCGAGCCAAGGGATGTTAGCGAGTTTATCGAACCAAGAGATGTTAGAGAGTTGCATGAGCGTCTCATTGTGTTCCTCGTTCCTACATATCCTTCTTCATCAAGTTTTTATATGACAGTATGATACTTTCGTGTATCCTTGAAATTGATTTTTTTTCTGGATAGTAGTAGTAATAATGATTCGTGTTATTGAATATCATTCGCCATAGCGAATTAATGTAATTACATCGCAATACAAAGAGAAGCCCTAACCGATTCGGGCACAACCCGTACTGTAAATGACGCATTTCTTCTTTTATATCGAAGGTATAGGAATACTTTGTTTTTTCATATACATTATACATATTCTTTGATTCTTTTATATTATTCAAGAACGTTTTGTATAATTCTGGGATTATTAAGGATTTCATTGTGTCGCAATAAAACGTCCTAAGCGTCTTACTTCCATCTTTCGAAAAATATTCAGCATAGTATTTGATTACAAAAGACATATCCACGAACGTTTCGAAGTCGATGCTACTATATATATCCGAAGCGGACACGTCAGAAGAATAAACATCGTCGTATTCGCAAGGTGATATTCGCAGATACGTATCAACGACTGATGTATAATCGATTGTCATATCCCGAAGTAAGTAATTATAAATCGACGATTTATAGATATACGGATGCTTTATGGTATTGCGGTAATAGTTGTAAAATACGAAGTTGTCCGTGATACGTTTGGTAATCACATCAGAGAATATAGCGAGTGTCTCCTTTGTTTTGTAGTTGTTTGTAAAAATCTCTTGGAGTTTGCTGTTGCGTAGCGTTGCTACAAGATTACGAGCATTCACGTCATTGGCTTCGTCATCCGCATAATAAAGGTCGCTTTTGATGTTATGGTAAAAGCGAAGATAGACATACTTTTTATAATTGAAGGATTGTAGAAACATTTGTAAATAAAAGAGTATCAATTCATAGTAATTTCCTCGGGCGTTTGTGTATGCTTCAATATCTTCGCATACGCTTTCAATATGTAGAGATTTTTCATATTCATAACTTGCGATGTAATTGTGATAATCCTCGACGATTTCCTCGTGTTCCCTTGCGGATACCAGAACATCGTTATATTCTTTGATAACACGCTCTTTTATGTCATCGGATACGGACTCAGACATCCGCTTAGAAATTGTTAGACTATAATGTATGTATATTGTATGTATAAAATATTTATATAATAAAAAATGATATAGAGTATGGATTCTATTTTTTAACACACATAGAATGAAGTCTCTTATTATTGTCGAGAGTTTTACAAAAACCAAGACGATTAAAAAATATTTAGGAGACCGTGATGTATCTGTTGCATTCTCTGGCGGACACATTTACAATCTGCCAAAAGACACCTTAGGGTTCGATACGGATACGTGGGAAATCCAGTATGTCCCTACAAATCCGAGTATCATTAAGAATATCAAAGATTTGGCGAAGACCGCAGATATCATCTATTTGGCAGCCGACCCTGATTTAGAAGGCGAAGCAATCGCCCACAGTCTTTATAAATGTCTCGAAAGTATTATTAAGAACGGCGACGGTAGCAAAGTATGCCATCGCATAACCTTCAATGAGATTACAAAGAATGCCGTCATAAACGCTATCGACAACCCACGAACGATAGATATGGATAAGGTGAATGCACAGGAAACACGTCGGATTGTCGATCGGCTCATTGGATACAAGGTATCACCTGTATTGTGGGGTAAGTTTAATAAAAATTATCTTAGTGCTGGAAGAGTTCAAATCGCAGGACTTATGCTATGTATCAACCAGAGGAATCGCATTATCAACAAGGAAATCATACCCTACTGGACGATTGACTGTGTCTTTGGTATCGGTATCGGTATCGGTATCAGCAATGGCATCATTGGAACACTTGACAAGAAAATAAGAGACGCAAAGACAGTTCGGGACATTTTAAATAGGCTGTCGATTCCCACAAAATACGAAATTACATTCGACGTGCGAACAAGGAATGTTAGCCCGTCGCCTCCCTATACCACGACGACACTACAACAGGACGCTTATAATAAATGTCGATTCAACGCAAAGACGACAATGAAATTGGCACAAGATTTATACGAACACGGGCATATTACATATATGCGAACGGATTCGACAAGTATCGCAGAAGACGCAAAGAAGATGCTACTATCCTATATTAAAGACACATTTGACACGCCTACGACCGCTTACGGAAGATACAGAACATTTAAAACAAAAGTCGCAAACGCACAAGAGGCACACGAAGCGGTTCGAATCACAAACCCAAAGCACACGGGAGTTTCGTTTGAAGGTTCGACAAAAAGCCACGAACAGTTATACGGGTTACTATGGAAACGCACAGTCGCTTCTTTAATGACCGACGCCGTATATCACGACGTGTGCTTGAAGTTCATAGCCGACGGCGACATCTTTTGCTCCACAAAGCCCTTTTTAAAAGAATTAGGATTCCAAATCGTATATAAGGAAACTGAAAAAGACGAAGCGGGAGCGACGGATACGGCAAACATCGACGACTTTCTAAGTATTTTGAGAAAAAACAATATGACGGCGATATCCAAAGAATACTCATCGCAAGGCACAATCGACGACATCCCTTCGCTTTACAACGAGGTTCAGTTAATCAAGGAATTAGAGAAGGAAGGTATCGGGAGACCTTCGACCTACTCGTCTATTATTGATAAACTTTTAGAGAAAAAATATGTGGAAATCGGTACAAACCCTCAACAAGAATACGAAATCGAATGCTTTAAGAAAAAGAAGTCTGGTATCGTTCAAACGATGAAGAAGATTAATCTGGGAGGAAAACAAAAAGACCTCCTCGTTCCCACAGAGTTAGGCTTAGACGTTCTTACATATATTTTTGAGTTATTCCCTTATTTATGTGATTTAAAATTTACATCCAAGATGGAAGACGAGTTGGATAAAATTATAAATGCCAGTACCACCAAAGATGTCATCTTGAATGACCTATATGCGAAAATCAAAGCGTCTATTGCGTCTGTTCCTGATACTGTGGGTGGTGGCAGCGGTAGCAGCGGTAGCGTTGCGAAAGAGAAGAAAACAGGGATTCTAACAACCCGCTATGGCGTTTGCTATTATAACAAAGAGACTGATAAATATACGAACATCGAACCGTATCTTAAATGGAAGCAGATAACAAAGGAGGCACTGACAGAACGTGATATAACCTTTATAAGTTCTCTACCGAAACCTGTTGTATATTTAGGGAAAAAATATAATTTACTCATAGGCAAATATGGCATTTACCTGAAAGATAATAAAAATAATAATCACAAACTCGACAAAAAACTTTGGGGCGACTTTTACTAATCCTAATCGTATGCCGACATTCCCTTTTTGCCACGCATATACCACGAATACACGTATTTATTTGTAAAGTCGGGGTGTATCGTGTCATTATGATAATCCATATCAATACAATTATCAATCATTCGATTACATTTCTTACAATGCCATTTCATATCTTCTTTTTCCATAGTAGATTAGATTTATATGTATATATGTTATATATGTAGATACTTACTTATATCTATTTCTCTTTTTTAGATTTAAGGTTCTTATTTAGTTTATTCAGTTCAAAAGCGATATTGGATAGCGAGGTTGCGACCGAAACGCCATATTCATCCGCAAAGAAATTATTAAAGATGTTATATAAATCCTCACCATTCATACCAACCTCTTCTCCGTCTTCTTCGTCTTCTTCGTCATCATCATCGTCTTCTTCTTCGTCATCGTCTTCGTCCTCGTCCTCATCAGCGTCTTCTTCGTCATCGTCTTCTTCGTCATCGTCTTCGTCTTCGTCTTCGTCTTCGTCTTCGTCCTCATCAGCGTCTTCTTCTTCGATATTGTCGATATTCTTGATAGCCTCATCTTTCCTTGCCTTTGTTTTGGGTTTCGTTTTAGCATCGGCGTCTTCACATTCTTCACATTCGGCGTCTTCACATTCCTTGATATACACATTGTCTTCTTCCTTGATGGTGCATCTCGCCGTTTTCTTGCTCTTCTTGGGTTTGGACTTGGGGTTTAGCATTTCAGACATCCCCGGGGGCATTCCTCGCATCCCTTGCATACTTTGTAAAAAAGACATAATATCAATGCTATTCAAATCATTCTTATCCTTGTTCATGTCGTTTATCTTCTTCTATCTTATATATAAATAATATTTCTTATATATTTTTTATAAATTATTATATTAAGAGATTGGAGATTGATAATGATTAACTATCTATTATTTATTACAGGGTTTTTGATTGGCATATTTATAGTGCTTATTATTGTGTCTGACAAGCAAATCCTAACCATATTTAATAATAATATTTATAATACAAAAGAAGACTTTGGCGAAGCGAAGAAGTTCGAAGATACCGAGATTGTGAAAGTTCCTTTTGTTCCACCTCCGACGTTAAAGGAGGTTATCATCGCACCCACGAACGATGACCCTGTTCCCTATGTAGCGACGAATACCGAAATCATAGACAATTATAATTTTAATAAATTGCTACGAAAGCGTGAGATGCGGATACTGATAACCTCGTATAATAACGAGAATATTGATATTGATATTAATAAGTTGGAGTGGATAACCGACAATAAGAATTATAATAATAATATCCGTTTGAAGTTGAGCGACAATGAGATTGTGAAGGAGTTTAATAATATGAATCCCTTTGTGAATGGATACAATATCCATAATGTTAGCATACAAGGACCCACCAACGCCGAAGTCTATGAGAAGGAAAAGGAAATAAGCCAGTTTTCGATATTGTTTATGTTCATGCACAAGCAGTTCCATCGCACGAAGAACAACCTATTTATCATTTACGGGGTGGATAACAAAAACATCGTGATTAACATCAAGGACAATGAGTTTAACAATAACAACTACTATAATGTCAATAACGACATCAATGACAATAGCGATATGAACGGGGCGTTCGATAAGAACGATATCAATAAAAGCATCAACTTATTGAATAACTATCATTACTATGAGAACTACGACATCCTCTCGAACAAGGCGAAGGAGCAGAAGTCCTACAAACTCTCGTATTTTGAGAAATTATACACCATCGAGATAATAATCGACGACAGCGTATATAATATCAATGATATCAATATGGAGACGTTAAAGCGAGACATCACGTTTTTTGGGTTGATGATGAACAAAGAGGACGTCGTGTTTCATTTGAATAACACGAAGTATGAGTTTAAAAGGAATAACGACAAGAGTATCAAGATTGGAAAAGAACCCTTTGTAATTAATAAGAATAAGAGTTGCGAAATCGTCTTGTATAGTTTCGCATACTTTAACGAGGCGATTAGCGACGCAGACTTGAAGATATTTAAACTGTATAATAAATATAAACTCTATGGCATCCATAATAGAGACAAGGTCGGCAAAGCCGATGTGAAACCAAACGATACTACAATCCGCAATGTCGAAATCAAGATACCTCTTACATTATCGATGAAAGATATTCGAGATACAGAAGTCAATACGATAATCGCAACAAGGGAAATTGCGGATATCAAGAAGATATAGCATAATTCATCATTCATCATTCATCATTCATCATTATATAAAACTTACGTCCTAATTATTATACATACGCGTACGATATACGATATACGATGATTAAGGCAGGGATTTTTATATTAACACAGAACACAATCGAACGAAAGGTATATTTGAAGACCAGTCTTTATTTTCTTTTTAAAAACTTTAATGCGAAGTATAAATACCCTGTTATCATACTACACGAAGGCGACTATACGGATGAAGCGAAGAACGAGATACTTACAGGGATACGAAGCGAATGCCGAAGTTTATTAACATTCAAAGAAATCGACACGGGCGACTTTTCTATTCCGTCGCATATAGACATCGACAAGATGAATCGTATAATCGACCTTCGCATCGTTCCTTACTGGCGTAATCAAAAATATCGCTCGATGTGTAATTTTTGGCTGAAAAACTTTTATAAATATACGACTGGCTATGACTATGTGATGCGTATTGACGACGATAGTATCATCGAAGAGCCGATTAAATATGACTTGTTCGAATTAATGAGGGACAAGGATTATATTTATATGTCGAACATCATACACCTTGATTGTAGCCTTTGCAATTACGGGATGAAGGAGTTCTTTGTCAATCATTACCAAGAGAACCAAGAGAAGAAAGATAAAATCGACGAATTATTTGTGGAACATTCGCTGTCGGGCGATAGCGGATACTTTAACAACTTCAAGAAACTCTACGACGCCATTCATAACGAAGAATATACAGGGGATACAGTGAAACTGAATATGCCTTTTATGTATTACAATAATTTTAATATTATTAGCGTCGATACTTGGAATACGCCAGAAATACAAGACGTCGTGAATAAAATCGACGAGCAAGGGTATATCTATTATTGTAGATGGGGAGACGCACCTTTACAGACCGTCATTTTATCCTTGTATGATAGCAACAGAATCACCAAAGTGAATTTTAAATATAGCAAACGGCTACAACGTGAATCCTTCAAAGACGATGAAGGGGGTTTACATTCTTTTATGCCAAGCGACTATGAAAATAATAGTTGCGTCTTACAGAATAAGAAAAAATGAAATAAAAACGAAAGCAAAACCTTTATATAAGTATACAACATACTACCTCAATGCTATGTTTTGAATGGGCTTCTGAGTTGGATGAACTCAATTTCAAATGTTTAGATTATCTTTTTAGTTTGGGATATTCACAGTTTTATTTACAATTCGAAGATAACTATGATATAGAATCTATAAAAGCACGGTTGTTACAAACAACGCCTAAAAAAGAATGGGGTATGATTTGGTGTAATTAGTCAATCTCTATAATCGACACGGAGTCCGTGTCGGTATCCTTTGTTTTTACATTTGCTACTTCGGTTTCATAGAAGTAATAAAATGACGTTAGTTGTTTCAGCATCCCTATCTCTATTTATCTAATCATCCCTTATTTTTATATAAATATATTTCATATTCTATATTTCATATTCTATATTTTTGAAAAATGATATATAATATTATTATATAATAGAAAATAAAAATGAAGTTTGATATTGACTCAATCAACAGCGACCCTATGGGATTTATCAAGAAGAACAAGAAGACCGATATCATCGAACTGCTTATGAAAGCAGATGACGCCTTTTTCAACAACGATGAAGACGGGGTTGTGATGAAAGACGACATCTATGACTTGATGAAAGACTATTTGCGAACAAAAGACCCCAAGAATAAATACTTTAAACGCATTGGGGCTGACGTCAAGAACAAGGTTGTGCTTCCGTATTATATGGGTTCGCTCAATAAGATTAAGGATAGCGAGGAAGAAATCGCAAAATATCAGGCAAAGTATCCGGGTAATCAATATAGGATTAGCGATAAATTAGACGGCGTCAGTTGTATGCTTGTATATACGTCCGGAAAAATCAAGATGTACACACGTGGGAACGGCACAGAAGGACAGGATATATCGCATCTTCTGAGTTATGTGAATGATATCATACCGCCATTTTATGGCGATGACATCAAAATATTCGGACTTGACAATACCGAAATTGCGGTTCGTGGCGAATTAATCATTTCAAAGGTGAATTGGGATGAACTGGGAACTATGGGGAAGCAAGGGGCGAACCCTCGCAATACCGTATCGGGTGCTATCAATAGCGACATTCTCAACAAGGATATATTGTCAAGGATAGATTTCGTTGCGTATTCGCTCGTTCATCCGAAACTCATCGATGGGATTGACAAAGTTAAAAACTTGGGGTTTAATACAGTGTATAGCATTGGAACTCGTTTTATGACATTAGCAAACCTCTCGAAAGTATTAGAGAAACGCCGTGAGGATAGCGATTACGTGATTGACGGCATTGTTATCGAGGATATAAGCAGGTATCACGAGAGTGAAAAGGGCAAGAACCCCGACCACGCATTCGCCTTTAAATCCATCCACACGCTCGAACAGGTTGAAGTCATTGTATCCAAAGTCGAATGGAACGTATCAAAGGATATGTATATGAAGCCGACTGTGATGTTTAATGAAATCGATTTGGACGGCGTCAAGATTAAACAGGCGACTGGGTTTAACGCACAGTATATCACAAAAAAGGTCGTGGGACCAGGCTCTCGCATTATCATCATCCGCTCTGGAAATGTTATCCCGCATATACATAGCGTCCTTTCGCCGTCCGCAAACGGCACTCCGAGTATGCCCGGTGTGGAAGGCGTGAATTATAAGTGGAATGATACGCACGTGGATATCATTATGATTAACAAGGATGGCGACAAAAACCGAGACTTTGACATTAAAAACATCCTCTATTTTATGAAAACCGCAAACATCGAGAATATGGGACCCGGAAATATAGCCAAGATATACGATGCAGGTTTTGACGACATCAAGAAGATTGCGAACATCACGAAAGCCGACTTATTAACAGTCGATGGGTTTAAAGAGAAGACTGCGACGAATATTCTGAACGCCTTGGCGGAATTAAAGAATATGGATTGTTTAATCTTGATGGATGCCTCGAATATTATGGGACGTGGTTTCAGTTATAAAAAGATTAAATTAATTACCTACACTTACCCGTCGATACTGCTTCACGACAAAAAGAATAGAAAGATAACTGCCGAACTGACCGCAAGTGATTTAATGAATGTGGATGGTATCGCCGAAATATCTGCGAACCTGTTTATAGCGAACTTGCCAAAGTTTTATGAGTTTTATGATAACTTAGGTATCAAGTGTAAAGGGACGCAGAGTGTAGCGTCGCCCAATGGCGTAGATACGACAAATAAGCCTTCGACAATCCAAAATACAAATATATTAGGCAAATCCTTTGTATTCACTGGGTTTCGAGACAAGGACTTAGAAGCGTATATTACTCGGATGGGCGGGTTCGTAAAGACGTCTGTGAGTAAAAACACGGATTACGTTGTTGTCGCCGATTTAAATGATAATAGTGGCAAGGTAGATAAGGCGAGAAGTTTAGGCGTCCCTATCATCCTTCGTGATAACAGGGTATTCGATGAACCGAAGCCGTCGCCTCGTCGTATGACGCCTCCGCATTCGCCATCACCTGAGCCTAATAAGAAGGATGTAGCGAAAGCGAAGAATGCTGCGAAAGCGACAAAGGAATGCCCTGACGGCAAGATATTGAACCCTATCACAAATCGCTGTATTAATATTCCAAAAGAACCTAAGAAAAAGGATGCTAACGCAGCGAAAGATGTTAAAGAACCCAAGAAGGTAGCGAAAGCCGCGAAAGCGACAAAGGAATGCCCTGACGGCAAGATATTGAACCCTATCACAAACCGCTGTATTAATATTCCAAAAGAACCTAAGAAGAAAGACGCTACGACGATACCGTCTCCGATACCGTCGCCTCGACACTCGCCGATACCGTCTCCTCGTAAATCATCGCATCATTCTTCGAGTTCTTCGATTTATCTACCGTCTATGTCGTCCAATGAAACGCCACCCTCCATATTTAAGGATGTGCCAAGTGGCGAAGACCGATTTACGCTTATAACATTTCAAAATCAATTTCGTCCCATCGTGCCTACTGTCGGAAGCAAAGGTATCAAAGTTTTATTTGCCGACCTCGACCATACGCTCATAACGCCAAAGGGTAAGCACGTATTCCCAAAGTCGCTCGATGATTGGAAGTGGAAAAACGACGCTGTCGTTCCGAAACTGAAAGACATGTATAATAAGGGGTATGAGATTGTGATTGTTAGCAATCAAAAGAAGATGACAAAACACGAGGTGAATACCAAGGCAACGATGATATACAAGGATTTGAAACTACCCTTTGTGTTTATATCAGGGCATAGCGATATGTATTATAGGAAACCGCAACTCGGGTTATGGGAAATGTTAATAGAATATATATTTAAAGATGCTAAGAATATTGATATGTCGTCAAGCGTATTTATAGGCGATAGCGAAGCGGACTTATATTTCGCCAGAAATACGAACGTCAAGTTTATACACACGGATGCGTTCTTCTTAGGCATTCAAGATGCGAAGTTTGCGAAGATTGAAACCGCCGAACATCCGCTAACAAAATGGGTTTCAAATACCTCGCATAACCTCCCGCCACTACGTTCTTCGACAAAGCACCTCGTCGTGATGGTTGGCTCTCCCGCAAGTGGAAAGTCTTACTATTCGCAAGAACTCGAAACAAAGGGCTTTGTTCGTATCAACAAAGATACTATGAAAACCGACAAGGCGATTGAGACTGCTTTTAACAACGGAATAAAAGAAGGGCAAAACATCGTGATCGACAACACAAACCCGACGAAAGAGGCGAGGGCGAAATGGATAACCGCAGCAAAGAAGGCATCCTATCACATAACGATTGTATGGATGAACTTCCCTATATCGGTTGTTGAATATCTGGATAATTATAGGATTGCCAAGTATAAAAATCAGGATTATCACGTTCCGATTGTGGCGATGCGAGTATATTACAAGAAACTCGAAGAACCTACGCAACAAGAATGCGATACGTTATTAGAAATAAAGACGATTAACGCTGACGATATGCTTAGCGTATGGGTGTAATTACGATAAAAAATATAAAATATAAAATCAATATGTAGAGATAAGAAATAAAAACATAAGATAATGCCGCAGCAGCCTAAGAAAAAGGTTGTTTTTTTACAGAACTTTAACAAGATGTATGATGCGACTGTTGCTCTACACGAATGTATTACCATAAAATGTAAGAAAGAAGAAGAGCAATCGAAGAAAAGTAAATATATCGTTGAAAAAGAAAAGTTGATGCTTGACTTTACAAAAAGGATGAAGGACAACAATGAACGATACAAAAAGGACAGAGTAAGAGGGGACATCGAGTTTGGAAAATATTATATGAAATCTATCAAAGCGAACGCTGATTTAGACATCAAAATAATCGAGGAGAAATACCACAACGAACTCATAAATTGCCGATTAAAAGGTTGCTATAACCAGAGTTTGCATATGTTAAACTTAACAATTGAAAATATTTTAACAAGCAATGACGAAAATACGGAACTGTATAAACTCGCTTCTAAGTATAAAACAATATTTGAAACAAACAAATTAACGGCGAATGATATCAACACCTTTGAGATTGACAAGAGGAAGATAGAAATGAAGAGTTATCTTGTCAAACTTCAAATTGATATGATGAAATTAAAAAAGAAGATACGAAGTTAATGAATACGTAGATACGAAGGGACGTAGATATATAAGGCTACGCCTCTACTTTTTATTATTGTATTGTAAATGACATCACGCTATGAATATCTACTGAATGAATTGAGAACCGAGTTAAGAGTTCGTGGGATTGGGTATAAACGAGTTATTCGATTGATAAATCGACAAGAATACGATGAAATAAGGGCGATTGTCGATGATTATGGAGTAAATAATGTAATCGATGGCATTATTACAGAACGAGAAGTGATTGGGAATATGATGACAAATATATTAAATAAACTCGATATGTTAAATAACCTGCTACGTATCTTCAATGAAGAACCGCAACCGTCGCTAACAAAAGCACGGAAGTTATTACACAAGGTGTTTATAAATATTTATGATTTAGTGGCGGGAAGATATGAAAAGCGGACAACGAAGCGACTTTTGCGAGACGATATACGTCGCAACCCTGATAGGGTTTTCCCACTGGGAGTCACTAAAAGAAACAGGGTATTGAAATGCTTCTTACGGCGTATATTTTAATATTAAAAAATGATTATATAAAGCGTATTATTTTCTTATAACTATAATAAAATGGAGTTCTGCGAAATATGCGATAACATGCTTTATGTCAAGTCGAACGCTCAAAATATGCTTGTGAAGTATTGTAAGCATTGCGAGTTCGAGAAGGTAGAAACGAACGCAAAGTGTGCGATTAAGATATCAAAGACGATTTATAGCGAGGACGACTTGCTCTATAACCAACACGTGAATAAATATCTACGCTTCGACCCTACGTTGCGTCGCATCAATGACCCGCACATTTCTTGCGTGAATGACAAGTGTATTCAGGAGAACGCTAATAAGCAAATCATCTATATAAAGTATGATTCGAAGAATATGAAGTATCTCTATGTATGTGAGAATTGTGGGAAAACGTGGAAACAGGTGAATCCCAATTAATGGATTAATCCATTAAATCATATAAAAATAAAAAAATGATAGTAATAGAATAGACATTAGGCACAATGACCCTCATATATAAAACAGCGAATATCGAAGATGTCAGTAAATTAAATGATTTATTGAATAAGTCGGATAAGATATCAAAGCCGATTATGACAATCTATGAGTTTGATAAGATTATGGGGATGCGAACCCAGCAATTGGCATCTGGATCTCCACCGTTTATAGATGTAGGGACGGGCAAATTAGTAATTGAGAGTAATATGGAACTACGTAATATCGCATTACAGGAACTCGAAGAAGGACGGTTGCCCTACATTATTGAGAGGATTCTGTCGAATAAAAAGAAGGAGTATTTTCGTGTATGCGACTTGAATCTCGTTGCGATTCGTGATAGGATGCGTAAGTAGCGAATCAGCGAAGCAGTGGCGACGACTACGGGATGTTTATTTATTTTTATATTTTATTATTAGAATGAAGAAGACCGTCGCAACCTAAACTGCCAAGGTAGTTTTTAATGTCTAAGTAATATAATGATATGATAATTAAAAAATTAGCAATAATCATCCTTACATATTGTATATCGAATTATCTGATTATAGACAAAATCCATTACGACATCAATCATTATGCGATAGAAAACTTCAAAGAGGAGCGTTTCAGATGTATAAGATATATCAATAATCATCATCATTATCAGAATCGAAAAAAAGAAAGCAAGATTGTTAAATATATCACGAGGTTTCCATACGCAAAATGTAGAAAATATAAAAATGAATATATACAATATATAATATACAAAAATAACGTAATCATATACAATACACTAATACATATAATATTCTATATAAATATAGTCTTTTTATGATTTGAAGATTGCTGGGATGTATCCTATACAGAATACTGACATCGAGAAGACTGTCATCTAATATCTTTGAAGAATTGCTGGGATGTATCCTATACAGAATACTGACATCGTCAAGACTGTCATCTAATATCTTTGAAGAATTGCTGGGATGTATCCTATACAGAATACTGACATCGAGAAGACTGTCATCTAATATCTTTGAAGAATTGCTGGGATGTATCCTATACAGAATACTGACATCGAGAAGACTGTCATATAAGTTTATAAGAGATGATTGCTGGGATGTATCCTATACAGAATACTGACATCGAGAAGACTGTCTTATATGTATATATTACATAATGTTTATATGATTACAAAGTATCACATAAACTATCAATTTTTATTTTTTTAATGACTACATTTTTAATATTTGCGACCGCCTTATTATAGACACAGTCTATGCTAACGTCCGTATTAAATATCGGCTCATTCACCATATTAAAATATTCTTCATCGCTCATCGTCGCCATTCTATCAATGACACGATTCATCGAGTCTTCCGTAGTATCTTCGAGAATGATAAAGCGTTTGCTATTAAAATGCTCGGCGACGTGTTTCGAACCCCAATAAATAGGCACGACACCCGCCTTAAACCCATTGATGAGTTTCTCCGTAATATAATGACCGACCCTCGCATTCTCCATCGTTATAGCAAACTTACTGTTTTTATAAAAGTTCGTAAGATTGTCAGAAGCATAGTGTCCTTCTAACTTGCCCCCGATATTATTCTTATACGAGCCGCCATATATTACAGGCAACCTCCTCTCTAATTTATCTAAGAAGGTTGTGCGGTCATTTAACGAACCGTTTGATATTACTGCGGATGTATATGGATTCGCTATCGCTTTTGTGGGTTCAAACTTCATATTCGGGAACGACATCATATACACAATATAGAACGGGAACTCTACGTAATTACGTACTGTCGGATTAAACCCCAAGATACACGTATAAGACGAAAGATGCTCTTTCATACAGTTCGCATAAAACGATTCGCCTGTAAATAAAAAAGACGATTTCCAAGCCTTGTAATTGATATACGAAGTATTCGTAAATATAGATTCGAGCAATATGTCGGCATCATCTATATTATTCGAAAGCAACACGTCATCGTCGAATACGTCGCTTAACAGACGAATGAAGAACCCGCAATGTATCGGGTCGCTTTTGTCGAAGAATCCATACCAAAATCCGTTACAAAATACTTTCATAATGATAGTTATAATGCGTATATCCCTTATATCCCCATCCCTACCTAACAAGGATACATCTTCTTCAATAAATGGATGACCTTTGACCTCTTCTTTTCGCTAATCTTTTTCCATTTTTTTAAAGTGATATTCATAAATACAACTTTGACATTCAAGTTTCCGCCGTGCAACCCCTTACCTTGAATCACAATATCCTTCTCCATTGCGTGGAATGGCTCAATCGTGATGTCAAACTCGCTATCATCGACATAGCGAATCGTTCGAATACACCCTGTCAGATACTCTACAATATTAATATCAATCGTGGTATGTAAGTCGATTGTATGCGTCCCGTCGTTGTTATGAAGGATGCTGTGGGTATATCGGACGTCCCCGCATCCATCCCCGTCGCTATCGTCGCTATCGTCGCTATCGCCGCTATCGCCGTCATTGTCAAGTATCATCTGGATGATGATTTCGTGTTCTACGCTGTCGTCATCGATATACTGCCTCGTTAAGCACGGGTAGTCATTCTTACAGCAAAGGGATATGAATACGGGTTCTTTCACGTTTTTAAGCAATATACGAAGTTTCCGCTTTGTTAGCGAACATAAATCATTGTAGGTTATTGGCAGATTTATATGATGTGTAATAATCTTCGTGGATGGATTATAATGATTTTTAGTTTTAAATCCTTTGTTGAAGAAATAACTTGCGACATCGATAAAGGTATTCTTTATCTTATCCTTGTCTTTAAAAATCCCGTCATAGGTATTCTTCCAAAAGTTTAAATCAAAACTATTATATATCTCATAGTCGTCACCAAGATTGTCAAAATTATAATCAGTCCCACGATAATTTAACTTTCCATACGTATCAAAATCCTCATTCGCCTTTTTATATCCGATACTCGCCTTTTTAAATCGCTCAATTCGAATCGCTCTCTCCTCCTCGTCGCTAACGTTCGTCAGTTTATCGGGATGGCATTCTAAGGCAATCTTCTTATATATATTCTTAATGTCCTCTCGTGTATATTTGTCAATCGCATCAATATTCAGATTGAGTGCTTCTACGTACATTCATAAAAATTACTTTACAACTACTATAAATAATAGATAATGCGTATTCTTTATATTAAATAAAGGATATGATTGTAATGTATGTATAATGAAAACGGTATGGGATAAATTAGAAGAGGTATTCCCAGATATTATAAGAGACCACGAGACGTATCGGTTAATATTAAAACATATCGAGTTATCACCCAATAACAAACTATTATATACGCCAAACGGCTTCCCAATCGACCTTTATTTAAACGCATTGTTAATAAAGATTATGAACATCACCACGCCTTTTAATAAGACCGAGCATATATGGGAGAAAAGTATAATATACGTTGAAAACCAGTATTATATCGACATTGACCTAATGAATCCTGAGAATATGAAGAACATCGATAAAATAACCCCATTTCTGCTTCATATTATAAGTTCAAAAAATGTAAAAATGAAAAAACACGTCATCGTCATAAAGCATATCGACCTGCTCTCGTCGTTATTTTGCGAACTCCGAATTATATTAGAACGATTCTCGCATAACGTGGAGTTCATTTGTACCACGCATTATATCACACAGATTGAAGCACCGATAAAGAGTCGTTTCAGTCGATTTCGGATACCTCTTTTCACATTCGAAGAAATACAAGGTATATTTACAAATTATTTAGAAATATCGATGAATGACGATTTAGTCGAAACGAAACCACGAAACATCATTAAAGCAATCTTTATTTCCGAAATCGAGAGACACCCCGCATCCTCTGAGATTTTAACAAAAGAGTTCGTAGAACTCAATTTCCCGCCATTCGTCGAGTTTATCAAAACATTTAATAAAAATAAAAATAACTTAGAAGATATACGAGGTTTGTCCTATAAATGCTGTCAGTTTAATATATCGATATTACAAATCGTCCAAGACTTCCTTCGGCTCGTCGATTTCGGTGGCTACTATCTCAATATTCGGGACACTGATGCTGACGCAAAAAATAAATTGAAATGCGAAATCATCAAAATCGGAACTGAAATCGATTACCTGCTATCGCAAACGAATAAATGTAAAGAACCACTCTATATCGAGAATCTGCTTTGCCAACTGCTCGTCTGACTTCGTTTAATCGGGCAACTCGTCAATAATCGTATTCAAATTGTTTTTGTTCGTTCCATACATCGATATATAGGTATCATTGATGATGATGTCCTCTTTTAGAAAACTAAAATGATGATAGATGATGTTCGAGGCTATAAAGCGGTCGCATTCATAGTTCTTGTCATATATGATAGACCAGTAGATGGAATTAACGTTCCTTATATACTTTTCGAGGAACGCATCGTATATCTGAGAACCGCCAATAACAAAGGAACTTTCGATGGCATCATCGTTCTCTATATATAGCAAAGCGTCCTCGATGGTTTTAAAAATGTGCGTCGCCCCGCAGGTTTCACGGTCAGCGATTTCTTTCGCAATCGTGTCGTGATTGTTTGCGGATATTATAATATTGATTCTGTCTTTTAACGGGGACGGGGCATTTGGCAGAGAATACCACGTATTACGTCCCATTATGATACAGTTCTTTTTGTTCTTATCCCGACGTCGTGTAGTGATTTCCCGAAAATGCTTTAATTCGCTCGGGATATTCCAAGGCAATCGGTTCGCATAGCCTATCCCGCATTCTAAACTCGAAGCGACGATGATACTAAGCGTTTTATTCATTTTCATTTTGTAATATGTTATATAGGTGTTTTAGATTTATATGTATTACATCGATTACATCGATTACATCGCCTTGTAGGTATCGTTCATAATCGCATAGACACGACCCTTGTATTCCTCTATTGTCTCTTCGTCTTTGTATTCGACCATATCGCATACCTTTATCTTGATTGCGTAGTCTTTGACAAGGAATAACTTCAAGCACGAGTGAAGCATCGACTCCCCGTTGTCGTGGTTATAATGGAGCGACTCGTCCTCGTATTTCACTACGATTGGCAATATTGGATATTTATGGACGAATGCACCGTTGCTTGTGAATTCGGTTATACTACCCGGTATCGCAGAAGTATTCCCTGACCCCGGTGCAATAAAGAGTATCTTGTCGCCTGACTTTCGACTATCCACACGCTCCTTTATTTTTTTGCTCGTCGTCCCTTTTTCTACGAATATATTGCCGAGTTGGTCGTTTATCTTGTCTGTGTATCCTATCGTCGAATAGATGATGACTTTGAGTATTAAATACGATGAGCGAGGGAACGTGCTAATCAACACGAAGCCATCGACAAGCGTCGTGTGATTGAACGTGCAAAGGAACTTCTTGTCGCTATACAGATACTCCATATATTTACGGAAGTCCTCCTCGGATATATTAATATTGAATGAAAGGATATACATAAACATTTTGGCGAACCACAAGATACCGCATATAATATTGCTCTCGTTCGTAAGCGATTGTAATACGTGTATCGAGAGAATCATCATCGCCATAAATAATATAAATCGAAATGGCATCGTTATATAGGTTAGACACGTTAATAACAACGAGAGCATATTGATTGGATGGCTTATTTAATATACACGAATACTATTTCGCATGTGATATAATCGCGGAGCATTCAAAGCCTACGTTTTATTCCATATAAAGCCTACGTTTTATATATCTCTAATATTAAATGAATATCCCGATTGTTGTTATCTGTTATAATAATTATAGGTATGTCGAGAATACCTTGAAGCAAATCGCACGTATCAACAAAGCATATTATGCGAATATTATTATTTTGAATAACGCCAGTACGTGTGCGGATACGATTGCGTATCTCGAAACTATCAGCGACAGCAACGACAGTGTTAGTGACGTTAGCGGCGTTAGCGTGATACACAATGTTGGCAATTTGGGTCCGTGGATTACGCATCTTAACAATCGCCATATATACGATATTTTACCAGATAAATACATTATCACCGACCCTGATTTAAAACTGAACGAAAAGATACCTTGTAATTTTATTGAGATACTTGCGACTCTTTCGGATAAATATAAAACCACCAAAATAGGATTCGCATTGGATTTATCAGACCACGAAAAGTTTCATACGACGAAGGACTATTTTGCGAATCAGACAATATGCGAATGGGAAACGCAGTTTTGGAAGAAACGCATCGACGACGACGCCTACGAACTATATGACGCAGACATCGATACCACGTTTTGCTTGATGAACAAGACGAATATAATGAAGGGCTATGATAACAAGATAAGGGTTGCGGGATACTTTACGGCAAAGCATATCCCGTGGTATATAGAGAATGAAGTTTATAATCTATATGATAACTATATACTGAATACGAATACAACGCATATCTCGACGATTTCGAGAATCGTCAAGTCCTATGTGGAAGAAAATTATTTACGGACGTATATAAACGACGAATCTTTTTTTGTAGAAAAGAATACCATCGATTCATTTTGGAAAAAGGAGATGTTTGAAGTATTCGACAGGTATCTATCCAAAGTCAAGGTATTTATTGATATCGGCACGTGTATATCGCTGACTGCGATGTATGGCTCTCGTAAATCGAAGCATATCTACGGCTTCGCAATGGAAGCCCAAAACGCCGAACTCGCCACAAAGGATATGAATGCGAATTGTGCGAAGAATTATACGAATAGCGTCTTTAACCATTCAGATTCAATTCAAAAAATAAAAGATATTACTAATGCTAATGCTAATGCTAATGCGGACGGTTCGGGCGTTTCGCTCATCAACGTAGATATCGGTGGAGAAGAAGAGAACCGATTAGACGAACTCTATGATATACACGTTCAGTATGGCATCCCGCTCTACATAACCTTTCATTATCCCTTATGGAAAGACAAGAACTTAGACAGATTCTCGTATCTTACAGCAGATACGAAGGAACGCATCGCTACGGCAGAAGTCGCAACATCGTCGGCTATCCTATTCTAAGTATTTTATTATCTTTATTATCTTTATTATTTTCTTTACTTTATATTATTATATATTATAGAATGAATTGGGTATATCTGTCCGTGCTACATAGTATTCTCGTAGTTATCCTGATACTCTATATTCGCTATGATAATACACCGTATCTAATGTTCCCTATCATTGTGAATATCATTGTCGGTGCAATAAGCCTCGTATATTTTATTGTCTATTACATAGAACATTTTGCGACCGAGTTCGTGAAACCAAAGTATTACCTATATGCCGTCGTGTTTCTCTTCATCACTATACTTGCCTATTATATCATAAAGATATGCCCGAACCCCGCATATTTCAGAGCATTTGCGACGCTCGAAATCATCTTGTTATTCCTAATAACGCTTTATATCCATCGAAACTACTTTGACATATCCACACAGTCGATGGCGGGTTTGCTATTCGGTTGCCTCGCAATCATACTGATATCCCTCGATGAAGCGAATCATACTGATATCGCCTTTAACCTCAAATAAAAAAGTTTGTGGATGGATATTTATTCTGAATAAAAGAATAAAGGAATACTAATGAAAATAATAGTCATTGACTCTGGATTAGGAGGAAAAGATTTTATGAAAAAACTACGAGGATTTGAATGTGAGTTTGTAAAGCCATTTGTTTCCATAGTAGTTCCTGATGATAAAATATATGTTCGCAATAGCATAATGAAATTATTGCGTTCTTATTCTCTAAAAAAGGTTCATTCGATTGTTATAGCGTGTCATAGCATATCGTCGTGTATCTTAGATATCCTCATTGAAAATAATTTTAGAATAAATAATATCCCGATTTATGAACCCATTGTGCCGATGTGTTTATACATAAGACAAAATAGACGGTTTAAGAATGTATTGGTTTTATCAACTCCTTTAACACAGCGAATACGATGGCATTCTCGATTACTTCGGGCGAATTATCGCATTATCAAGTATATAACATTGCCATCGTTAGCGAAGGAAATTGAATTGGGTATGAATTATAATAAATCGCTGGACGGATTACATAAACAAAAAGATTTTTTTGAAAAATGCGATTGTATCGTATTAGGATGTACCCATTATAATATCATTAAGGATGTAATATTAAGGGAAGTGAGCGGTAATAAATATAATTTCAATGGCGTTATCTTAGACTCCAATGAAATCTTAGCGAACTTCTTTGTAAAAGAACAATTTATAATATAATATTTTATTTTTTATTTTTACTAAAATAAGTTATTGTTATAATGCTTTGGATTCACCTATCTATCTTTCGTAGTGTTATTGTCGCACTGCTGATACTGAGCCTTCGCTATGATAGCACACCGTATTTTATGCTCCCTATCATCGTGAATGTCATCGTGGGCGTAATAAGCACCCTGTATTTTATCTTCTATTACACAGAGCATTTTACAAACGAGTTTGTGAAACCCATGTATTATCTATACGCAATCATCTTCCTGCTTATGAATCTGTTAGGCTTCTATATCATCAAGGTATGTCCGAACCCCGCATATTTCAGGGTTTTCATTTCGCTACAAATCATACTGCTATTCCTCATCACGCTCTATGTAATGGAGAAAGAGAAAGAGAAAGAGAAAGAAACTATCGGTGTATCCACACAGTCGATGGCGGGTTTGCTATTCGGTTGCCTCGCAATAATACTGATATCCCTCGATGAAGCGAATCATAAATGATTTATTTAAGAGACTTCATAAAGTCGTCCATATTCTTAGTTCCCATACTGGAATTACAGTTTTGACAAATGGGTTTTAGGTTCGATACAATCGTATCGCCACCGTTTGCCTCCGCTACAATATGACCGCAATTGAAAGACATCTGGGTAATATCCGTTGATTTACAACACAAACATTTAGACTTACCAATCATTTCACCAATATTCGTATTCCATACGAGCCTTTTGATAGTCGCAGGAATAGCCTTCTTCTTTTTCTTTTTCTTCGCTTCGACATTCATAGCGACATCTGCGACATTCGCCTTTTTCTTAAACTCTTCATTGTGAATGATATCTTGTAATTCAGTCATAAATGCCTTATAACTATGACCCTGCTCTTCCGCAAACATAGAATCCTTATTATTAAAGTTATAAATGTCCTTCATACAAGGGGTTATGTATATATCAAAGTATTCCTCATTCGTCAAATAATCATTATCCAATAGAGGGTTTCTAAATGGCGGATATTGCTTGAAATAATTCAATACAAATGCTATTTTTTCACTATGATAACGGTTAGGCGACAAATGTTTCCTAAGCAACCCTATCATATCGACACCGACACAGCCGCTATCAGCGACGCCGTTCAAACGCTCCTCAAACTTCTTAAATATAAACCCATTGACTTTTGGAAAGTCCGCAACCATCCTTTATATCCTTCTTTCCTTATATACTTTGGATGATACGTCAATTTTTATCTATGTTTAATGTTAAACGTGGTTCTTATACATTAGCGTGGAATACTTTGGGATGTCGAAGTTATAATATTCTTTTTTTGCGTATTTCTTGTCTTTTATCCATATCCGAACAATATAATAAAACTTCTTTGGGCTTATCGATATGCCATTGATATTATAGATGATGTTTTCGTCATTATTGTTCGCAAAGTTCTCCCCGATAATGTTCGCACACAACGCAAAAAACTTATTGTCAAGTTCCTCCGCAGCAACTTTAAACGAAAAGCATCCACCCTTGATATTCAACTCATCCTCGTATCGTGGCATTATATCCAGACGCATAAGAAAGAACATCCCTTTTTTAAACAACTCCCTATATGCCTTGAAGTATTGTATGTAGTCATCCACGTTCGATATTACACCGAGCATCTTATAACTCTTGTCGTCCCAATTATTATCGTAGGGATCGTGAAAATACATATTCCACGAATCGTTTAAGAATACTGGGTTCATTTATATTAAAATATAGAAATATTCTTTATATAAAAAGATGCGAATATATTTACATAATTATGGCAATACTCGTAACGGGCGGTTGTGGATTTATTGGCTCGAACTATATTAACGCATTGCTACGCACAAAATTATTCAATGGCAAGGCGTTCGACTACGTGATAAACATCGACAAATTAGATTATTGCTCCGCTGAGGGTAATGTCGAAATCGAGGGTGATGCGTCGTCATCCAACTACATATTCGTAAAAGGAAGCGTATGCGACAAGGAACTCTTGCGAACTCTCTTTGAGTCTTACAATATCGAATACGTCGTACATTTCGCTGCACAGACCCACGTCGATAACTCGTTTGACAACTCCATCCATTATACAATCGATAACATCTTAGGGACACATCAACTCCTCGAATGTTGCCGTCTCTATGGACGTGGGAATATCAAGCGGTTCATTCACATGTCGACCGACGAGGTATATGGCGAACTCTCAACCATCCATTGTAAGGATAGCGACGAAACCGCATTGCTGAATCCCACGAACCCTTACGCTGCCACAAAGGCGGGAGCGGAGTTCATCGTTCGTTCGTATTACTATTCGTATAACATACCTATCGTGATTATACGATGCAACAATGTATATGGAGAGAGGCAATACCCTGAAAAGATAATACCAAAGTTTATCACGTTGCTACAAGAAAACAAGAAATTAACCATTCACGGCACAGGATTAACACGGCGAAACTTTATCTACATTGACGATGTTGTGAGAGCGATTAATATAATCGCAACCGAAGGCGTGGATAATAACGTATATAACATCGGTTCGACAGACGAATACAATGTGCTTGAAATCGCCACCATCTTACTACATCAAATGAAAGGGGATGCCGAGAAAATAGAGGATTGGGTAGAATATACAAGGGACAGGAACTTCAATGACTTCCGCTATGCGATTGATACAACGAAGTTGAACGCAATAGGTTGGAAGAAGTCCGTCCATTTCCACGACGGACTACAAAAAACCGTTGCATGGTATTGTAACAAGAAGTTATGAAATGATTATAACTACTACTGCTGTTGCTGCTATTCTCGCTATTTTGTAATAACGCTGTTATATGTTGTAGAATACTCCTCCGACTCATTTATATTACTATAATATAATAATATAAATATAGACCTTTTGAGAGTAGAAATGGTATAGTTTATAAGATACAAAAAATGATATAACTACTACTAACTATTCTATTAAGTAAGTAAAGTAAGTAAAGTAATGCAAGGTATCATCAGTTTCTCAGACAGAGTTGCCTTTAATATTAAAAGCAACGACCATAAGGATATTATTTTGGAGCAAATGAAGACGCTTTATAATATCAAAATCCTTCAAAGGCATCATCACAATCTCGATGCGAACAACGTTAATTTTATATTGTCTAATCACCTAATGAACTTGCGTTCAAATGGCAATAGATATTACCTCTATTTCACGCTCTATAACAATATCGAAACGATGTATTTTATCGATAAGAAAATCCACCCAGGGTATCAACGTCCTCGAATAATCTTTGGAAGAGGATTGTTTGACAAGAAGTTATTTAAAAACACTTTGCTTGACGGTGAGATGGTGAAGTGTAAAGATAATCGCTGGACGTTTCTCATCAACGACATCGTCTGCTATGAGGGCGTCTATTTCAATAAGAAGATGCTCCCTGACCGCCTGAAAATCATTTATAATCTTTTAGAACATCAATATACGCCAGACGAAACCATTGACGTATGCGACTACAAAGTGAAGAATTACTTTCATATGTATAAAGAGTCAATCGAGAACATTATGGAATTGTCAAATAATCTTAATTATACGTGTAGGGGCATCTACATCTGTCCGTTTGATTTGAGATATAAGCCAAAGTTATACAACTTTGATGAAAGTTCCGTCATCAATGTCGTAAGAAAAACAAAGGATATTACAGAGTTTAAAAGTATGGACGTAGGAACAGTGGGAACGGGCGGGGCGGTGGGAACGGGCGGGGCGGTGGGAACGGGCGGAGCGGTGGCAACTGTTCCTACGGGCGGAGCGGTAGCAACGGTAGCAACGACGGTTGCTACCATAGAACCCGTCGCAACCGATAAGCCAAGCGTATTAAATAACGAAGAAAAGATGCTCTATATTGTGAAAACGAATGAGCCTGATATTTATAACGTCTATGACAACGAGGATGTCCTCAATAAACCAAGTATCGGCATCGCATTAGTTCAAACCCTGAGCGATAGCAAATTGCTACGTGATTCATTCCGTGATAAAAATGCGATAACCAATATTAAGTTCGTATGCGTATTCGTCGAAAAGTTTAAGAAATGGAGAGCGGTTCGCCAAGTATCGTAGAGTATCGTAGAAATGAACGTCGATGCAACTTATTTGCGTAGCACTACAAAGCCTATAATTTTATAATATTATACGAAAAAATAAAGAAGATACCCAATATACCCACCATAAAGTATGGCTATGGCTGGATTACGGGCTACCTCTCGTCGCCAGTTCAAGTCCTAAGTAATCCTTAATGTCATCGTCAGATAGTTTCGTTTTTCCTTCGTATGTATAGGCTAATTTTTCTTCCAATAAGATTTCGGAAACGCTCTTGGCGTCATCCTTGTTCTTATATATAGTCGCTAAAACTCTGCCATATTTATCCTTCGCACAACATTCGACCCATACTAAATAGACGTCCGTATCCAATATGTTCTTTATATCATTCTTGGCAATAACCTTTTTATCGGTTATAATCTCAAACAACCTGTCCCTCGCCTTTATACCGTTCTCTTGTAGCACCTTGTCTTTGCTTTTAATTTCGCACGTATCGATGCCATTCAATCGTATCGTGAATTTATAATACGAGCCGAAGGCATTCAAGACAACCTTCACTGTGTCGCCGTCATATATATCGACCAGTCTGCCAAAGGTTTTTAATCCATTGACAGACAACTCAGGTGTCGAACCTCCGTATTGCCTGAAATCTTCTTTGCTTACGCTGCTCACACCGCTCATTGTTTATGTTATTTGTTATAGATAATAGTTATGATACACTTAAATCATTTTTTTTGCTTCTTTATTTAGAACCGATACATACCGTGGTTCAATAATCTCTTCTGGTTTTGTAATTTATCTTTAAGACTTTCCGTATATACCTTCTTCAATGAGTCCCTTTGTTTTTTTAAATCAGTATTTATCATTCTTTGTCTCTCTTGTTTAATTTTATCTTCACCCGGAAAAACCATAGCCATCTTTCGTTTTTTATCTTCTGCTTCAATTTTTCGTATATATTCATCCTTCTTCTCTTTTCGTAATTCCCCTCGTCTCTTTGACAATAACCATAATAATGAGGGGGTATTAATATTTTGAGGCATTGAAAGTAATTTATTCATTATACTATCAATATAATCTATATCTGTAATCTTTGATGTTTTTGTTATTTGTTCCTTCTTATTTTTTAGTAAGTTTTTAATTTTATCTTCTATTTCTTCTCGAACATATGTGAGAACCTTGTTTCCTTTGTTAAAATTAAAACATAAAGCACGTCGAGGGGGATAAAGTCCAAATACTTCTGGAATACACTGACTTCTATTTAAACAAAAGTTTGCATCTTTTTGAATATTCCAATCATATTTCATAAGTTCACAAGGGATATTTAGCGTAATCTCTTCCTTCGTATCAGGATTAATGTTCGTCTTCTCCCATCCGTTATAGACGTATTTGTCTTTTTCACACGTTATTCCCGCTATACCGTGTCCGCCATCACTTAGATTCCAATTTGCCAATACCACGGAATCTAAGTTATACGCATATCCATTATAATATATTGTATCACGCATAGATTTTAGATTATCGGGATTTCCCTCGATATATCTTTCAGTATTTTTTTCGAACATATTAATAACATAATTTCCTTCACTTATTATACTACTCGGGGAATAATCTTTAACGTCAATAATTTTATCATAAATCATAATTAATAATATTCGCGGGGCAACCTTATTTTCTTTATATTTATATGTTTTTAGTTTTTTTGTTCTTTCTAAACTTTCTATTCCAAATATAATACGGTCACCTTTAATACTATAAGGGTCAATACCAAATTCGTTATTTAAATCTGAATATGCCAACATATAAGTATAGTAAGAATTATTGTAAGTATGAGAATAATCAAAGATTTTATAATCTATATTTAATAAGTTATATAGTCGTCCTATATATAATTGAGGAGGAATTGCTACGACATCCCCTTTTCTTGGGTCATATGGAAATGAATTAGGGTCTTTATCATATAAGAGTGACAACACCTTGTTAAAGGTATCGTCACTATAATCTCTATAATCCTCACCATCTTTACTCATGTATTTATGATATAATATGTGCTTTAATAATTTAAATAATTCATCTCTTTTATCCCAATTATATTTAGCGGCATCCAATAGTATTTTACGACTACGCTGACTGTAAAACATCGAGACAATTATTGCCATAAACCAGCAAATCGAACCAACTTGCTTTGGAGTTAGGATGCGAGAACATATACTTCTCCTCGTTGTCGAACTCCTCGTTGTCGAACTCCTCGATGACGAACTCCACGATGCTAACATAAGAAATCTATTATTATATTATATTTTTATTTAAGTTTAGTTTTCCAAAATACATAAAAATACGACACGAAATGCGGGTACGTATATTACTCAAATCATTTTTTTTCTTTTTAACTTTGTCATCAGTCCCTTCTTGTTGAGATTGACGGTTTTGCCATCCAGTTTCTTAGTTGTCTTAATGTTATTACGAGTTGCGATGCTCTTTAATTCCTTTACTGTGTAATTCTTCTTATATCCACCTGTTGCTGTTGCTGCGGAGGATGCTGCTATCGCTTGTTCTTCTGTTGGTATTGGTTTAACCCCCTTTTTTTCTTCTTGTTCTTCTTTTGACATTTTAATTGCTTCTTTTGGTAATGGTTTATACCTTCTTACTGACATTCTCTTAATTCTCTATTATTATATGTTTTTTTTATTTCATAACCGCCGGTAGAGACACCCCCGACGTATAATTTGATAGTTCAAAGTCTTCAAATGCCAGTTCCTCAATCCACTTTATTTTTTCATCAACCGACGAAGCAATGCGAGGGGCTTCCTTCTTTATTAGAACCTTTGGCAAATCAAAGGTATCTGTATCGATTTGCTTTGCGACTTGTGGCGTATGCTCTTCGTATATATGGGCGTCGCAAATCGACAGCGAGATTTCGTTTGCGGGTATATGTAGGACGTAAGCGAATATATGAGTTAGCAATGCGGTACTTGCGATATTAAAGGGCAATCCTAAGAATAAATCAGAACTACGTAATGTAAGATGACACGAAAGCCCCTTCGAACTCCGATTAAAAATATACAAGATATGACAAGGAGGCAACGCCATCTTTTTAAGGTCGGATGGGTTCCACGCCGATAACACAGCACGTCTGCTATTTGTGTCCTTCGACAACTCTTCTAACACATATTTAATCTGGTCGATACCCTTTGCGTCTTCGCAATAGGTATCGGCGTCCGCAGCAACGGCATAATCCTTGCCAAACTTTCGCCACTGCCATCCGTAGATTGGTCCTAACTCACCTTCGGGATAATCGAGTCCTACGCTATCCAAGTATTCACGCGTCGAGTTCCCGTCCCAGATGTGTATCTTCTTTTGCCTTAGTTCGAGTGCGTTCGTCGAACCTCTTAAAAACCATAGCAGTTCTTCGACAATTCCACGAAAGAACATCTTCTTCGTGGTTATTAATGGAAACGATGTAGCGATTTCCTTGAAGTTAATCATACAACCAAATATGGATTGGACGACCCCGTTGCGTGTCGTTTTGCGTTCACCGTTCCCGAGCGTCTCCTTTAATAGATGCTGATACCCTGATTCACCTTGAAAATACATAGTATAGAATAGTTATGTATATTTATGTATATATGTATTTATATAATGATTAAAAAATGATTTACAAAAACAATTTGAATATATATGTTATGCCAACTGTTTCGAAATCTACTGTTTATGAACTTGGAGTTGAAACAGCAAAAATATTAAATGAGAAACAAAATGAATTACGACAGATTACTTGGACTGATGGTGAATCGAATCTCGATACAGAATATTCTCGGTTAGCGTGTGATTGTTGTGAAGTTGCTTGGAATATAATGAAAACAAGAGAGTCATTATATGACAATGTAGATATTACTTGTGAAAAGCCTGATATTAATATAACATTCAGATATTCTGATGGAGGAACTTCAAAAGATAAAATAGAACTTTTCAGTTCTAAAAGTAAAAAACTGTCAGGTTCTACAATAAGAAATTTAGATATTAACCAAACTTTAATTTATTGTTTAAGACCATCTTCTGATTCTGATTCAGAACCATACGAAATAAAATGTTCTCAATACTATTCTGCGATGGGTGAAAGTGATGTTGATTTATTTCAAGATAGAACACCGAGACCCTTTATTAGTTTTGATAAAATGAATGAAATACGCTCGTTTCATATTCGAGAGAAAGATGATTGGATAGAACATTACGCAAAATGTGCTGTAAAAAGGATTGAAGAACCTACAATATGTCAAAAATCTTGGCAAGATGATTTGATTATTAGAGTGAAACGATTGTTAGTTGAAGAGTATGTTAGAAATACATCGGAACAACAATTTAATAAAGACAAGACTTCTTTAAGTAAAATGACTTTTACATAACTCATTCACTTTATCGGCGATTAAATATCCCAATAACGGAGGCACAGCATTGCCAATATATTTATAAGCAGTCGTTATTTTTTTTTTACTAAATACATAATCTGGGGGGAACGTTTGAATCAATCCAGCCTCTCTGACTGTTAATCTTCGCTCATCCATATTTGCCTCATCTTTATTTATTTTACTATCTTTGTGCCTTCTAAACTCGATATTTCCGTGATGTTCTGCTCTCATAGTAGGTGCGAATGATTCGAGATTAACTTCTGTTTGTCCTTGTCCTTTTTCGAGTTTCTTTGCCTTTGAATATACCATTTGTGATATATCATCTGTCATATTCGGTTCTTTAAGATGATGAAAATATTTCCCTATATTACAAGTCGTCTTGTTTTTTGTAATATAATTCCATTCAACATCAGTTATATCCCTATTCATTTCATTCCTTTCTTTTGATATTCCCATAATTATAACACGCTTTCGAGTTTGAGGAATTCCAAAATCGGGACAATATACAATTTGATAATTCACATCATATCCTACTTCCGAAAAATCTTTCATAATTTGTTTAATAGGCTCATTTTTCATAGTAATAAGACCATATACGTTTTCAGCAACGAACATTTTCGGTTTTACTCGTTTAACCAACTCAACGAAACTTTTATATAGAGTTCCTCTGCTATTTTCTTTTTCAGCATCTACCTTTTCTTTCAAATCGTGTCCTTTATTACTCTTGAATCCGTTGCGGTTTCCTGCGTGTGAAAAGTCTTGGCAAGGAAATCCCCCGATAACTATATCTGCTTCTGGAAACACGAAATTTTCTGAAATCAAAGTATAAATGCTTGTCGTGTTATATTTCGAATTATCTGTATTAAACCCAAATACTTCTTTCGCCCCTTTGAGTATATCATTCTGAAATACAGACTCAAAGTTATTTTTTTTCAATACAACGAAATCTTTTATCGTGAATGGCTTATCTATAAACTCATTATTTATGATGGAATCTTTATGAACTATTACTTCGCCATCAAACCCCATATCCATACCACCGATTCCTGTAAATAACGAGATAACTTTTAGTTTATCGCTCATCGTGTATTTCTTTACTTCTTGAAAATAACAATCATTTTTTTTAGAAAAATAAGCCTCGTCATCATTTGTATTGCTGTGTAAGCGTAAGCATAAGCGGTGGCGTCGGCATCGGCGGTAGCGTATATTTGCGATTCATACACGAACCATTACAATCATCGCAACACGACGTGCAAAAATGAGTTCGAGGTTTCGTCGTAATCTTTGACAGAAACTCCTTGTATCGCATCAATTGCTTACAATCCATCACAATCGCCCTTCTAACGTTATTCATCCCTTATCTTATTACCTTATTACATATAGATATTATATATTTATATAAAAAAATGATACGATTCCTACAACAGAAATAGGATACGATACAACCCCAATGTATTACAAGATTATCTTGAATAACAAAGCCAACAACATCGCAAGGTGTATTTATGATAAAATAAAGGATATAAGGAGCGAGAATAAGGAATGGCTTGTGAATAGCACAAACGGGTTTATTTTCGCACACGTCGAACTACCATTATATGAAAAAGAATACTTGGAGAAGATTATCTATGAATACGGGATACAAAAGGCGATTGAGAAGTATATCGTAAATAAAAAATGCTACGAGAACATTATGCACCTCGTAGAGAATGATGAATCAAAGATATATTTAGGGTTAGCCTATTATATCATTAGCGAATCCTTTGAATATATGTCCTTTGAATATGTGTCAGTGTAGCAGCGTAAGTGGCGTAGCGACGTAAGCGGACTAATATGTATGATATATATAATATAGATATATATATATTACTGTTTCCATTTTTTACCACAGATTAAGCAATTCATAAATAGCGTGGATGCTTCATCTCCCGAGCGGGTTTGTAGTTCGTAATAACTGACCTTCTTGCTTTTACAACGGGAGCATTTAATCATATCGGACATCGGGACGAGTTTAATCTCATACGCCGCTTTCAGCCGCAATTGATTACGCTCGTCAATCTCCTTCCATCGCTCAGGGAATATGTCTTTACATAGCATATAAGGAAGCATATGCGGATGAAACTCCTTTTTATGTATCATTCTATCGTATAACTTGTCATTCCCGATATAACTGTCCGCCTTGATATTTGAATAAATGCTCCTCGATATATTCGAGTATATCTCTAAAAACATTTGGCACTTCCAAGATAACTGAACCTTCGCATTGTTCGCATAGTCAATCGTCGCATTAAATACCCCAATCTCTAAATCATTCACTTCCAATTCCGAGATTGCCAACTTTGACAGCAACTCTTTAAAATCTTCACGTATCTTATTTTTATTATATCGATTCGCAGTATCCGTCGAATCCTTATTCTCCTCACTTAATCGATTAAACTTCTCAATCTCCGTATTTAAATCATAGTAGGTATAAGTGGTAGCAGCGACGACGGCATCAACGGATTCATTCGCCATAGTAGGATTAAATTACTATACTTGTAATATTTTATATCATTTTTTAGAGAAAAAGAAAATTGAAAAAATGATATAATGTTTGTAGAGTATGTAAAGTATGTATGAATAAGTATTCTATGACGATCATCAATCTACAAGATTTTCTTACAGACGACGTTAATATCATTGAAGTCTTCTTTTGCGACGTCCGCAATGCGGATACCGTGAATGATGTTCGGATGACAAAGGATATTGAGGGTATCATTGAGAAGAAATACAAGAAATACAAGGAAGAAAAATATAAATCCTATCACCACAAGGACAAGGTATATACGTATGAACTATCGAATGACAATCAATACGTATCTTCGAAGATAACGACAAACTCGACGCTCTTGAAGCCGAACGTCTTCGTATTATCGTCCAAGATTGACAAGTTCCCGCAGTATATCTTTCCATGCACGAATGACATAGACCACGTCTCGACCTATACAATCAAAGAGTTTAAAATCAATAACAGGATTTCCTTGATGATCCGTGATGATTACACCGCGAAATCATTCTATATTGAATATAGGCATTCGCCAAATGTCGAGATTGATAAAATCAACGAATACATCAACAACCTCATAAGCACCTACGGACATACGCAGTAATGAAATAAATGTATTCTTAACGTTATTTTTATTTTTTATATAAAAAATGATTATACATTTATATATATTAAGAGCAATAGTATAATATTTCGATGTCGATTAATTTTGCGGATTTCTCAGTATTTGCGGATTTGTATAATGATACAGGAGAAAAATGGGGCGTGGCGAATGCGGCGGATGCATTGAAAGACTACTATGATGCGTATTGTTCCTACCTCGTATCCCGTAAATATACTACGGATGCTATCAAGACATATCGCAAAAACGCCATCATCGACATTTATATTGCTGAAAAGAAATTCGATGACTCGGTTCGAAAAGAGTTGGAAGTCTATTATATCCAGAATATCAAGGATACCTTTCATAAAAAGTTAGAGCCTCCGCCGTGCTTCTTCCACGAAGTAAGAATGGCACAAAAAAACGAGAAACTACGAGAGGATCGAGAGATTGCCACAGACGATGTAGCCCAGCATTATATCAATCTTAAACACAGATACAAGGCACTCTATGAAGCGATGACGAACGCCACGACGGCAGGTGCAGGGGCATCCGCGTCCGCTATGGATCATCATAATATCAATGAAAGCGATTGCGACGAGGAGGAAAGTCATTACGATAGATACAATGATTATTATGACGAATATTACAATATGTATGATAGTGATTGCTATTCGGACTATGACTATCATAGCGACGGCTACTCGGACGACTACGATTTTAATGAATAATTCGCTAATTCTCAAAATTATGAATCGATTACAATGTGTATATAAAAAATTATATAAACAAATGATAATATATGTAATCATAAAGAATAAATAATGCCAACACCTTCAAAAAAGCAACCTGTCTCCGTCGTCTCACCCGCCCAAGAAGTCCCTCCGTCGTCTGTTGAACTGTCGAAGACTGTTGAACTGTCGAAGAAGAAGAAGTCTGTTGCTACCCCAACTGTTCTTTCTACTGTTCCTGCTACCGCACCGACAACTGTCGTTCCTGTCGCTACCACAGCACCTGCGACCGAAACCGCCCCTGTTGCTACCGCCCCTGTTGCTGATGCGGTAGCAACAGGAACGGCGGGTGCTACGGAGAACGTCCTTTCAAACATTATCGATAAGGTGAATTCATTGTCCGCAGCGATTAAGGAGATTCAAACCAATCTCAAAGTCCTCAGCAAGGAATACGATAAGCAACAGAAGATTATCGAGAAGGCACAGAAGAAGCGTCAGAACGCAAAGAACTCGCCTTCTGGGTTCGCAAAGCCGAATAAAATCTCGGACGAACTATGTGATTTCATTGGCGTTCCTCACGGAACTGAGAAATCACGAACGGATATTACTCGTCTGATTAATGCCTATGTGAAAGAGCATAACCTCAATAAGCCTGAGAACAAGCGTTTTATTCTTCCTGACGATAAACTTAAAAAGATTCTCAACGTTGGCGAAAGCGAGGAGATTAACTATTTCATCCTACAAAAACTAATCTCTCACCATTTCCCCGCAAGTGCGAGTAAGACCGCTGCGAAGACCGCTACCGCCTAATCCCAACCCAATCGATTCTTTCTTTTTTTATGACTATTAAATACATAAAATAAAAATAATCAATATTAATCAGAAGACGTATGGATATACAAGAGAATGCTCAAAAAAAATCAATTTCAATGGACTATTACAAGGAACTCAAAACCGTAAAGAAAGAAATTGAGAAGATATACAAACTACTTTCGAAGGTTGAATCATTGCCTGATATGATCGATAATATTCAAAAAGACCTTAATACATATATTAGTTATATTTTGACTAATTTAACAAAGGCGAACTCGACTTACAAAGAGTTAAATCCAAAGATAACAAAGATTCTATCCTTGTTAATAGAATTATTAAGAAATTGCACTGCGTATAGTATTGAAAAAAACGAAACTGATGTAAATAAAGCAAGTGTATTATTCGATTATAATAAAACCTATGAAGAGAATCTTATGATTCTTATTAATTCCATTAACTCTATACAAGAAGACCAAAAAGAGATTGTGAAACATATATTAATATGTAAATATTACCTGACACTATTTGAAAAAAATCAAAAGTCAAAAGTATATACAACAAAAGAAACTAACTTAACTCAGTCAATAAATAAAGCAACTACACCAGAGGAAAAAAAGATATTCGAAGGACAAATAATCGAGTTGGAGAAAGAGAAATATAGAAATGTCCTCAATTATATTCAAATATCATCCTTTGAAATTTTTAATTATGTCGTTAATAAATATGATACTCTAACCACACCAGAAGAAGATACAAAGGAGACAAAAGATGTCAAGGAAAAAAGAGTAAAGGATGCGGAAGGCTTTATAATAACATTCAAAAATGACATCTATTATGGGTTTATAAACATCAACAACACACGAAGCAATGACCCTGAAACGCAACAATTCGAAAATGGTAATGAAAAAATAGATTTGGAAGTGAGGAAGAAGTCGTTAGAAAGTTTGAGAGAGGGTTTGGATAAGCAACTAAACACTTTAAAGAGCATCATTAATTTTTTAGTGGATTCGGAAAAGCAAGAATATTCCAAGGAAATCACAGAAGTTAATAAGGCATTTAAAGATTATAAAAAAGAAAGGGAATACAAGGACAACATTCTAAGTCTTCTTGTAAATGAAGAGGCTGAGATTAGTAAATTACTCGACAAAAATAAAAACGAAGCAAAAGTAATCGAAAAGAGAAGCGAATTGCAAAGACAGGAGTTCGAAAGAGACAGACTGGAAATGAAACGGATGCACGGGGGCGAAAAGAAACTCAATAAATATTACGAGGACAAGTATAAACCTTTAAACGAGTTAATATATGTTGTTGAGAAACTCATTCAACAAATCGCAAAGACCGAAGGTAAAGAGGATGCCGACAAAGACCCTTTCAGTAAAAAGAATGGGATGTTTGGCGACTCGGGTGATGACTTTCATTCCATCTACAACAACATTTGGAACGACTACAAGAAAGAAGTTAATAAAATAAAATCGAAAGGCGTCTCGATGGATAGTTTAAAACAAGACAAGCGACTGTATGAGCGGTTCAAGATGAACGAATTAGACCCCCAAGATGTTTTAAAGATAAACTTTCAGGACAAGGTTATCTTCATATGTATCGTGTTAATTATCCGCACGTTTGCGATGGTATTAATCGAACTTTTAATCGAATATAACTTTGTAAGCACTCTAAGTCGGGGCATCCTCGTCTATTCGGTTCTCTACGTATTGCTACTATTCGTGGGTGTTTTAATCATAAATTACGACTCCTATAAATTACGTATTCTCGTGAATTACCTCAACGTCCATATAAACTCGTCCAATATCTTTTTTCACATCTTGCTATTCTCCCTATTTATCGGGCTAATCCTTATCATCATCAATGATAGCGACGGAAACAACAATTTAAAAAGTATAGATAATATCTTTAACTATACGTACGTTTATAAGTATATCTATGAAATCGCCGAGAAGTCGAATCCCACGTCCGACTTGCTATTGTCACAAAAAGAAAAATTGAAGTTGCAATACCGTATGGATATTATAACGATGATTATCTTCATCTTCTCGTCGCTCTTGGTATTGATAATGTAATGTAATGTAATGTAATGTAATGTAATGTAATGTAATGTAATGTAATGTAATGATTATATTACATATTACGTATCGGGTAATACGTCAATATGATAGAATATTGCGAACCGTAATTTAAAAGCGAGGCGTTAGTAAAGTCCTCCATAGTTAAGCGATTTTCATTCTTCTTCTCATTTAACATTATTATTTTTCCAAGATTATTATTCACCTCCAAGACCTTCATATTCACATAGGTATTGTGATAGGTTTTTAATTGCATGTAATCATATTTCGATACATTATTTAATTTGTATTCATCGTATTCGAACTGATTCGAATAATCGATATCCGCCTCATATAAGTTCAATTGCGGACGCTGATGCGACGAAGGCATCAGAATCGTATCGATGTTCGTATCCATACTCTTATTGTCGTAGTTGTGCGTCCGATACTCGTTTATCTGGCTTATTTTGATGTCATCACGCCCCAAGTCGAGTTCGTGATTCAAGTAATCGAGAAAGTGGATTCTCCATTTTTTATTTGCCAAATTGATATTGTTGTTGATATTATTGTCCTTGTTGATTAACTTCCAGATGTCCCATTTCCCCGACGACTTGCTATATAAGAAGTTATACTTGAACGTCTTGTGATTGTCGGTAATCACCAAAACGATATAAGGAGTCATATCCTTCACGTAGGTAGGAAATAGAATCTTTAATGGCTCGATTATATTACTTTGCAAATCAATATTGACGGTGAAAGAGAGTTGGTTGCGACTTGGGAAGTTTATCCAATCTCTGCTATAACTATTTATAATTAGTGTTTTCTTATTTGTCGATGTATTTAGAGAACTGATTACTTTCTCCATAATATCTGCTACGACGGGAGCGGAAGCGACGGATGTCGATACCGATGAGGCGACTGTCGTTCCCGATGCTGTCGTTTCCGATACTCCCGTCGCCTCAATATTCGTCAATACGGTGTTTGATATTACACGACTGTGTTCGTATTCTTTCACTCGAATCAATAATTCTTCGTTTGTCAATATATCGCCTTTATCATACCCCGCATTCGCCGCAACATTCGCTACGCTTTCTTCAATGAACTGAGGCGACGCCTGAGCGACGGGAGCATTTACAGCCTCTATGTTTTTTATAATATAATCCTTCATTTTCGTCAAGGTTATCGTGTTCAGTTCCATTAGTTTTATTGTGTCGTTCATCAGAATCGCATCTTTACTCATTGACATTATGATTGCTTGAATGATGCCTTGTAATACATCGGGGCTTAAAGACAAGTTGTATTTTTCAAACAACATCTTGGTAGATGCCTGAATAATCAAGCCTCTATTTTTTTCCGATTTAAACTCGTCAATAATCGCCATCCTCTGTATTCTCTATTTACAGTTTTTTTAAGTAATGAAATAATGAAATAATGAAATGATTAGATAGTTACATTTTTACGATAATGGACTTTCAAGTTCGGTCGATATAAATACTTGCGACTCTCATTCATATTATCGTCCGTAATTTTCTTGTCATTCGTAATACACTTTAAAAAGGCAGCGTCCTTGTAAGGGTCAGGTAGGTTTAACTTCTTGTATTTTAAAAGACTGTTAAGCCATCGAATCTGATGCGTCATCGAGAACATACCGCACTCCGTGTTCTTTCGCTGATGCCTCATCGTATTAAAGGTAATTTTAAAATCGGCTTTCGGATAGATGGTGAGAAGACGCTCTTTGATATTCAATATAAACTTCTTCACATACGCAGGTATGGCAACCGCATTACTGTCGTAATAATGCCCCCCGTAGCATTTATTCTTCGGGTCGATAATGATGAACGTAGAAGTCCAGTGCGAACCGCTCTGATTATGCTTGTCAAGGTTCGTGATTAACCCTAAATATTTAATTTTCTTACGAATATATTTCGCAACATCGAGCGAACATATCTGGCTATATAGGCATCGTCCGAATTGGTCTTCCTCTGAGAAGTCAATCGGGAATACGCCTAAGAAAGCATATTTATATTGCTTCCCTTTGTCATACTGCTTCATTACATCTTCGATGTCATAATTACTTAGCCATTCCCTCCCGTTCGCATACCATTCGATTGGCATCTCGGGACGCAACTCTTCTTTCTCGATCATCTTGATAATATCCTTCGTTTTCGTGTCCGTAGCGATTTTCGAGATAGTTCCAGTCCAGCACCAATATTGCTTGTCGTCGCATACAGGCTTAATCTTTTCATTCAAGAGAAGCGAAAGTTTCGCAATCGCATCCGTCTTTTTGTATTTTATTTTGTAGGGCTTATATTTGTTCCACGTATCAATCAGGTAAAGCAACGTTTTTTTAGAAAATATATAGGGGTTCTTGGCATTTTTAGGACTACTATATTTTATATTTTCGGTCGTCATTTGTGATATGGTATTTCTCTACATACTATGTAGAAAGTTATTTGCGATTTCATAAAAATAAATATGTATAAAAATAAAAATTGATATATATATAAGTATATTAAAACAATAAAAGAATGGGCATTAATGAAGATTTTCGCTCGTTTATTAACAAATACAAGGTCGAGAAAGGTAAGCCTTTCACGAACACGAGCATTGGATATCCTCGTATATCCATTTGTATCCCTGAGGATAAATATGCTGATTTCATCAATATTTACGGGTTGGCTCTTACGAATGCCATCCCATTACATTTTACAGAAAAACCCACGGAACCCAGTTCGCTTCGTGTAGATATCGATTTCCGTTTCACTATGCCCGATGACAAGTCTGGCATTTATAATTCGCAAGATTCAAACTCTTCCTTAAATAGCAAGAGGAAATATGACCGTGTATATACCGCAGACAATATCTACAAGATTGTCAAAGCCTATTTCAGTGTCATCAATCAGTATTTGGATGTCCCTGAGGAAGCGAACGTCGCCTACGTGATGGAAAAGCCAAAGCCCGTCGAGTATCGTAATAAACTCAAAGACGGGTTGCACATCATCTTTCCGCATATCGTCGTAAATAATAACGTACATCACTTTATTCGACGAAAGATATTAGACATCGCCTCGGATATTTTCAAGGATTTGCCAATATGTAATGACTATGATAACATCGTCGATAAGGCGATTATCGACGTGAATTGTTGGCAGATGTATGGTTCTCGAAAACCCGATTGCGATACCTATCGTGTTTCGAGTATTTATCGATATGCGAATGAAGAAACCGTGAGAACCGATTATACATTGAACGCTGCGGACGAAATTAACTTTATCAAACTGTTTTCTATGCGTAATTTTTCTAATAATATTCAAAACTTTGTGAAGCCAGAATTTGATGTTGAAATAAGCCAATACAGTAAGCACATCTTACCTGCGATTGACCAGAAGTTGAAGAGCAAAGTCCAGAACAATATTTTCGGCAAATCCTTAAATATGAACCGCTGTTATATTTCAGAGGATGAATTGGATTTTGCGAAGAAACTCGTGGATTGCCTATCATTGTCTCGTGCCGATAATTACACGGACTGGATTAATTTGGGATGGGTATTGCGTAATATCGATTATCGGCTTCTTGAAACGTGGGTAGATTTTTCAAAAATTAGCAGTGCGTATATCGAGGGCGAATGTCAGCAGTTGTGGGACAAAATGCGAAAGGACAATATGGGTATCGGAACGCTCAGGTGGTGGGCGAAGCAGGATAACCTTGTCAAATACGTTAGTATCCTCGACCAAAGCATAATTCCCAAGATAGACCAGAGCGTAAATAGCGACGGAGCACATTTTGACATTGCGTGTGTCGTGTATGCTATCTACAAGGACGATTTCAAGGCGATTTCAAAGGACATTTGGTATAAATATGACAAGCAGAAGCATCGCTGGGTTCGTGCGAGAGAAGGCTTGGATTTGCGCCGCATCCTCAGCACGGACGTGTGTTCGAAATATATGGCTCGTTCGAATTATTATAACGAATACACGGAAGACCCTACGCTAAAAGCCATCAACGACGAGCGTAGCAAGAAATGCCTGAAAATTGCGACGCAATTGAAGAACTCCAACTTCAAAGACTCAATAATGAAAGAATGCCGAACGCTCTTTATCGACGAGAAGTTTGAGGAGTTGCTCGATAGCCGTTCGCATTTGATTGGGTTCGACAATGGCGTCTATGATTTAAAGATGCACATGTTCCGTGACGGTATGCCCGACGATTACATACTGCTTAGCACGAAACTCAATTACGTTCAGTATAACAGTGAGATGCCAGAAGTATTGGAAATCAATGAGTTTTTCTCGAAAATATTCACCAATAAAAATCTGCGGAATTACGTGATGGACGTGTTGGCGTGTATCATCGATGGTAGCATTGCACAGGAACGCTTCTATATTTTTACAGGACAAGGTAGCAACGGAAAATCGAGGCTCTTGGATTTGATTCAAAAGTCGATTGGTGAATATTATTGTATCTTGCCGATTGCCTTGCTAACGCAGAAGAGGGCTGCGAGTAATGCGGCTCAAAGTGAATTGGAGCGAACGAAGGGGCGTCGATTTGCGGTGATGCAAGAGCCGAGTGAGAACGACAGGCTTAATATCGGACTGATGAAGGAGTTGTCGGGACAGGACAGGATTTTAGTGCGAACGCTCTTCAAAGAGCCGTATGAGTTCAAGCCACAATTCAAGATGATTCTAACGTGTAATGAATTGCCTGAGATTCCGAGTGATGATGGTGGCACGTGGCGTCGTATCAAAGTATGCAACTTTTCGAGCAAATTCACAGAGACCCCAGATATCAACAAGCCGACCGAGTTTTATATGGACTTGGAGTTGTCTGACAAATTCGACCGATGGAAAGAGGTGTTTATTAGCCTACTGATTGACCGCCATAAGCACATTAATCCGATGGCAATCCCTGAGCCGAGCGAAGTTCGCGTCGCTACGGAGAGTTATAAGCAGAATAACGATATTATCGGGCAATTCGTGAATGACCGCATTGTGATTGACCCGCAAATCAAAGAGCCACGTATCACCATCACGAAACTCTATACGGATTTCAGGCTATGGAGTATCTCGAATGTTGTGAAGGGTAAGAAATGCCCTGACCGCAATCAACTCAAAGCATACTTGGAAAAACTACTCAACAAACCCTATGAATCGAAGGGCTGGAATGGCATAGGATATAAGGAAGAGGATGACGATGAAGATGATGACGATGAATAGGGTAGAAGAATGAGTAATGTTAGTATTGTTATATAAGGAAAAGTGATGCGTAGCGATTTGTATTATTTTTATATTTTTTTTATAAAAAACTGACAAATAGAATAATATAGTAATAATATAGTCAATGTCAATGTGTCAAAAGTCTGCTTTAATATTACAGAATTGGTGGAGACGAACCTCAAATATAAGGGAACCCCGAAAAATACATAGGTATTTAAGCACTTCTTTAAGTAATGAAGATTTACAAGATTTGTCTAATAAATGTCATTCTATCACGAAGCACTGCAAAGGCGATGGTGCAGGTTTATCTGGTGGAACACTAATTGATATGCTTTTATGTGGTTTCTTGAAAGAAAAATTACCATTATACAGTGATTATCACGACGGAGAAAGTGATATGAAATTATGCGATATTCCGTTGTCGCAAAAAAAGATAAACGGCAAATCTACAATTGCGTTGGATTGGTCTAAGAATGAAACAAAAACGACGAGAGAACATTTTACAAGCGACATTCTAATTATAAATCTAAAAACCGAAAAATGGTGGAAGAAGAACCCAACGAAGTCCAATATAAAAATCACATATAATGATACCATCCCATCAGGTATATATATCGTTGATAAGCAATTCTGTAAATATTTTGTCGAATTATCTTCGAACAATAAAACAAATACACTTATCGAAAGCCAATATGTATATCGAATGATAAAACGTAGTATTTCTCAAAACCTATGTATTGATTTACCCGCACCAAACAAATCCCTCGTATTTAATATATTGAATGCGTTTTCATAATATGATAATATAATTAAGTAAATAAAGGCTCGTCATCGATTAAAAATCTCGCACAACACTCAATCATTCTTACATTTACCGAGTTTCCGACTTGTTTATATATGTTTTTTTCGTTGTATTGAAATGTATCAGGGAATGACTGTAATCGCAATAATTCACGTGGCGTTAATTTACGACTCTCGGGACCATACACAGGTATCATTGCCATAGCAACTAATGTCGGAATATAATCACAGCGTTTCACTCGAATACCAGAACCTCTCGCACTCCATAAAACGCTATTCATACTATCGTCGCATAATAAATCCCCGCCTTGCCATTCGAACTTTCTTACTGAACCAACCCAATTTTTGTTTTCTCTTGAACTCATTAGCCATCCTTCGAATACGTTCTTATTCTTATTATAGAAATCACGATTTTTATCTATCCACGACCTATATTTATTATAAAATAAATCGTCTTTTTCATATACATTATCCCACCAATCAGTCCATAGAGGATACTTAGGAATATCTATATTATTATCAATCAATAATCGAATAAACGCATCCCATACAGACGCAACGTCTTTTAATTTACCGTCTATTTGATATTTTTTCTTATCTTCCTTATCGCATAATAAGAAATCTTTCAGATGTTTTGTTAAAGTAAGTTTAGGATGTTTTGGAATACTTGGCAACGCTTTCAATTCTCCCAAATCCTTTCTTTTACACATTATAATCACGCGTTCGCGATTTTGTGGAATGTTGAAATGTAGCGTATTCAGAATTACTGGCATTTTATAGGTATAATATCCTAATGTATCAATCGCATCATATATAACTTTCCACGTATTACCGTCGTCGTGTGATGCCAAGTTTCTAACGTTTTCTAATAATAAATATTCGGGCTTATGTTTTTCTATTATATCGCAAATGTTAAAGAATAGATTGCCTCGGTTATCATCGAACCCCTTTTGAAATCCCGCTTTGCTAAACGGTTGGCACGGAAACCCACCGCATAATACATCAAAATAAGGGATTTCATCTATATTTATCTTTGTAATATCACCGTGCGGTTTTATTCCATAGTTTTTCTCATAAATTGTTCTACATTTCTCATCAATATCACACGCAAATACACATTCGCCATTCATATTTTTTAAGGCTTGATGAAACCCGCCTATACCGCAAAATAAATCTATAAACTTGTGAGTTTTTGTAGAGCAATCCATTTATATTTTATATACATATTTATTGTATCTATCAGTTTTTAAGGGTATGTCTTAAATCATTTTAGGTTGTTCGAGATTTGCGTAGATTAACAATCATCCCACAAGACTCTTACTATATAAGGAAAAAAGAACGACGGCTGACGCGACGGCTATCTCTTTGAAACAAGATACATAATTTCAACGACCTTGTCGCTTCTTTCTTTGAGATTTCGGCTACCCTTGTAGGTGTCATATTTTATTTCGTATTTTTTGACATTATATGGTTCGAATAATGTTTTCCAATCGCTCTCTGTGATAATCCCCTCGTTATTATAAGAAATCAGGATATAGGTCGATTTAGCAAGTCCATCCGCCAGTAGTTTCCACATCGATAGTACAGCGGTTCGATGTTTATTATAATTCGACTTCGTCCAATCTGTCGGAATACCCGAAATCGTAGAAATATCTACGGGTTCTTCGTTCTTTGCTATAATATTTAACATAAAATAATTACTACCGTAAGGGTGTTGATTATAAGGCGGGTCTAAATACATAATATCGATATCATTCGGGAGTTCATTTACCAACACGTTGATATCCTTATTCGACGGAAAAGCCGTGTAGTTTGAATAATTCCATATAGGGATATCTAATCGTATCGCCTTTGTAATTCGAGATAACGCGTTTTCACCTTTGCCTCCAAACCAGCCTATATTGCCCTTTTTATAAAATCCCTTAAATACCCCTGCTGTATTCGTATTTATACTTGCCTTATTTAGAAGAGGCACTAAACAATAATTCGCCAACTCCGTCTCTATATGTTCGGATATGTATTTTCGTAGCGTATCTATAATAAGGGCATTCTCGCGTGTATAAAAACAACGCTCACCTTCCTTGATATCCTTGCTATCTTTTGGAGCATACAGTTTGCTTATGATACCTTCGTGATATGGTCCATTCTCGGCAATCTCATTCATACGATGTATATGATGTGATATCCGCTCCTTTTGATGCTCGGATGGATGTACAAGATAACAATATGCCATCAAATAAGAATACAGTTCCATATCATTCGTATAAAGATTATCGGATAGATAAGACAGTTCCCTCGATACAACAGAAGAACCCGCAAATCCATCCACGATATTCAATTTATCCTTCGATAAAATAACTCGCACTTCATCGACAATATCGCGAATATATGAAACCAACTTCCTCTTATTACCGATACACGTTAGCATCGTTTGATATACAAACGTTTTCTTATTATGGGTATCGGTATCATTGTCAGTATCATTGTCAGAGGATGATGACATAAGTAATAAAATTAAGTCTGCTTTGCTTTTCCCCGAATAACCTTTGATATTATTTGTTTTACAGATGGATACTAATTCTGCTCTTGATTTAGCGGTAATAGTTTCTATATTCATTATAATAGATGTTGCTTGATATTATTTATATCAATTTTTATATAGCATAAGATGATTGGGATACGAATATGCTTTATTTTGTTTCTAAAAAGTTGGTGGATATTTTGCGTCGAAGCGGCGATTATTTAGAGAACTTCAAGAGACAACTTTGCGGTTATAGAAGGTTCTTGGCAATCTTTTAATTTTCTCTAAAAACTTTTAAACTTCTATAACTTTCTAAAAACTTTTAAACATTATAAAAGGGAAATCTAAATATCTCAAAGTATATGCTTAGTAATACTTGGGATGCTCGACGCCGCTTCGCTACTTCGTGTCTGCCGACTTTTTATGTAATTTATTGTAATGCTTTGTTATCAGAATGGTAAGACGAATATACTTAAAATGGCTCTAAAAAGTCGGCAGATGCGAAGCGGCGTCGAGCATCCCGAGAGTTATTTAGAGAACTTCAAGAGACAACTTTGCGGTTATAGAAGGTTCTTGGCAATCTTTTATTTTTCTAAAACTTTTAAACTTCTATAACTTTCTAAAACTTTTAAACATTATAAAAAGAAACTCTAATTGTTTAGGTTATTGATAAAAATAACAAATATAAAACATAGAAATATATACAATACCTATTACATATCGATTTTCATCCCATATACCTTAGACATCCGTCGGGTTCGTGAGGTATTTAATCCATACCTCCTTGGGATATTTAGACTTCCTTAGATTGAGATAGAACCCCATCTCGACCGCTTGGTCATAAACGCCTCTGTTTTGTGCCAACTGTCCTTCGCTATACAAATCTACAATACCTTTTAGCGATAGGCGATGGTTAATCATATTGATATTCTCGATGAATTGCGAGAGTATTTCTTCGGTGATAATCTTGTTATTACTATTCGAATACGTAGATACAAAGCATTCGAGAACATCCTTGTTCGCATTTAGAAGATTGAATATCTCTTTTTTATTCACACGAGGTTGCCTACTTGTTTCGCACTGGTTCGCCAAGATAAGCCCCTTGAAACGCTTCTGCTTACACAGTTTATTCATAAACTCCATCACATTTATATCCACGATTATCGGCTCTTTGAAAGGCAGATGATTATTTATTTTCGTATATAATTCGATGCTCCGCTTCATATTGGTAGTCTCGCATTCATCCACCTCATATACCCACACATATACCTTGTATTCGCAACTAAACGTATGGTCGTGTTCTGTGATATACTTACATATCGCCCCGTGCCTGTGGTTTCCGTTGATAATCTTGATGCTCTTCTCTTCAATCTTAGCCTTCTTGTCATAAATTGCGTCTATCGTAAAGGGGATTTCGTAGCCTTCGACAATCGAGGCATACAACTCATCTATCTTTGATGTATCCAAGTCTCTGTTGAATACGATAGGGGTAGCGTAAGCCATCAACTCACGAAAACTCAGTTTTACTAAATACTTGTCCTCGCTTATCTTGTCGATTGTTCTGTCGGCGATATTAAAGTATGGCTGTGAAGGCTGTTGCTGTTGCTGTTGCTGCGATGGCGGAGAATGTGTATGTTGCGTATGCTTAGCATTGTTGTCTGTCTTCTCAAACGCCTTCTTGATGTCTTCGTCATTGAAACTCATTGTCTGTGTCGTCGTCTGTGTTCGTCTGCGTTCGTCTGCTTATCCTTGTGCTATATCCTTATAGCATCCTTAATCAATTTTTATCCTTTATATCCTTTTCCTTCTCCAACAATAGAAATATATAGGCGAAAAGCGACGATATCACGAGACCGCATAGTTCGATTGCGGTATGGTAAGGGAACGGGTAAGCATTCATCATCGCCTCGCAATTATACTTTTCGTTAAAGAACAGTCCTATGATGACTAAGAATAACAGTAGCAGGATTGGCAGTAGTCGCTTAACGGCAGTAGGCAATTTCACATTCCATAGTCCTGTAATCAATACGATGACCCAAATGTTTATTCCTGAAATTGCGTTATATACTGTGCCGATATAATTCAGCAAATATGAGAGGGATATAAGGAGGTTTACCACTAATGAACGATATTGCGGTGATTAGGGCGATAACGATGAGATACGAAGATGCGTGAATGATATACACGTGTTCTAAACTATGCTCACTGTCGTCGCTGTCGTCGCCGTCGTCGCTCCAAAACAAATGCGAATATGCGTGGTATGCTTGAAATATGAATAAGGACAGTATAAAAACTGGATTTCGAGATGCTTTGCCAAGGATAATAAATATAGCAAGATGATACACGATACGATGTTGATACTCGCAGAATAGGCTGGTCTGTGAGTTATCCTCGAACCTCACACGTATTAAAGGGAAACGGCTTAGGCTGCTTAGGCGATTCCATTTAATATTATATTATATATTATATTATAGATATTATGATAAGAAGAACTGATATATATCAAGCGAAGAGTCTCTCTGTTAGCCCAGACGCAAAGAAAAAGGGAGTATGTTCGCGAATCCTAACGCCGAAGCAAGTGGGACCGATTTGCTGGTTTATGGCAACCTTCGTCGCTATGTTTTATAGCCAACGTAGTCGTAAAATATTATTGGAAGCATCGAAGCATTGGAATACAGAGGATGAGTTATTTACATTATTAAAGATTTAAAATGAGACAAAACCTTATTTATTTTTATTATATAATTATAATGAAGCATAAAACAGAAGATTATAAATTATCAGCAGTTAAATATTACTTATCTAATAGTTTTAGTTTAGATTATGTTTGTAATATTTTTTGTTGTAAAAACAATCATTAGCAAGATGGATTGAAAGATATAAGGAGGTTAAAGAATTAAAAAGACATAATAGAACTAATATATCATATTAAATAACAAAAGAACAACTCATATATGCTATTAAAACATTAAGCAATAGCGAACAAATCAATATAAAACCATTTAAGAATACAATATATATATTATAAGACACGAGCGTTATAATGCGTTTTAAAAATGAGTTATATGTTGACGAACAAAGTAAAATAAAGAAAGAATTAATAGATATTTTAGAATTAAATAATAAAAATGGATTTATTTTATATCATATTGATAATGACGATGAACTTAAATCTAAAATAATGGGTTTATTACCTAAAATACGAACTTTTTATTCTATGAGTAAAATTACAGCAATATCAACGCCAGAAAGAATAAAAAGACCATATATATCGATAATTCGTCATATATTAAAGAGAGATTATGATATATTAAGTGCAGAACATACATTAAGGATTGATGAGAAAACTATACGAACAAAGAGGTATGTTTTTATTAAGAGGTAGGATATTATTTATATTAAATTTAATATCATTTGCGTTCTTTCATTCATATTCATACATGTTTTATTTGAAGTTATATTATTAAAATTTATCATCATATCTTTAAACAACTTTTTAAATTTTTTCTCTGTATGACAACTTCTAATAGGATTAGTTCCGTCATTATACAAATAAATACGATTACCTTTCCAATTTTCAATAGAATATTTTACATCATTTATATCTATTATTTGATAATCTCTATTATATATATAATATCCATTTTCATTAACATCAATCATATATGGTGTATATTTTCGTAAGAAAGCATAATCAAATGTTATATTAGCAAGTTTCATAATATTAATTACTTGTTCTCCTTTAACAGATTGGAGTTTATCATCAACTATATGACAAGTATGAAAATCAATATAGATAGTAGTATCAATACAATCAATATTTTCATAACTAAAATCAAAATAATTACAATATATTTCATCATTTAAAATACAATTATTTAATATAATATTATTTACTATGTATTCAATATTACAGCAAGTATCTTTATAAATTTTAAAATTTTTTATAATATCACTAATAGTTTCAACATCTATTGTTATTTTTTTTTTATATTTGATTTGTTTATTAATAAATTGTTTATTATTCATATCATATATTTCATTTTTTACTATTATTTTTTTATTTAAAAGTTTATTCCAGTAGTTGCTTTCTCCTTCTGTACTTATATTTATATATTCCATATAAGGAATTTTATATTTAATATAATGAACTGATAAATAAGTCCCTTTTATAATTCCTCCTCCTATACGAGAATTAATATTTTCATTTTCTTCTTCTTCTATACAAATTTTAACAAGTTTCTTTTTTCCACCAAAACATTCATCATCTTTATAACAAGGAAATATCACTTTAATTTCATCTAATCTATAATCATCTTCTTCTTTACTTCCTCCTTCTTCATCATCATCTTCTTCTTTATTATTGTCTTCCTCAACTTCTATGATATTTTCAGTTCTTCCATTCCTTATATAATTAAATATATCATCTCTCATATCATCACAATTACCTTTGAAGAATTCATTACCTATATCTTTTTGTAATTCATATTTTTCTTTAAAAAGTTTTATAAGTTCCCTCTCTAATTTATCGCAACCATCACATTTAAATTGACATATAAGTATAGTTCCATTATCATAATTGCATATTCTTTTAAGATTCTCTTGTTTTGTTTTTCCTATTTTGTAAATATTTTCTTTTGTTTTTATAAATTCTCTTGGTTGAACTAAGTAAATATATTCAGTCATAATTATAATAATATCAATAAAATAACATCATCAATTTTTATTAAAAACCATTTAAGAATAATTTAATATATTAAAGTAGAATACACGGAGATACGACAAATAAAAACATATATGCTGATAGATGAGTAATATTAAAGAAAAACCCCCTGATGACTATTTTAAGTGTATTAAAATACCTATTAAGAATGTTTTGAAACATTATGATATTAATCTTCCTAAAATTACAGATGCTGTTTTAATGTGTAATAAAATTGTTATTCATACTCTTATGTTTATGAAATTATATCTTTTAGATTATTACGAAACTCATCGAACATTACCTACTATTGATGATGAGTTTGTTAATAGTTGTATGAAAATTTTATGTAATGAAAGTACTAATGGGAGACCTCCTAAACAAGAGATAAAGGAATTAAAAGAAACATTAAAGAGTTTTCTTGAAAAACATTATAAACCTCTGATGCTAAATGATGAACTTAATTATAAACACATGAATACTATTTTAAATTATTTAACAATCGATATTATAACTATGTATGATAACAATATTAAACTTCATTATGTAGAATATGTAGAGCGGTTTGTTAATGTTGTATGGAAAAAGAAGTATATGATAGAAAAAATTAGAAAACTTAATTCTTCAAAAGGGGATATTGATAATAAAATAAATAAATTATGTAATCAATTGAGACGAATTAAGAATGATATTCTTAATGTTGAAACGAATGAATATAAATCAGACAAATCATATCATAAATGGATTAACAATATTAAGAAATCTATTATACCGAATAAGGAACATTTTAATAAGAATAATATACATTATGATATACAATGCAAACCGCAAGATTATTTACCCTGTATGATTTATATGATGAAATACATAGAACAAGATGGGTTAAGTATAAATAATGTTTTTCCTTTAAGAAGTGAAATTGTTCCTAAACACATTAGAATTGATACTACAACATTAGTGCATCTTATGATGAGAAAAGAACAAGGTAATAAGACATATTATTTAACAAAAGGCAATTTGAAAAAGAATGAGGATAAAATATGGGAATTCTTTTTTAGAACTGAAAGAAGAAGTTTTAAGAAAAATGAATATACATTCCATCATATGATAGAAACTGATGGTGTAAGTTGTAGTATAGTTCTTATTCGTAATGATTTGATAGGCAAACGAATACCAAGTAGCAAAAATAAAAATAATGAAAAATATATCGATGAATTAGATGATTATACAAAATTGCAAAATAAGAAGATTGTAGCAATAGACCCTGGTAAATGTGATATTTTATATTGCGTCGATGGATATAATAAGGATGCTACAACTTTTAGATATACACAGGATAGTAGAAGAAAAGAAACAAAGAGTAAGAAGTATTCAAAACTTATTTTAGAGTTTAAGAAAGAGAAAATAGATGGTAAAACAATAATAGAATATGAAACCGAATTATCGCAATTTAATAAGAAATCGTTAGACATCGAAAAATATAAAGAATACATTAAAAAGAAGAATGAAATCAATCATAAGTTATTTACATTTTATAATAAGTATATATTTAGAAAATTAAAATTAAATGGTTATATGAATAGACTAAAAAACGAACAAAAGTTAATGAATAAATTTCAAAAGGTTTTTGGTGATAAAAATGATGTTGTTGTATGTTTTGGTGATTTTGAACAACGAAAACATATGAAATATAAAGAACCTATAAAAGGTAAGGGTATGCGAACATTATTTAAAAAATCAGGATATGAAACATATTTAGTAGATGAATTTAGAACAAGTTGTAAATGTTGTAATTGTAATGGTGGAGATTGTGAGAAGTTTATGTTAAGAGAAAACCCTAAACCTTGGAAAACAAATTATGCTCTTGTACATGGTCTATTACGCTGTAAAAGCGGTTGTGGATTATGGAATAGAGATACAAATGGTGCTAAAAATATTTATAAGATATCATACAATCATATAAATAATATAGAAAGACCTATGTATTTAAGTAGAAGCAAAAAATCAGGTACATTACACGATGTACCATAACCGAAATTTACACGCTTTGAAATAAGCGAACCTTGAAGTATATGAAATAATATTTTATATTTTTTATAAAGTTTTGTCTCATTTTAAATCTTCAAGGGTGTAAATAGGAAGGATTGTATCCCAGATTTTTTAGGTATCGAATTGAAACGCCTTTGCTTTAATTTTAGTGAAGGAAAGCGTATATTAGTCTATGTACGCAAAGATGCAACAACGGCTACTTCCAACGATATGTCTTATGGTGAAAATATAGAGAACGGAAAGCAATTTGAAAAAGAATTACATAAAATAATTATTGATATTCGCAAAATATATATTCAAACGCAAAAAAAAGAAGAAGAGAAGCGACAAGATAAAACAATTATTGTTGGCAAAAAAAATATAAAATATAAAACATATACATAGATTTGCTAACTGTGTCGTCTTAGGCACTGTGTCGTCTTAGGCACTGTGTCGTCTTAGGCACTGTGTCGTCTTAGGCACTGTGTCGTCTTAGGCACTGTGTCGTCGTTAGACGATAGGGACATATCTCTGCTGTCCCTCTTTGCTTACGACGAGTTCGTATAACATCTTGAATATATCGGTATTCATCTCTTTTTTATGATTCATTTCAAGAAGAATCATTATATTTTTATTGTCTTCCTTGGGATATAACTCATCCACCTCCCTTTCTATCAATCCGATATTGTATTCGAGCATCAGGTTCATATAATCCACGAAATGTCTGCCTCGCACATATCGGTTGCGTCTCTTTAATTTGCTGAAAAACGTCGCAATGTCCTCCTCGCACGAAACAGACGCGTCCCTCAAATCATTTGGGTTAATGTTATAGTAGCAACCGTATTTGCCAGACTCAATCGTCATCTTCGCATCGTGTTTCACAAAATAGGCAGTGTCTATGAACCAATTTATTTCCTCCGCATAGAATCCGCCTCTCTTTTCTTCGATGACTTGGTGCGTGTTCTTGATGAGGTGCGTGGATAGTTCGTAATACATCCTTAAATACTTGTGTGTCAAGAGTCTCTCAAAGGGGATTATGATTGCCCCGATGTCCTTCGCATCGATATATACGAGTTCGCGAAACTTGATAAACAAGAAGTATTTGCTCTCGGTGTTGTTTTTGTTGGCTTGGAAAAACCCAGAAAACTCCATATCCTTCACGTGGTGATAGATGTATTGAAGCATCGTTTGTTGGTTGTTGTTGGGTTGGTCTCGGTAGCGGCTTGTTGCGAAGTTGGTTGTTGGTGGTTGGCTTGTTGCGACTTTTAGTCTGCTTCCTTTGCTTTGTCTCTGCTATATAAAATTAAGACATCAAATCAGTTTTTAGTATCGATATAGGATATTAGGACATATTTATTCTAAAATTGATTATTATTCCATATATACTATAACAAATGGAAAGCAAACACCAAGCGAAGCAAGAAGTTCAAGAAAGTTATGTGAAATATATGAAACGCATCAAAAACAAAAAGATAAATAGCAACGGCAATGGCAATAGCAACGGTAATGGCAATAGCAACAGCAATGGTAATGGCAACGGCAATAGCAATGGTAATGGCAACGGCAATAGCAATGTATGTTTTCTATGCGGACGCAAAGGACACTACGGTTCGCAAACATCCTGTTATGCAGCGAATCGCTATGAGGCGAATCAAATAAGGAAGGGGGGTGATATTATAATTGACGAATTACATTCCTGATGCTACTCTCGCTATCCTCCAAGTTCGTCAAGTATGGAGCAAACGTCTTGGGAGTGTGTATGATATTGCCATATATGATTTGGAATAGGTCGCAATTCATATCCTTCTTCTCATAAAACGCTATGAGATTAATGAGGTTTCGTTTGTCCTCTTCGATAACCGTGATTTCGTCGAGTTCTTTTTCCATTAGCGTAGCGTTATAGGCGATTGCGAGATTTGTATAGTTAATCACACGTTTTTTATAAACGACAGGTAATACATATCCAATGTTGTTTTGTAAATTATAATTGAAAAACTCAATCTCCGATGCTGTATGAACCCACTTACGATTACCAGTATCGTCTAACCACAAATAATTAGGGTCTGTCAATACATAGGGGTTTATCTCGTAATAGCAATACTGTTTGTCCGTTTTGACTTCGTCATTCAAGATATACGCACAATCCACATACCAATTGCGTCGCCCCTTGTATATGTCTGTGATTTCTGCGTCCCAAATGCTACTTCCGTCTTCGCTAATTTTTTCAACAATCTTATTTTTATCCTTCACAAACAGAAGAGAGAGGTCGTAATACATCTTTAACTTCTGGTTTTTCAACATCTCTTCAAAGGGCATTACGATACTACCCACGTTTTTAACATCGATATAGATATTGTTTTTATACTTTATGAAAAGGAAATATTTGAGATATATGACTCGGTCTCCTTGGACGTTTGTGGTCTTGTCGAAAAATGCGGAGAACTCCATATCAGGTAAATGATAATTCGTAACGGTCATTCGTTTGGTTTTACGAAGCGGTCGAAGCGGTCGAGATAAAAGGGTTTGCGAGAACAGCGAAGTTTGCGAAGCGGTTCGATACACGTCTTCTTATGATGTTAAAGTATTACATCAATTTTTATGCGAAAAATAGATATAAATAATATCTATATAAACATAAACAAATGACATCGATGTCGATATCGACATATCATATTACTCCTCTCGTGGCGATTGTCCTGTTACTTAGCGTATCCCAAGCATCTACGCATAAATCCTGATTTACTCTATAAGGTATCGGTTATTCACAACGCACTACTTGTGATATACAGTGCTTGGACGTTCGCGTCGCTTTCTCGTATCTTGTATAACGACAGTATCGTCTTCAAGTCCAATTATTATTTTCAAAATCCGCAATTCGATACGATTATCTATTGCTTTTATCTCTCTAAATATTACGAGTTTGGCGATACGTTTTTATTGTATCTCAATGGCAAAACGCCACTATTCATCAAAAAATACCATCACATCGGTGCGGTGATATCGTGGCATTTAATGTATCGATACCGTGTCGAAATGATATGGATGGCAACTCTCTTAAATAGCGGAGTTCATACAGTGATGTATTCTTATTACCTTGGTTGTCTATTGAAAATAAAACAAGTAAGATATATAAAAAAATATATCACGATGATGCAACTGTGCCAGTTCTTCATATTGTATTCCAATTTCTATTTTTACTATCCTCCTATCGAAACGTGGTTCAATTATAGCATTATTACGTTTTTCGCGACGTATGGACTGGGTATTATTTGGTTATTTAGTAAGTTCTATTATGATAGTTATGTAATAAAGGAACGGTTAGAGAGGATAGGGAGGATACAGTATATATAAGTTTGTAAATATTTTATTTTTATAAGAAATCAAAAACTGATTTATGTATTAGATGAGTGATAGTAATAGAAATGTGCGTATATGATGGATGTAAGAACTGGACTGGTTTTAATTTCGAAGGATTAAAGGCAAAGTATTGCTCCGTCCATAAAGAAGATGGAATGGAGAACGTGAAAGATAGGAAATGCGTATATGAAGGGTGTCGAAAATGCCCTTCATTCAACTATGATAATGAGAAGAAAACTCTTTATTGTGGAACACATAAAAAAGATGGTATGGTGAATATTTTTGTCAAGTCATGCATCTATGAAAATTGTAAAAAAGTTCCATCATTTAATACCAAAAATGAAAAAAAAGCGATATATTGCGGGGAACATAAAGAAGATGGAATGGTGGATATTAAGCATTCATCTTGCGTATATGAAGATTGTAAAACACAAGCAGTATTTAATATGAAAGGAAATAAGAAAGGTTTATATTGTCAAATCCATAAGGCGGATGGTATGATAGACATCAAGAATAAAGTATGCGTTTATAAGGATTGTATAAAACGCCCCACTTTTAATTACGAAGGACAAAAACACGCTATTTATTGTTTAGTTCATAAATTGAAGGATATGTATGATATATTAAACAAGATTTGTAAAAGCGACTTGTGTAAAAAACAACCAGCATATAATTATAAAGGTGAAATAACCGCTTTATATTGTTCGGAACACAAAGAGAAAGGTATGATTAACATTCGTTCAAGTACATGTAAAAATAAGGATTGTATGACGCTTCCCAATTATAATTATGAAGGCAAACAAAAAGGTTTATATTGTTTAGCACATAAATTGGATACTATGATTGATGTGAAAAATAAAAAGATATGTAAAACTCATTTATGTCCTACCCGTGTTACAGACAAATACGACGGATATTGTTTAAGATGCTATATATACACCTTTCCGGACAAGCCAGTCACAAGAAACTACAAGACAAAAGAGAGGGCAGTTGTAGATTTTGTCTGCGAACGATTTCCAGAACATACTTGGATTACTGATAAGAAGGTTAATGACGGATGTTCTATGCGGCGCCCTGATATATTATTGGATTTAGGATATCAAGTGTTAATCATAGAAATAGACGAGAATGCTCATCAAGATTACGATTGTAGTTGCGAAAATAAACGTATTATGGAACTCTCGCAAGATATAGGACATAGACCCATTATATTTATTAGATTTAATCCAGATAGTTATAGAAAGGGAAATATAAAGATACCTTCGTGTTGGGAACAAAATATGAATGGTATTTGTGTGGTTAAATATAAAGAAGACTGGGAATATAGATTAAACACACTCGAAGCACAGATAAAATACTGGACTTCGATAAATAATAGCACAAATAAAATAATAGAGACTATTCAGTTATTTTACGATATTTAAAGAAATCCTTTAAGTAGCAAGAATACGCGAGATGAGTTTAAAAGCGGTTTTTGCTTCCATCGCTTTCTCTATCTTCGCTACCATTGTGGGGTTATCGGCTTTGTCATTCTCGACAAGATGTTTATAGATAATCATAAGCACATCGATATTCATCTCTACCTTCTCTTTAATCGCCGTGATATTCGCGATATGTTTCTTTTCTTCAAAGAACGCCGAGAGTTCGTCAAGTTCCTTCTCCATCTTCGATACTTGATATTCTATCGCGATATTCCTGTAAATTACCGACCTACTTAGAAAATAGCCCGACCTAACATCATTTAGGCACATATAAATCTGCTTGAAGATGTCTATATTTTGTTGCGAAGAGTATTCCATACCCTCCACGTCTGCGGGGTTGATATTGTAATAGCAGACATTTCCGCTTGGGATTATCTTGTAGTTGCTCTTGGCGTTTTCGTCGATATCTAAATCAATATATGCGGTATCCAAAGACCACACTCGATTTCTCGTATATTCATACGCCTCGTCGTAGAAGTTGTTAAATGGCTCATTCTTTATCTCTTTATCAATTGCTAACATAAGCGACAAGTCATAGTAATATTTCCAATACTTGTTTTTTTGGAGTTCGGCAAATGACATCACAATCTCGCCGACTTTCTTAACTTCCATATAGACTTTGTCGCCATATTTGACGAACAGATGATAATCACCCGCTATCCCGATACGATGCTTCATATATTCAGGTTCATTATAACGAAAGGCATACGAAACATATATTTCCTGACAAAACACACCAGAGCATTCGGTGTCGCTCATTGTAGGGTTGCTTTGGGACGCTTTGGGACGCTTCGCGGCTTCGCGATGTCGCAATATATACTCGATTGGCTTCGTGGCTTCGTCAAATCGGTATGTCTCTGTTATAATATTTTAACATTCGCAATCAATTTTATGATAATAATACGTAAAATAAGACATATTAATGTCAAGACATATTAATGTCATATTAAGAAAAATAAAAAATACATACATATATAATCTATGGTTAGCATTCGCTTAGCATTCCTTTAAGTAGCGAGGATATGCGAGATAAGGTTCAAAGCGGTTTTAGACGCTTGATACTCTATTGCGATGTTCTTGTAAATCACTGACCTACTTAGAAAATACTTCACCCGTTCAAGCCCGTTCATATATCCCAGTTCAAAGCGTTCAAGTTCTTGTTGTGTAGAGTATTCCATACCCTCCACGTCTGCGGGGTTGATTTTGAAATAGCATACGTTTCCGCTCGGGATTATCTTGAAGTTTTTCAAGTCGCTTTGGTCGATATAGGCAGTTTCAAACGACCACTTCCTATCTCCCTTGTAATCATATATATCTTTATATAACGTGTTTAACACGTTGAACGCTTTGTTCTTTATCACTTTATGCTTGTCATTCGCCAGTATAAGCGAAAGGTCATAGTAGTATTTCCAATACTTGTTTTTTTGTAGTTCAGCAAACGAAATCACAATTTCACCAGCATTTCTAACTTCCATATAGACCTTGTCTCCGTGTTTGGCGAAGAGGTGATAGTCGCCACGACACGACATATAGTTAGGTGCGTTATGATAGGGTTGCATTTCGCGTATTCGCTGCCAAAACACACCAGATACTTCGCTTTCGCATTCGCTTTCGCTGCCTTCGACATTTGCGATTGCGTGGGAAGTCTGGAAATTGTCGCACATTCTCTGGTCGTTCGTGGTTTCGACTTCGCTGATTTGTTGTTCGTTGGCTGGGTTGTTCGTTGGCTGGGTTGCTTTGTGAAACAGTGAAGTGTTTCGCGACTTCGTGGTTTGTATCTGGTATATATAAGTTTCAGAGCATCCTATCAATTTTTTAGAATATTTATGCTTCTATTATCTGAGCCTTTCTTTCTAACTTGTTTTTACAGTTATCGATTGTATCAATAATTCCTGAATATCTCTTGTGTCCTTCGATGCTAACAACAAGAAGATTATAGATAACCCTTAGCACGTCGCCATTCATACCCTCTATGTCATTGAGGGCTACAAGATTAACAACATTCTTTTTATCTTCAAAGATTGCCGAGAGTTCGTCGAGTTCCGCCTCCATCAAACTTGCCTGATAGTCAAGCACAAAGGTATCGTAATATACTCTCTTTTTATCAAAGGTTCGGCTTCTAACCTCGTATCTTGACATATAATTTTTTTTGAATGTATCCAAATGCTTTTGCGACGTGTAATTCATTTTCTCCACATCAAATGGGTTAATCTTATAATAGCAGTTATATTCATTCTCGACGACCTTCTTGGTTTTGGCATCATAACTGCCATCAATATACGCAGTATCGATAGACCATACCCTCTGTTCTTGGTATATCGGGTATTCGCCATACCCATAATGACTGCTGTATTCGAGGTCTTTGATAACCAAATGCGGGTTGTTCGTTAGCATAAGCGACAAGTTGTAATAGTGTAGCCAATGCTTGTTTTTTTGTAGTTCGCTGAATGACATTACGATATCTCCGACACCCTTCGCATCCATATAGACTTTGTCGCCGTATCGAATGAAGAGGTGATAATCGTATATATGGATTATTCGATTATAATACACCACATTATACTTGTCGAGAACGCCTGAAAACTCTGCGTTTGCGACAGTGTAATAAGTGTATAAATTGTTGCCACTCATAAGCCTATATGGATATTCATAGAGAACATCCAAGTCATTTTTTTAGTGAAATAAAAAATATATAACATATACGTCTGAGACGGACCTCGTCTTACCTCGTCTTACCTCGTCTTACCTCGTCTTACCTTACATATCTAATATTTGGGCGACTGCGTCAGGAGCATCCAGAGCATCCGCAAACTTCTTTTTTATGCCACGGCTGCCGCTTACGCCGCTTACGAGGCTATCATAAATCATCATAATCACGTCGCAATTTATCCCATCTATTTCATTCAATGTCATAAGTTTTACAAGATTCTTCTTATCTTCGACAAATGCCGAGAGTTCGTCGAGTTCATTCTCCATCAAGCGAACGCAATAGTCAAATATAAACGTATAGTAATACACGCTCTTTTCATTAAACTTTCCGCTTCTAACTTCGAATCTCGCCATATAAGCCCTTGTATAGGCTTCCAAGTCTTGCGGTAATGCGTATCCCATATTCTCCACGTCATTTGGGTTTATCTTGTAATAGCAGGTATAGCCGTCGTTGCTTCCGTTTTTAACTTTTTTTGTTTTCAAGGTATAACAACCTTCAATATACGCAGTATTACACGCCCAGAACCTCGGTTCAGGGTATTGGATGTTGGCGTTGGCATCGATGACCGAATGCTTGTCGTTCGTTAGCATAAGCGACACGTCATAGTAATACTTCCAATACTTGTTTTTTTGAAGTTCGTCAAAGGAGATTACGATATCGCCGACACCCTTCACCTCCATATAGACCTTGTCTCCGCAACGAATGAAGAGATGATAGTCGAGAATATGATTGATGCCATTTACTTTATGGATATCCATAAATCCTGTAAGTTCTGCGTTCATCTTTGCTTGTTGCTTCGTTCGCTTGTTGCTTCGTTTGCTTGTTGCTTCGTTCGCTTGTCTATTACATTAACAGACGACCAAGTCATTTTTTAAGCCAATGGAGATGATTGTAGAACATATTAAGTATAAAAATATAAAATATAAAATATAAAATATATAAATATATATTCGTAGGACGTCCTACGTCTTTACGCATCGACGGCTGTAAGAGCGTCCAGAGCATCACCATACTTCTTTTTTCCGTCGCTACTTATGACTTCATCATATAAGATTCTTAGCAAATCGTCATTCATCCATTCCTTCTTATTCAATGCCAGAAGTTTAACAATGTTATCTTTGTCTTCCATTTCGCCAATCTCTTTTTCCATCAAACTAACACAGTAGTCAAATGCCAAGCCGTATAAATAGCGACTATTTTCATTAAACTTTCCGCTACGGATTTCGTATCTACATACATACATCTGTTGAAAGACATTCAATTGATGCGGTGTCGAGTATTCCATATTCTCCACGTGAAACGGGTTTATCCTATAATAGCAGTTATTCTCTCGATTTGCCACCTCTTTTACTGAGGTATCCTCCTGTGTGCCGTAGATGGTTGCGGTATCAATTCCCCAGTATCTCTTATACTCATAATCATTGAACCCGCCAGTTTCCTTTGTATTTTGAACCGAATGTAGGTCGTTCGTTAGCATAAGCGACAAGCCGTAATAATGCTTCCAATACTTGTTTTTTTGTAGTTCGTCAAATGACATTATGACATCCCCGACCTTCTTTACATCCATATAGACTTTGTCGCCGTATCGAATGAAGAGGTGATAGTCGCAGACATAGTCGGTGCGATACACCTTCGTTTCAGGTCTTCCCAAAATATAACTACACGCCGTATAGGAGTGTTTGCCAAAAACTCCCGAACACTCTACGTTCGTTGCGGTAGCGATAGTAGCAGCTGCGTTCATCTTCGTTCGTTTGCTTCGTTCGTTTGCTTGTTAATGTATAGACAAGCATCCGAATCATTTTTTAGCCAATAGAGATGATTTTAGAACATATTATAGAAAAATAAAAATGACTTAGGAGATTCTGTGTTTACTATAATAATAATTAGATTATGCGTGGATACATTTACTGTATATCTTGTACGATGACATCAGGGACTCCTCGATATTATATAGGTATGAGCGAAGAACTCCCATACTATATATTGATAAAACGAAACTACGACATACATCAGTATCGATATAAATGTGTCTTTGCGAAGTATGTGAAGGATTTGGCGATTGAAAAAGCAAAAATAGAAACCTTATTACATAATCGATACGGTTCAGAACTGTGTTCGGACGGCTTTGTAGAGATGGAGACGTCAGGATACGGTTCAGAACTGTATCGAACGAACTTTATGCCGTCTCTAATCACACTCGAATACATTCGGGAAATCTTTGACTTGTCGCTCGGTGATTACATCGATGACGTCGATATCGACGTCGAAAATAGTATGCTAAGCGAATATACCGAATATGTCATTTGCGAACGAATCGAACATGCGTTTTACAAGTTAGAAAAGGAAAAAGAATTATTACAAAAGTTCAAGCGTCTAAAAGATGCGTTGGATACAATCAATGTGGATTTTGCGAAAACCTTGAAGACCTACGAGGCACTTAGCGATTCCACAAAAGAGAAAGTTATGCGGACGATACAATCATTGTAGTCATCGCTGGTTCGGGAACGTCTGGATAATATACAGAGCATACATTATTTTCATCACAGTAGATGGTCGTAGCACCGAAATGGATATATCTGCCTTTGTCTGTTGATGTGGGAACGGCAGAAAGCATCGCATAAAGTCTCGTAATCGTCTGGAACATTCTATCTATTGTATTCTATGTGTTTTATTTTTATATAGAAAATTGATAAAGGAATAGTAAAAGACTACCTACAATGGAATCGCTTTTCAAGAAGAATTATCTCTATGAGTTGCCCGATGATATACACGTTATCATCTATAAAAAGGTCTATCAAGGAACACTTGTCAAGATACGAGAAAATAAGGAGGCACTTCACAAGTTCAATAAATTAGTAGCGTATATCAAATACAATCATTTTAACAAACGCCAAGCGGTATGGAGCATCTTTTTATGTAATCGTCGAGATGTCGGCGACCCGTATTACAAATACTTTACGTATTACGCTGATAACGAGACAGACTTCTTACATCTCAACAAATCAAAGATGATACGATGCGACGAAACGTATTCAAAGATTCGATATATCGACTTTCCGATATACCCGATACAAGATAGGATACCTTCGGATAATTTTAACTATATAAAGAATACATTCGAACAATACATTCATATTTTCATAAGTCTCAAACATTACAAAGCGATTATGAGCGGGACGAGCAATAGATATAGAAATATCAGGGATGTCAAACTATTACGAGACAAAATAAGGATAGAGTTTGCGGATACCTATGTGTTTAAGTGCCATATCGATATTTATAGTAATATTTTGGAAACATATAATTTCATTCTATGTATATTGGACGTCTTGTCGGTGTTTCCAGAATATAACTTAGATTACATTCACGACATTGGGGACTTGCGAGATTGGTTTGCGTCGAATACATACTTTAAAGGATTTCGAATGAATGACAAAGGAGATACGATAGTCCCTTGGTTTTACGAATAAAAAATATAAAAATACATTACATACATTACATTACATACATTACATACATTACATACATTACATACATTACATTACATACATTACATTACATACATTACATACATTACATACATTACATACATTACATACATTACATACATTACATACATTACATACATTACATTACATACATTACATACATTACATACATATTCTTACACCACTTGCTTAGTGAGGGAATTGTAAGTATCCAACTCCTCGAAGAAAACGTATGCCTTCGCATAATTCTGTTGAAATAACTCTATATTTTTCTGAGAGGTGTATCCCATATTTACCAAGTCATATGGATTCATCTTGTAATGACACGCATATCCCTCGGTAATTACCTTGGTTTCGGCATCGATAAACGATGTATGAATCGACCAGAACCTCGGCTCACTATACGCTATTGAGTGATTTGTGTTTTTGCTACTATATATAGAATCATACACAACGCTGTGTTTGTCTTTTGTGAGCAGAAGCGACAAGTCGTAATACTGTTTCAACTGTTTCAACTGCTTATTTTTTTGAAGTTCGTCAAAGGAAATCACAACCTCTCCGACACCCTTCACTTCCATATAGACCTTGCCTTCGTATTTGATGAAGAAATGATAGTCTTCCGCAAAAACGCCACTAAACTCGGCGTTTTTTACATTGTGATAATAAAAACCTCCGTTTTTGTTGATAACTCCATTCATTGTATTGGCTTGTTCGATATTAGAAAGAACGCAATCAATTTTTTGTAATGTAAAAAGTAAAACATAACAAATATCCCCCTTATATATAGATAGAATGCCATTCGATTTAACAGATGACGAATGTTTATTATGGATAAAAGACCCGAGTTTTTCGCCATTCGAAAAAGAAGCAGTCGCTTTTTATAGAATACAAAAAATCAGACGGCTTATATTGAATGACGAAATCCCAAAAAATCCAAAGGACATCTTACATAAGGTGCAACGTAAGTGTTTTTATAATTCTGAATTGAGACAAAAAATAATCGTGCGGATTAACGAGTTCAAGCGAAACAACACCTTGCGTCTATACGCATACGACAACTTTACATATTCAGACCCACCTTTTACGATGAAGCAATGCAAAGCGTGGGCTAAGAATCATTTGGTAAATCCACGAACAAATGAGGCGATTGTGATGGACGACAATACATATACAGAATTAATATATACCACCCTACAATATGGATTGCCGACACCAGCGGTTTTAGATGACAAGCCAATAGACGCGTCGGATAAAGTTATTTATAATATACATGCGATTATTCGAAATGTGAAAAACCGCTTGGCGTTAATGAAAAAGACAGACGACTTTTTTTTACATCAGGAGATAGGAACTATCGATTTGCCGAAAATGAAGGTTAAAAAGAATACATTCGGCGTATCTTCGTCATCGGATAAAAGTATGAGTCAGGGAGAAAAAAGAAAACTAATGGATATGATGTTAGAGAATCAGGAGGAAGAAAGATTAATAAAAGAATATCATCCGTTCAGGCAGACGCAACGACGGACGCAAAGACTGCCTTCACAGCCTTCACAGCCTGACTCTTTTTTTACAAGTATTCGGACGTTTTTTGTTTCTCTGTCGGATGAAGTGGAACACGGGACAACATTAATAAATAATATTGTAAAATCTTATACCTCAGAAGACATAAAGACGATTACAGATGCGATTAAGAAATACATTGAAGATACCAAGGGGCAAGAGGAATACAAAAAAGAGTTCGATAATATCGAGAAATTGGTAAAGATATATGTTCGCAATATATACTTGCAACTCTTAGACCCTTCAATCACCCCGTCGTCCTCGATTGAGTATCCTTCCTATGTGAATAACATAACATATTTCAAAAAAACCAAATTGTTATCGAATATATCATCGCACCTAATCGAATATATATACGCATATACGCCACCATTAGATATTCGAATAAGACTATATTTATTCGATATTGTAGATGACGTGATTAACGAGCGAAATGCGGTTAGGATAGTGGGTGTTAATCTTGACCCGAGAGAACCCGCGCACCTCGAAACATATCGCAATGATTATTACAATATATTATCTGGGAGACAGCGCGTAAAACAACAGCCGTTGCCACAAGGGATGAAGGTTATCACGAGTATAAAAATAGAAAATCGTCGCATATCGGTGGAGGCTGATAACGCTAATAATAATTTTACACTTGAAGAATGTAAAGAGTGGGTAATGATACCTATTATGAATCCACGAACATTTGAACGCATTAAAATTGATTCGCCTCTCTACAATCGCCTATTATGTTTGAGTTATCAGTATGACACGAACTTAGTGCCACGTATGATAACCACATTAGGGCATCGGGTTTTCGACGCATTGATTGCGACCGTCAATGCTGCCATAAAGAGAAACAGAGAAAAGTCTATTCGAACGCCTTCGCAATTTGAAATGAAATGGAAGATTGTCGGCACGAAGAAACCAGAAAAAGGCATCGAACTAATCAATGAAAAATTGAGAATGGCTATCATTGAGGACTTTATGGGAACGAACGGGCAACTGCCTTTTTATGTTTTTCTTAACAAGGATGATTTGCGGTCGCTTGATATCCCTACGGAGATTGCGAAGAATACGTATATAAAAGTTGAAGATATGAACTTAAAACCCTATTACTATATGATTGTAAAGGAGGGTGCGGAGAGCGTTCGTAGCGAAATTATAAATAAGTCGATTGTCATCAAAAAAAGAACGGATTATACAGGTATTATCTATTCGATTGATGAATGCACGAATTGGATATACGAACCCTACCGAAACCCGAGGTCAATGAAACCAATCATAAAAGATTCCAAGGAATACAATATAATATTCGAACAAACATTGGTATTTAATACGAATGCCGAGCCGTATGATATTAGTCCAGCGGGTATTCAGTTTAAACGGAAGGTATTGAAGACTATACCAGACTACTATGGCATAGGGGATTGTTTGCGATGGGTGCGACAGCCCAGTATAAACCCTAAAACAGGCAAAGGAATCGTGAGAGACAGCGAAGAATACAATACGATATTTGAGAAGGCGTTGCTATTTGATTCGAATATGCGTCCGTCGGATATATCCTCGTATGGAATCAAGTTTAAGAATGCGTTTTTAGAGAAGAAGCGAATGATATATGGATATGAAAAGGTTTCGAGATATCGTCCTGCCATCACATTAGACGGCGAGGGCGACAATTATAACGACGTTTGTAAAGCGATTATGAATATCTATGACGGTTATAAATATTTTAAAGATAAAATGAAGAGGATATGTAATCAACATCATAGCCCTCCGATTGTATCCCTTGACGTGATTAAAGCGTCTCTGAAAGAGCGATTTATAAAGTTTGATTATGATAATGAATATATTAGGAGAGAACATTTTGACTTCTATAAGGATTCCGCAATCGCATCCGCCGTTCTCTACTTTTACAGCATAAGAAAGCAACACGATAACCCAGTAAAAGGAATATTTTCGAATAATTATTCGTGGATATATGTGTCGATATTAAATGTCGATGATAATTTTAACATTACTGCCTCAAATGCAGTTGATGGAGGCCGCACGGGAGTTTTTTACAAAGTTTTTCGAAGAACTCTTTTGCGACGACAAACATCTTACACGCCCCTTTATAAAACCACGTGATAATAAAGAAGGTAAATACTATATCAACCCTGCATTCGAACTCGACGACAATTTTAGAAAGGTTATTACTGCGTATGAAAAACTGGATGGCGAGATGGAGGAATTCATTACGGACGAGCAGATATATGAAATCATCGGGAAGGTGCTATCCTCAGCGGTTGCGAATGAAGACATTGGGCTACCACAGCAGTTATCAGGCTACATACTTGCGGGGCTATTAAAACAACCAAAAGACATCACCTTATACGAACTATTCTATATTTACCTATGCGAATTTGACAACACGAATATATATCTCAATATGATTCACAATAACCATATAGACGGCTTGGAGTATGCCGAACTTACCTTTAACTATCATTATGTGATTAGCAAACGGTCGATAACGCAAGAAAACCCCGAAGGATACGCCGTATCGAAAGATAATTGTATCAAGTTCCTTCAACAGTTGGCAAAACACGTTATCACGAAAAACTTTTTAAGCAAAGATGACCCTCTTTCGGCGAAAAGTATGAATATGCGATACGCCAGTTTGTTCGCTGGGTTTGATTATAATATACGAGGATTACTCTCCAATAACAAGGTTAGCGTCGCACAACTGAGCCGTATCATGTCAAACGACGTTCGCTTAGATAAAAAGGTTCTACAAGAGTTCGCACGGAAAATAATAGTAGAAATAAGAGGACAAAACTCTTTACAGGCGAAAGAAAAAAGATTTCATATTAAGGAGTTAAGACGAATCTTATATAAAATAATTACGGGACGTCGGAAGGGCGACCATTCTGATTTTATTCGAAAACTATTTCGCTTCTGGACTGCGTTGCCTAACTATACAGAAACGATAGACTATAAAATATCCTATCATATTGGCAACGATTCAAATGATGTGCCTATTGCGAAAGATAGATTCCCACAAGCCCGAACGTGCTTCAATTCAATCGACTTTTACGGATTCCCTGATAATCTAAAAACATTCAAACAAAAGGAAAACTACCTATACAATCGATTACATACCGCCGTCTTCAATACGCCCGGGATGGATAACGCATAAAAAATGATACGACAACATACAATATACCAAAGTGTTATGGCTGCGTCAGCGAATTACCTATACGACTTGCCCGACGAATTACATTCCCTTATATACAAAAAACTATTTAAGGAGACGCTAAGTGTCATAAGCGATATGCGAGAGACGCAAGATAATTACAATAAGTTGGTAGCATATATCAAGGAGAATCATTATCGCAATTATAACCCCGAGGGTAAACGGGCGATATGGTGTATATACAACCGTCGAGAAGTTGGCGACCCGTATTACAAGTATTACAAGTATTATCAGTATTACGCAGACGACACGACGGATTTCTTGCGACTGAATAAGATGAAGATGACCGCTCACGATAGCAAGTATTCTACGATAAAATATATGGAGTTTGCGATGTTCCCGATAATACAAGACCACGTTAAAAAGGTATTAGAAGAATACGCACGGGGGTTGCTTACGAATCCGATTCCGATTAAGGCGTTCGTGTTATGTAATCAGAAGATACGAGTCGAGTTTAAGGATACGCATCGATTCACGTGCTGTATTGATATATACAATAGTATTTTAGAAACATATAATTTCATTACAGAGGTGTTATTTGCGAATAACTTGGATGGCATTATGGACTTACGCATCTGGTTTGAATACAATTCGTTCCTCAATGGATTCTCAATCCGATACGGCAGCGACGGCGACGGCGACACAATATGCCCTGACTTTTATATGTAAAAAATATGACACCTGCTTATATAGTAAAGATAGACGGGTTCGTCGCCAATGTTCGTAGTTGCCATTCGGTTTTAATACGTCCCGCTTTTATTTCTTTTAGTATTATATCCATCGCATTGGGATTTTTACATAATGCACTCAATATGATTTCGTTATTCTCGCTATTTCTTTTATATTCTGCGTTCAGTATAACCATCGCTTCTGGATTCGCCGACAAATGTTTCCAGTTGAGCGACCAGTCTCTCGACGTAGGTTCTTTCATCTTTTCCTCTTGTAAAAATTGAATCGCTTTTGATAAAAAGGATGCTCTTGTTTTATATGTGATTGGCGTATATTCACCGCTAAATATTTTATATCTTAACTCTAACAACTTTATCGCTTTTTTATTTGTATTTTGGGATAAATTACCCCAATGTATCTTGTCAAGATTATCTTCAAATAAGCCAATCGCTTTTGTATTTGTATTCGATGATAAATGTCTCCAATTTATTTTATCCGAATTTGGATCACGGTTGTATTCGCTTTTTATTATTTTAATCGCTCCTGCGTTCGCAGATAAATACCACCAATCTATCTTGTCTGGATTTGCTTCTAATAAGTCGGCAGCACCAGAGTTCTCCGACAAAGCCCCCCAACGTATCTTGTTCGGATTCGCTCGTAATAACTCGACCGTACCAGAGTTCTTAGATAAATACATCCAATTTATTCTATTCAATAACCTATTATATTCTTCCTGTTCCAATATGTTTTCATACGCAATTCTTTCCCGTAATAAATCGATGGCGTTCGGATTCATCGACAAAGCCCTCCAATCAATCTTGCTAGGATTCGCTCGTAATAACTCGATGGCGTTCGGATTCATCGATAGATACTCCCAATTTACTTTATTCGATAACTTATTATATTCTTCCAGCCCTAAACTGTTTTCATAAGCAATTCTTTCCGTTAATAAATCGATTGCGTTCGGATTACCACATATTTCCTTATATAAGAGTATATCTGTCGGAATCCCATCTGCCAATCTATATACCAGCGAATATTGATATGTTTTTACGATTAATCCTTCTATATCTTTATTGGATTGTATATTTCTCAGTAGCGTTGATGGCTTTCTCTCGACGATTTTTTTACAAACCTTCTTCAAATTATCTTGTTCCTCCGTGGATTTATACGTCTGATATAACGTAGTAAAGAGTGCTTTATCTCTACAAATGGCTTCTAAATCACGTTTCATATTTCCTTTAAAGCCTAACTTGTCTGACGATGACGATGACGATATGGATTCTTGTAATATTTTCTCTAAATCTGCTACTTTTTCTTTTTTCGCACTTGACATTCTCTATTTTATTTTACTAATATAAAATATATAAAAATTGATTCATCCAATTCCATTTCCTTATATAACAAGTGATACAATGGAGTTCTCCGCAGTTCAATACATCGCCAAGAAAAACATTAACGACACGCTATCCTATTACAAGCAACTTGTATTCGTCAAGATAGACGACGAAGGCGGTGGCGACGGCAACAATGACAATGCCAAGGTATATATCGAGTTGTCAAGCAATGGGAAAGGCGGACATAAAGGGCTATCGATTATGATGCCTTTCGACGACCTCGTGAAAAACACGAGTGTAAAGGCGTATTATGAGATGTCTCGTGTAGCAATCGGAAAGCCAAACCTTGACCCGAAATATTACGGCAGTGAAGACCCTGAGAAGTGCCAAGCAGATTCGGATTATCTCTTTATCGATACTATTTATATTATTGAGGGTGTAAATTATATGGAGGCGAAGAAAGGCAACACGTATAACTCGTTTAACAGTAAAGCGTTGAAAGAGTTATACGTGTTGAATGTTGCGTCCGCAGCCGAAATCGCAGAGTTTAACGCAAACTACGATGCTAAGTTTGGCGATGAGCCGACGGCAACCGCAACTTACACAGCCCTCGTGAATAACTTGTAGATATAGATGTAGTTAAGGCTGGGTATATGGAATGTATATGTATATATTTTTATGTTTTCGAATAAATATTTCCTATTATCTCTTAAAAACTGACAAGTAATTTTTAAAATATAATCACGCACCGTATTCCGAAATGTCAGAATATTTCAACATTTCCGATATCTCCGTCTCCGAGTTCATCCCGTATAACGACAAGACGTTGGAGTTTTCAGCCTATCATTTCCATCATAACCGAGTGCCTTTCATTATCTTGTTTGTCAAGGACAATGAAGGGACGGGAGGCAAAGCCAATATATATATCGAAAGGATTGACTCGCATACGTGTAGAAAAGGCATCACAATGGAGGTCGTAATGCCTTTCGATGTTATGAAACAGAACCCAAATCTAAAAAAGTTTTACGATATGTCGGTTATGTTAGTGAATACGGAGAACAACGTCTATTACGATACCAAAGGAATTGAAACAAGGGATATGGTGCCGACTTGCGACGAAAGCGAATACGACGAATATCAGAAAACATATAGGCATTGGTGTATCAGTTGTGATACTGTATGGAAGAATATGAGAGTTTCGCAGTCCGACTCGTCGGACTCGTTTAACCCGAACTGCTATTTCAAAATCAACCCATTCAATTACAATTATATATCGGATACGGAGGAAAAAATAAGTGATTTTATGAAGAAGATTAATGCGTTTGTAAAATATGATGGTGGCGTCCCTCGTTTGATAGAATCAGCCATTGTCGCCAATTATGACCGTAAGGCATCGTAAGGACCGCAAGGGAGTATATTGTATCTTTATGTGTTATTTGTTTTTTATATAAGGATAAATATGTCATAAACTGCTCTTTGAATAATAAAAAATGATTGAGCGTGTTAATTAATATAATCACGCACCATTACTCTGTTGCCCCTGTCCTTTCAAACAAAGAGACCTTTCAAACAAAGAGACCTTTCAGACCTTTCAGACCTTTCAGACCTTTCAAACAAAGAGACCTTTCAAAAATGACCGATGCTGTGATTGCGAACGTCGTCGAAGAATCCGCTCGGTTCGTCGAACATCCCATCGGGGATTTGGAGTTTTCGGCATATAAGTATCATCACAACCGAAACCCCTACTTTATCTTGTTTATCAAGAATGGTTCGAACATATATATTGAAATGATAAATGAATATACGCATAGGCACAAGATGGTCGATGAGATTGTGATGCCCTTTGAGGTTATGAAGAAAAACGAGAATCTTAAAATGTATTACGATTTGTCCGTGAAGATGTTGAATACCCGCAAAAGCATCTACTACGATACAGTCGGTGTAGAAACAAAGCATCTCATACAAACCTACGATACGGATAGCGATACAGACGAGGACGAAGAAAGGCAAATAAGGCACTGGGGTATCAATTGCGATTGCGTCTGGAAAAATCTAAGAGTTTCGAAAGATTATAATATATATTACAATATGAACCCATTCACATACTCGTATGATGTGAATACGGTCGAAACGGTAGAAGCGTTTCTGAGAAGTTTTGACACATTCGCAAAGTCTAATCGTGTCGCTCCTGTGATTAAAGCGGAGATTCTCGCTCGGGATTCGTAAGAAGAACGAAGTAGAACGAAGTAGAACGAAGTAGAACGAAGTAGAACGAAGTAGAACGAAGTAGAACGAAGTGTAGTAATTAGTAATTAGTATTTAGTAATTAGTATTTAGTAATTAGTTTTTTAGTTTTTACGCAAGGTGTCGCTCAGATAATCGTAGAGGTGCGTTGCTCATAAGTAATTGTAATGGAGGATTTACAATCGGCAAGTCCGATTTATTAGGTTTTATAGAATAATTAAAAAGTTCATCGGATGATTCAGTATCGTATTCGTCTCCTCTTAGTGTTGTGCTATATACCTCTTCTAACTCTGGCTCATACTTGGCATTCGCAGTTCCAAGCCCGAGTTTATTCTCGTTGTTGCCAAGATTAAGATTGTCCTTGTGAATATTTATATTTTCGATGTTATATGTATAGTCCTTTGTTTCTGTGTTATCTGTTTTTTTATTCATCTGCTGGTCTTGCTGTGTGTGATACTGATGAATAGATTGTGTCGGCACCCGCACAGGCTGTAAATGAGAAGACTGCGAAGACCGATTATAAAATATGATGATTAACAATCCTATAAATATAAAAAACAGAATATAATAGCCGTCGTTCTTCATCTTTCTAATTCTTTTACTATAATACTAATATAATAATACGCTATACTTAATCATCCTCGGTATCTTCGATAAACATCGGCTTTTTCTTAGTGCCGTCTGCGTCTGCGTCTGCGTCATTATCATTCGCACACGTGTCGCACGTGTCGCATAGGTCGTCTTCGATTCGAACATTATCCATATAAAACGATACCTTATATTTATTGTTCGTATAAAACTTTAAACGTGCCGCTCCTTTTCGCTTAAATATCGAAAAGTCATCGAGTATATCGATACATAACGGGGTATATTTTCGCTTCTCTGGAACTTCTCGAAGAATACGCCCGATAGATTGCTGGATATCCGAGATTGGACTTGCGAATATAATCGTATTTAAGGAAGGGACATTAAACCCCTCGGATGCGAGTTGATACGTTGCGAGGATGATTTGTTTCTCCGAGGATATTGCGAGGTCTGCTTGTTTCATACCGCCCACATAAAATCCATAGCCACCGCTACCGTCGCTACCGCTGCCATTCGCAATCTTATGTTCTATAATATAACTCTCAATGTCTTTCAATTGATTTCGGCGTTCGCTCAATATAAGCACACGTCTATCAGGTTCTTTACTCAAAATATCTTTTAATAGCGAGATGATAAACTCGGTTCGTGGTTTAAACGTGCAAACGTTGTTAATCATTCCCGCCCCGTTCTCTTTGCCATTCCACATCAGTTTCACCGTCGAATAATCGATGTGTGTCTCAAAGTATTTATGAACCTGCACATTCACGTCGCAAAACTCCTTGTTTTTCAGGGTATATACCGATTTCCCAATGTAATTCTCAAATACCTTCCGCATACCGTCCTTGCGGTTCAGCGTCGCCGACAACCCGAGAATGATAGGATTGTTTAGTTTTCGAAATGCTTTACAGAAAACTTGTGCTCCTGTATGATGAACTTCGTCTATGATTACAAACCCGATATCATCAAATATGGCATCGTCATAATCTCGCATCGCCAGTGATTGTAGAGAGGCGATGATAAAGTCTTTGCCGACGACATCAACCTTCTTCTGTTTAATGATTCCTACCTTTGCGTCAGGGGCAAACTGTGCTATGGTATCTAAAAATTGCTGGTTCAGGAAATCCTTATGACTTATAAATATCGTCTTCTTCTTTAAGGTACAAGCGATATATAGGCTCATTATCGTTTTGCCGAAACCGCACGGAACCGATATAATACCACCCATTTTTAGTGGGTCGTTAGCGGCTTTTAAAAAGTTGCCAATCGGTTCTTGCTGTGCGTCTCGTAGAGAGCCGATAAAATTAATATGAATATCCGCACCGCTCGTCAATTTACATAGCGTCGGTAAGCCATACTTTTGCAACCCGTAATATCTGGGAATATAGATTCGCTTATCATTCTCGCTATACAACTGAAACGTCAAATCTTCGGGCGACGACGCATTACCCTTGCCACCCGCATCGAAATTAACCTTGGGCGTCATTGTCAAATCCTTCCTTATATGCTCGATATCCTTCTCGGACAATGCGGACTTTAAAATACCATAGCCGTTTTTGGATAATATCGAATACATCAAAAGCGTTAGGCAGTTCGTTTTATCAGATTAACTATCATTTTTTTATATGAATTATAATAATAGATAAGGATGATAATTAATTCATTTCGAGGGTTGGCGATAATATTATTAGTATCGATTTTGATTATCAAAGAAGTCCCTTTAAAGAAACTATTGAAAGACCCGATGATTCAATTTTATTTGGCAGTAGCGTGTATGCTAATCCTATTACTCGTCGATAATATCCTCGGGTTCATATTGTCTATCTGTGTATTGTCGCTATATTTTAGAATATATACGAGCGAACTCAAAAATAAAGAAGGTAAAGAAACAGATGTAAGCGGAACGCCACATCATTCGCATTCTTCGTCTGACGGCAAAGCGTGTTCGTCGAGCGACTCGAAATGCGAGATGAATATGGCACGGCTCGAAGAAAAGACAAGAATTGCTGTTGCTACTGCGTCTGTTGCTTCTGCGGATGGTAGCGTTCCTTATATAACCGAAGAGAACCTATTGGACGCACAAACGAATATTGTGAACCCGATTGAATATAATAGGGAACTACACACCGAGAATATATACGGTTCGCAAGGATTAGACACGAAGAACCTACATATACGAGGATATGACACCACGAACCAGTATTTAGGCTCTCTATCCTTTGATATAATAGGAAATTAAAAATATAGATTATTATTAAGAAATAGAAATAGAAATAAGAGATGTATGAAGGATTTGTATCAAATACGGAAAACGACCAAATTGTAGAAAAAATATTTACGTTATTGGGGTATTCGATGCTTACGCTTGTGGTAGGCGGAACGTTATTATGGGCGTATTATAGTTCGGATAAAAACCAGTATATGTTTATATCCGTATTATCGCTCTTCGTGCTATTTTATGCGATTGTTATCGTCGCCATCGTAGTCATAAATAAAAACAATTATGATGCCTTATCTTACACGCTTCTATTTGGTATCACTATATTTGTCATCTTCGCCACGTTTTTTATATGTGTGTTTTTCATTCTTAAAAGTTTTAATATAATCGGCTCCGCTGCGTCCGCTACAACGGCATTAAGGACGAACCCTTATATAGCGAATCTCAACAGTGAATATCGTCGGGTCGGCGTGTAAGCGGCGACACCGCCTTATATATATTCGAAAAACGACAATACGTAGATGATAGAGAATAGCGATATGGACTTTATATAGATGTCGAAGTTCGTTAAATGGTCTTGTAAATTATCGGGCATCTTCTCATATACGGTGTTAATAATCCCCGAGTGGTAGATGATTACCGCTAATATAACCAATATTAAACTCTTTTTTGCGACTTCTGTATCTACATAAGCCGATATACTGTCATACTTGCCATTCGGTGTAGGAGGATATATCGGCGGGTGAGGATACATTTGCTGAGGGTATTGCTGCGAATGCTGCTGTGGTGGATAGGACTGTTGTGGAGGCATCGGTGGCATTTGCGGATGCTGAGGCATCGCCGATTTCTTAGACATCATTAGTTCGTCTTGGAACTCGTTAAGGACGTCTTGAACTACTGGGTCGTTAATGTCATTCGCTTCTGCGGTGTTTGATGGTTGCGTTTTTAGCGGTAATGTGCTTATCGGCGTTGACATTCTAATAATTCTATCTATTGATATATAATATTTTCAATCTAAATTATATTACGCAAGGAACATCCTCTCAAAGAACCCAGGAACACTTAGTAGATTATCGGGCGTTTTATTAATATCATACGGCTCTAAGGGGTTTTCGATTGTCGAACTACATTTCACAGGATACGACGTATATTTATAGCACGTGTCTTCGAGTTTAAAAACATTCCCTTCAATATCTTTTATATCTGGGGCAGAGTAGATAACGCAGTTGTCCTTACAGATACGTCGGAACAGCAGTGCCAACGAGAGACCGAACAACGCACTAACGATGATTTGCCCTGTCTCGTCATAAAACATTCGGTCGATAGAAACCCTTAATCCCGACGGCTCTCTTTTATTCATTCTAATCTATAAAAACTTAAAAAAATAAACGAAGCATCCCGATTCCATTTCCTTATATAATAGGCTGTGTTAAGGATGTGTCGGTGCATTTAACTTCCTCTGCGTTATATTTATAGCATTGGTTATCGTGATTCTTATATACGATTTTATTCGCATTATAAGGCGTCGGGTATTTTATGATATTTCGGATTGGTGGGGAAGATATATACACGTATATAATGCCTAATAGAAAGGCGAACACGAAACTAAACCAATTGATTCGAAAGGTTCGCTCGACAGTTTTAGCCATTCTCTACACTTCGATTCCTTCTATTACTTCTATACTACCTTATTTTTTTTATAATTTACATCCTTTATACATCGATTCGTTTTGGGATTTCTTACCTGTCCTTCGGGACAATCTTTAAGAACCTTAGGGGCTTTCGCTTTCGGAACTTTCGGTTCTTTGGGAACTTTCGGAACTTTCGGTTCTTTCGGAACTTTCGGAACTTTCGGAACTTTCGGAACTTTCGGAACTTTCGGAACTTTCGGCTTCTTATTAGGGACTTCGTCAGCGTCCGCATTCGGCTTCTTGGGAACTGCGACACGTTCATTGAAATTGAAGTATTCGTATGTATATATATCAGGGGTATCTTGGTGGCTATTCGTATATTTATAATTTAAATAATCATATAACGACGATAATGCTTTGGTTTTTTTAAATATAGCATATAGTTCTTCTTTCTTTACTAAAAATAAATCGTATTCGACATTATTACGCTCTCTAACATTCTTAAACTGCTCGTCGTATTTCATTATTTTTTGTGAAACGGCATTACGCTCGTCCTCTTTGTATTTGAAATAATCACCGACGAGTTTCTTAATTTTACTTAACTTCGCAGGTTCAGCAGTCTTATCATACATATTGATATTTAGAATGTTTTTTTCAATATCTTTTAATATATCCATTTACTAATATTAGGGATAAAAATAAAAACTAACGTAATAAAATATCTTCAAACATACCTTTATAGAATGTTTGGAGACTTTCTGCGGGTTTTAACTGCTCCTCATAAATACTTCGTGGTATATATTTAACAATCACTTTATCTTTTTTACATACAGATTTATTCGTATAGTAGCCTTGTATAATCATTATAGACCCTATAAATAATAAAAATATTGCGATTGCTTTCATTTCTTAATATAAAGAAATAAGAAAAAATTAATGTTTATTGAACCCCAAGTTTCTGAGAACTCCACGCATCGACCTGTTCGATACTGCTTTTGAGTTCTGACATTTCAATCGGATTCTCCGCTGCGTCCGCACCTGTCGCATCAGTGCCGACAACCTCAGATACGGACTCCGCAGCCTCCGCAACAACAACCTCATTCTGGGTAGGGAATAGCGATGCCTTGCGATTCTCAAAGATAACGTCCTTATCACTCATATTCTTCTTGTATTCTTTCATTAGGGTATTCAGTTGTGTTTCGGCATATTCTTGATTCTCCAAGCAATCTGGATTCGGCGACCAAGGACACCAGCAACCCATCTGAGCGATATAGATGTTGAACTTGTTATCAATCTTCTTGATAAACTCACTGCGATTCTTAGCCTCCTCAATCGTATCGAAAACGCCTCGCACCTTGATACCACGAATCGACGTCGTAAAGTTGTTATCACGATGATACGACGACTCCAACTCCTGATTATTAATCGACTTGTAAAACCCATATTGTTCGCTCATATCCTTCGCATCGAAGATGAACGCATTGTTCTCCTTCACAGAATCCACAAAGTCCTTTGAGTCGCTATATTTCTCCGAGATGCCATCGAGTAGCGTAGTCATATCCTTGCTAAACTTCGCAATGAATTGACTAAACATATACGCCTCCTTATTCACAAGGACATCCTCGGGACTCAAAAAAGACAGCAGTACAAAGTTCTGCCCACGAATCGGCTTATCCTCGTCGAGGTAATCGACCTCCTTTACGCTTACAACATTAGTGCTTTCTTCTACGGACATTTTATATCTTTTTTCTAATACTAATATAGATTATAAATCTTATATATATTTCGTGAAAATATTTTATCTCGTAGTAATAGAATAATCGAAATGGAATACACTGTTGATTTTTGGGATGTCGTTATACGACTTCTTAAATACGCCTTCGAAGGTCTTATCGTCGCCTTTGTCGCTCTCATATTACCGAATAATAAATTGGATATGAGCGAAATCTTTATGTTGGCTTTAACCGCCGCTTGTACCTTCTCCGTCCTTGACTTGCTATCCCCCGCAGTTTCGGCGGGTGCGAGACAAGGCGTCGGTTTAGGTGCTGGTTTCCGTATGGTGGGTTTCCCGAACGGCGTTTAGTTTAGATTAAATTAGATTAGAGCGACGGTATGATTTCGTAATTCAGTTCTAAACATATTTTTTTCCATATTTGGTCTTGGACGTATAGTTTCTCTCTGCTTTTTAATAGTGGGAAATATTTGAGATATTCGTTGAGTCCTAATATTTGAAAAAACTTATACAAAACATAACTATACGACAAGAAATTCTTCCTGTCTTTCGGACAATGTTTTAAAAACGGGGCTTGAATGTTTCGAAACATATTACAGAGTTTGTCTTCGAGTTCTTGGCTAAACTGCGGAGTCGGTATCCCATTGATTCGATTGATAATATAATTAATATGCTCGTAATATTTATTAATCCGCAGACGTTTGAGAATATCCCTCATCTTGTTATAGGTTATCGTTTTCGTATCCACAATCTTCTCTTTTTTTATTTCTGTTAAAATCTTCTCAAATATTTCGTCAGGAATATCTGTGCTTTCCTTCCCCTGAACCTGATTACACCACTCCCGAAAATGATTGATTCGCTTATAACTAAAATGCGACGTATCCTTTGTATTCTGCTTTAATATAGGGCGGTTCTGCTCCACAAGCAGCAACTCTTGATATCCGCAAAGATTACAGATGATGATTGCGTCGTGCTGTAAGCACGTCATCGGGTTCTTACAATTCTTACAAATCTCAATGTCCTCCTCTTCGACGTTGCGAACATACTTTTTATTTATGATAGACATGTATTTATCTACGAGGGAACTTTTATCGATTACGTTAGGAGTCGCCGTTACGGTAGCCGAGTTCGACGCATCGAAGGGTTTCTTTAAATTATTTTCTGTATTTAAATTATTAAGAGCATCCAAAACATTTATTGTAGTCGCTGACACCGAACTTCTCTTCTTCTTCGAATCATTCTTGTAAATCTTCGGTTGTCTGCTAAGCAACTCGCTCGACGAAATACAAACGCCATTCGATATAGACGTGTGCGGGTTGCTTATATCAGACTGCTTCTCCACAGTATCGTAGTATTGAAATAGGATATAACTGGTATTTTTATAATATTCAACTTCGTTATAGGATTCCAACTCTTTGATATTGTTTTTAAGTTCAATAATTTTCTCTCGTATAAGAATATTACTCGTCCATAGAGTATTCACGTATTCCTTGTCGTGGATGTTAATATGCTTATGGGCTTCTATATTTTCCATAATGAGGTTTGACTGGACTTCCATATCCTGTAATAATATCTTGTAGCCCTCTTTGTCTTTGTTCGTAAGTTCAAACTTCTTTATAATATTGTTGTGCATCGCATCTAACGTAAAAACCTCATTATTGTCGGAAATATATTTTTTTTTTGATGATTTTTCTTTGAACATCGCTATAATAGAATAATTAATATTAATTTTTATATAATAAATAATACCTATATTAATATAGACATTAATACATACATACATTTAATTCATATTTTTTTCTCCTCTAATAGTATAAAGAATATAGCGTAAATGGGTGGTGGTCTTCTTCAATTAGTAGCTTACGGGGCTCAGGATGTTTATTTAACTGGTAATCCTCAAATTACCTTCTTCAAGGTTGTCTATCGTCGTCATACGAACTTCGCTATTGAGGCTATCCAGCAAACCTTCAACGGAACTGTTGGATACGGACAGACTGTGAATTGCCAAATATCTCGCAACGGTGATTTAATTAACCGTGTATATCTCCAAGTCGAATTACCTAAGATTACTGGCATCCCGACTTTAACCACAGGGGCCCGATATGTCAATTACGTAGGTCTTCGCCTGATTAAATCCGTTCTTATCGAGATTGGCGGACAACAAATCGATAAGCACTATTCGGACTGGCTGTATATCTGGAATGAACTCTCCCTCCCCCGTGGTAAGCGATACGGTTATGACACTATGGTCGGTGCCGATAAGGACATAACCTCATTCAATGACACTACCCTGTATATCCCCCTCGAATTCTGGTTCTGTCGCAACGTCGGTCTCGCCCTTCCTTTAATAGCTCTTCAATACCACGAAGTGAAAATCAAGATTGATTTCGAAACTAAGGAAAACTGCCTTATCAATTTACAGGTTGCTACTGGAACTCTCGCAACCTCCGAGAAGTATGTCTCAGGAACTACTGTCGGAACTGTCGCCAACATAACCGATATGTCTCTGTGGGTCGATTACATATTCCTTGACACTGACGAACGCCGCCGATTCGCCCAACTGTCCCACGAGTATTTAATAGAGCAACTTCAATTCACTGGAACTGAAACGCTCAATGGCGGTTCAACCAATCGTGTCAAACTCAACTTCAATCACCCCTGCAAGGAACTCGTCTGGGTCGCCAAGCCCAACAACTATTCTCGCAAGGCTTGTTGGTATAACTACACGGATACTGATAACGTCGATTTAACTACCGCATTAGTTAGCGAAGTGCTACCAAGGAGTTCGAAAACCGAATTTGTTACCGAATATGCTTCTTCGAATTATATGGCTGGTTTCGACTTTACCAGTGGAAATGTTTCTGGAACTACCATCGGAGCAGCATCACCTTTCACTGATACTATACTTCAATTAAATGGCAATGACCGTTTCAGTGTTCGTGATGGTGCTTACTTCTCATTCGTTCAACCCTATCAGCATCACACCAATATACCGAATAACCCCGGTATCAACGTGTATTCGTTCGCCCTCAAACCCGAAGACCATCAACCCAGTGGAACTCTCAATATGTCCCGTATTGATACCGCTACGCTTATGGTTACCACCAAGGCGATAACTACGTCATTCACCGACGCACCTGCTCTTACCTACGATGGTATCAACATCTATGCGGTCAATTACAACGTCCTCCGTATCCTCTCGGGTATGGGCGGTCTTGCCTATTCCAACTAAAAATCATTATATGTATATATGTATATATGTATATATGTATATGCATGTAATGAATTGCCTTTTTTTTTTCTCCTCTAATAGTATAAAGAATATAGCGTAAATGGGTGGTGGTCTTCTTCAATTAGTAGCTTACGGGGCTCAGGATGTTTATTTAACTGGTAATCCTCAAATTACCTTCTTCAAGGTTGTCTATCGTCGCCATACGAACTTCGCTATTGAGGCTATCGGACAAACCTTCAACGGAACCCCGGGGTATGGCAATCGTGTAACCTGCCAAATATCTCGTAATGGCGATTTAGTTCATCGTATGTATCTTTCACTCAAAGTGCCTGACGCAACTTCCCTTTGTGCCTTCTATGGTCTTCGTGTTATCAACTATGTCGAAATCGAGATAGGCGGTCAAAAGATAGACAAGCATTATTCGCATTGGCTCTATGTGTGGAATGAACTTTCGCTACCAAAGTCAAAGCGTGATGGCTATAATAAGATGGTCGGTCAAGCGGGTGGAACTGGCTATAATGGCAAAACCCTGTATGTCCCTCTTGAGTTCTGGTTCTGTCGCAACGTCGGTCTCGCTCTTCCTTTAATCGCTCTCCAATATCACGAGGTGAAAATCAACATCCAATTCGAGACTGCCGATTTATGCCGTGGCTCTGCGGACGCACTTACCGCATTCCCTAACGCTACTCTGTGGGTCGATTATGTATTCCTCGATACCGATGAACGCCGACGATTCGCCCAACTGTCCCACGAGTATTTAATAGAGCAACTTCAATTCACTGGCTCAGAATCCGTCTCTTCTACCAAGTTGAACTCTAAACTTTCTTTCAATCATCCCTGTAAGGAACTTGTGTGGTTTGCGAACAAGAAGGCTACCGCCACGCAACAACTTACCAATAACAATTGGTTCAATTACACCACTACTAATGGGGCTATTGCTTCCCTTCCTTACTATTATAACCTGAACGCCCTTCACAACAAGGCGGTCGGTTCTTTAAATCCTGTCGCAACCGCCAAACTCATCCTAAACGGCAATGACCGTTTCTCAGGTCGCCCAGGCTCATACTTCAATCTCATACAACCCTTCCAGCATCACGAGAACATCCCTGCGAATGCGGGTATTAACGTCTATTCTTTCGCCCTCAAACCCGAGGAGCATCAACCCAGTGGAACTCTCAATATGTCCCGTATCGATACTGCTACTCTTTCTCTCGACTTCCAGTCTGGCTTAACTGAGAACACCAATTTAAATGTTTATGCGGTCAATTACAACGTCCTTCGTATCCTCTCAGGTATGGGCGGTCTTGCCTATTCCAATTAAATAAATGAATATATCAAAAATATCGAGATTTCTCGATATATGCGTGTATGTAATGAATGTAATGAATTGCCTTTTTTTTTTCTCCTCTAATAGTATAAAGAATATAGCGTAAATGGGTGGTGGTCTTCTTCAATTAGTAGCTTACGGGGCTCAGGATGTTTATTTAACTGGTAATCCTCAAATTACCTTCTTCAAGGTTGTCTATCGTCGCCATACGAACTTCGCTATTGAGGCTATCGAGCAAACACCGACTGGCAGTAATTCTCTCGGTTCTCGGGTTAGTTTCCAAATCACCCGCAACGGTGATTTAATACATCGTGTATATTTCTATGGTGAAATCGTTGCTTCTGGAACTACTGACAATGCGGTTGCTCTTGTTCCCAACTTCGGTCATAAACTGTTAAAGACGATTGAACTCGAAATCGGCGGACAGCGTATCGACAAGCATTACTCCGAATGGCTTTACATCTGGAACGAACTTTCCCTTCCTGTCGGAAAACGCAATGGCTATAACGTGATGGTTGGTGCTAACGCTCGTAATATCGCCACCAAACTTGTAGTCGGTGAAAAATACGAACTCTATGTTCCTCTCGAGTTCTGGTTCTGTCGCAACGTTGGTCTCGCTCTTCCTTTAATCGCTCTTCAATACCACGAAGTTAAAATCAACATCGAGTATGAAGCAGAAGCGGCTATGAAGGATTTTGGAACGAAGAACTTCACGATACAGGAAGAATTACTCACTGGAACTGGCGTTCCCATCACAAACAGTGCTTTAACTGGTGCTTCCTCAGTATCTCTTAAATTAGACAAGGCGACTCTGTGGGTCGATTACATATTCCTTGATACCGATGAACGCCGCCGATTCGCCCAACTGTCCCACGAGTATTTAATAGAGCAACTTCAATTCACTGGTGCTGACTCTATCACTTCCTCAGGCGAGTCAATGAAGAGCATCCGTATGAACTTTAATCATCCTTGTAAGGAACTCGTCTGGACGATTAAGGATACTACTACTGATGTGTATTGGAACAATTACTCATCCGCAGGAAACGGGCAACACAATAACGACCACCTCGATTCCACCAACCCTGTCACAAGTGCCAAGATAATGCTTAACGGCAATGATCGCTTCGCTACTCGCAAGGGCGATTATTTCTCGCTCGTCCAGCCTTATCAGCATCACGAGAATACTCCCGACAAGTTCCATCAAGGCATCAATGTCTATTCTTTCGCCCTCAAACCCGAGGAGCATCAACCCAGTGGAACGCTCAATATGTCCCGTATCGATACTGCGGTGCTTTCGCTGTCATCGAGCATTACTGGTGTCATCAGCATATACGCCGTGAATTACAACGTTCTCCGTATCCTCTCAGGTATGGGCGGACTTGCCTATTCCAATTAAAAATATAGATTCATTCATCTCATCTCATTTCATTCGTTCGTTCTTTTTGTATTTTTACAATCTAAATAAAAATAAATAATGCAAAGCATAACATACCAAGTTATAACGGGTCTGTGTTTGCTATATGGTCGTAGATATAATTCTTTTCGTCGGCTATGATTGCGTCAGGGTCATTGATGCCATATAAATCAAAGAGTTTCTCTAATGCGTGTGTCAGTTCCCTCTCTAACTTCGTCTGGTCTTTGCTTTCCAAGTTCTTCTTCAAGGTTTCTAATTTATGTAAAAACGTTGCGTAGGATTTAATCATAAAGACATCGTCGATATTACTGATGTCATTCTTACTGAATAACGATTCGTATTTCCCCATATTCCTTACGCACATCTTGATATATCGATTGAATAACGCCATAATCGTATCGAGACTATCCTCGTATAATAAAACGGTCTTCAAGAGGTTCAATAACATAAGCAAATCTTCTTTTTTTCCTACTTCCTCTGTTATAACGATATTTATAAACTCTATTATCTTATCTTTTAAGCCTTCTATATTACCATTACCATAGTCATGTTCTATGATAAAGTCTGCGAACTCCTTGATTTTATCTTTATAGGTAATAGCATTGTATGTTAAACCATTTAATGTCATATCGTCCCATTTATTAAGTGTTAAATCATATTTATTTGCTGAATCTACAAACTTATCATATATGTTTGATATATAAACAGGTCTCATATTATTTATAATACTTGCCTCCATTTTATTATAACCTTTTCTGATTGTCCAATCAGAGGGATTTGCTGTTGTATGCTTTATAGTTGTTAATAATTCATTTCCAATATTATCAGTTGCGGTGATTTTCCCAACCCTTTTTATTAATTCTTTTAAACTCTTTATTAGTTCTGTTCGGTTATCTCCATTTTTGCTATCATATCCAGCATATTCGATATCTTTTTTAACTTCTCCTAACCTTTCTTTAATATCCTTGAAATTATAATAATTTACCAAGTCATTTAAGAAACTCTCTCCAATCGGACACTTGTCTTCTTCCACCGCCGCTTCTAATTTATCAAGCGTGGGTCTCGAATAATCTCGTGATTCTTGAATTTCCTTCAACAGTTCTATCATTTCTTCATACTTGAAGCATTGTATTTTATCATAGTTATCCCCCTTGATATATTGTAAAGATATATAGCGTAAGTTATCCATTCATCTAAAATAATTAGAGATATATATATTCTAAAACTTTGTTGCGATGATACTTGTGAAAAGCCAAATAAACATAGTGAATAGCGTCAGTGTCTTTGAGAGTTGCTTTCGCTCGTCGTAGTTTAATAGTTTCACGGTTGCAACTGTATCATCGTGGTTCGCTTCGTCCTTGAACTCGGGCTTCTTCTTGATATTCAAGATAATCGGGATGACGATTAATAAGATGATAAGTGATGTATGGATTAATAACCTCGAAATCCCATTCGTCCCCATATAAAAATAGAAGAACAACGAGCGGATGCTATTGATAATCCCATTAAAGTTCATATATTTCACATCATAACTATTATCGATATTGATGAATAACACAACAAACCAAAATAATATGATATAGATAACAGCGTAGTATATGAACCCTTCGTAGAAGGATGTTATAATATTGATATCAATACACCACTGAACCATAAGCAACGTGATATAACGGATAAAAAAGGTTGCGATAATGAATACGATTCGGTCGTCTAAGGTTATTTCTAATTCTTCCAAGGGATTTTGCGGGTCATTCTCGAAATCCTTTATTTTTTTAAGAATGGCATCTTTGTTATCCTCCCTGTCTTCTACCGAGAACGTATTGTATGTATCGATGTCATTCGATAATTGCTCGATTTTGTTATCGGTATTGATGCGAACCACTGTGCCTTTATTGTTGTTCTTGACATCCCTGAACTCCTCCTTCGTTCGAGGAGGAATAGAACGATAGCGTTGCTTCTCTAAATACTGGGCTTTTAAAGTATCGTCGCTATACTTTTCTTCGGGACTTGCACCGCCGATTGAACTTCTTCTTTGTAATCGTGATTGTTGTGGTGGTAATTGTAATCGTGGTGGTAATTGTAATCGTGGTGATTGTTGTACTTGTAATCGTGGTGATAATGGTAATTGTGTATCGCTCCCGAATATACCATTTCTTCCTTGTAAAGAACCTGATGTTTTTTCTTCATTAACTTCTTTCTTTGCATTGTCGATTACATCGACACTTATATCTACTTCATACGGATATGCTATTATAGCTATTATACAATCATACGCATAATTTTTTTGTGCTTCTATGTCTATTACTAATGTTCTTGTCTTTCCTATGATACTTTCGGAATCTTTCTTTGCCTTCGTTGCTATCTCTGCTGTTATAAGATTGGCAACCTTTGTTGCCTTCTTTGCTTCCTTTGCTTTGACGCTAACTTGTTTAACATATTCAATTACTGCATTTTTGTTAGATGTCGCTAAGTCTAATGCGTTTTTCGCTTTTTCTGCTTCTGTTTTGACTCGTTCTAATGCTTTCTCTGCTTCATTTACGGCAGTCCTAATAACATCTATATTATCGCCATTATTAGCTTTTAGTTTAGATATGATGGCTTTTTGTATAACATTGGCTTTTCTTGCTTCTTCTATAACTTGAGATGCTAATGTAGTTTTTTGTTTGCTTTGTGGTTGTCGTATAGTTTTTAAAGGTTCTGGAATATCTAATTCGTTTTCTATATTTTCAAATGTTATGTCTTTGTTTTTGGTAATAAAAGCGGTATATAACTTATCTTTTTTTTTATGTTCGTCTAAAACATTTATTTCACAGTTATTTATTTTTGCTTCTGAAACCTTCTTAATTACTTTCGCATTCTTTTTTGAATTATCTTCTGTATCACTCGGTAATGAAGCAAGAACCGCTTGTGCTTTTTCTAATTCTTGTTGTGCTTTTTCTACTTGAAGATCGGCAAACGCAACATATTCAGACGTGTATGCTTCTAATACTGACGCTTTTGCGGATAGTTTCTCTGATTCTTTTTCAATGGTATCTGTGTCGTCTGATGATTTCACTGCTTCTTTTTGAAGGGCAACTTTTAGTAATTTTTTTAATGCGGGATTCGAAAACACCTGTGCTTTTAAACTTCCCGCAATGTCGTTTTTCTCCTTTACAGGGTCTATTAACTTATTTCTTGACTCTTCTACATATTTTCTTGCTAATCTAATAAGATCTATTGCGTCTCTTGCGAAGTTCGTTCGTGTTTCAGGTATGATATTATTATGTTCATTTATGTTCTCTATAAAAGTATCTACTTTTTCCTTGCTAACTCCTACTCCTCCTGACATAAATGTATAACTCTTTATAAACATTTCAAAAACATTTATACTCTCTTCGTATTTATCTATATCTTCTTTCTTTAATTTTGATTTTTCAAATTCGTTACTCGCTTTTAAAAAGGTATCAAACGCAATGCTATATTTGTCTTCTGCTTCTGGAACAATTTTTTTCGAGACGTCTTTCGATTTCTCATCTTGTTTTTTAGAAGATGTATCCCCTTTATTTGAGATTTTTGCGTTATATAATTTTTTTGAAAGTTCCATTAAACCAGAAATCTTTGTATTTCCAGTATATGTTTTTTTTAGTTCCGTTAGTTTTTTTGTAAATGTATCCGAACCCGTCGTCTCCGCTCCTCCTCCAACAGTTTTCGCCTTGTTGATTTTATTTACATAGTCGTTGATTTCTCGAATTAGTTTCCGTTCCTTTACTCGAAGGCTCTTCACGCTATTATACTTGGCTAATAGTTTCTCCAAGGTTTCTTGGTCGTTGTCAAACATTTTTAACAAGGTCGTGTAATATTCGAAACGTTTAGGGTTGAAGTTCTGTAAATCAAAATCGCTTATCAAGTTAGTATTCAATTTCGCATTGTTATCCGTTGTATCATTACCACTCACATTGTTAAAAAGCATATTGTATGCGTAAATGGATTTTAATGCTTCCTTATTCATTGCCTTCCTTAATCGTAATATAGATAATAATATTATTCATTAGTCTAATTAGTCTATATTAAGTATATATATCATCTTCCAAACAATCGCTACAAACACGAGGAGTATCGTGATACCCAAGAGTATATAGGAGTATATATCTCGATAATAGTAATACACCACAAAGAGCATCATTATAATGATAAAAAACCACAAGAAGCATACGCTTCCTGTCATCCGCTGTGTATTATATGCGTTAAAAATCGCTTTCGGGTCGCTCAGTCTATCTTTGAGGCAATAGGTCAGATAGTTCTTTAAATCGGTGTTGTTGATGTAATTATTCGGTATCGTATCCTTTGTCGTCTCCTTCTTGACAGTATCGTAATCTACGAATATCTTCTTATAGTCTTCTTCGTAAAATATCTCGCCCTTCGATAATCTATCCAAGTTCATTTCGAAGTTCTTATAATTGAAGGGTATATAGGATGCGGGTAGCAATTCCAATGGTAAAATCCCAAACGTATTGAAATAATATTGGTTATCCGTATCGTTTATCTTTTTTTTTTTATTCACTTTATAGGGCTGGAAGAACTTGCTATAAAATACCTTCATTCTATCGTTGCTGTCATCCTTCTTGATGTTGTTTGTGTGTTCAAGAATATACGTGTCCTTATGTAAGAACTCTCGTATCTTGCTTGACATATCATAAAAACATTTGTCCTGATTATCGGTGACGCTGACACATTGATTTAATCTTGAATCCTCGGCAGTTTTAGCATTATCTCTTGCTGTTTCCTCTGTCGTAGGCATTTTATCTATCTATTTAATCTTTAAACAGATTTTATTGTAGCGATTATGTAGCATATTATAATGAGCATATTCATATAATACGTGGATTCGAAGGATGTCGTCGATATACGAATCGCCTTCTCTAAAATCGCTTTTTCATCCTCGTATTCTGGCTGTACCTTCATTTCTTCGATTCGTTTGGCAAATAAATATTTGGACTCTTTGTTCCCTGTTGCGGTTATGGTTTTGTCATCGTTATTCAGCGTGTTATTGATACTCGTGACGACATTCAGTAAGTAATTCTTATTATTATTCGACGACAAGGATACATACTTGGTTTCCAAGTAGTTATACATATAGGTTAGCGTTTTGTATTTCTTGTATGTGTCTGTTATTTTTAAATCATAACCGATGTAAGCAGTAGCAGTCGCTGTTGTTCTATCAGCCTCAGTCCCCGCAGGAATAGTTATTATCGGAGCAGTTGTATATATCCCTTTACCATTAAGAGTTATACTTTGTATTTTTTTATCTTTTAAATTAACGGTATTAACAGTCGCTGCTGTTTCACCAGACCCAGAAGGAATAGTTATTGTCGGGGGAGTTGTATAACCGCTTCCTGCTGTATTAACTTTGATACTTATCAATTCACCTGTTTTTTCAAAGTTGATACTCGTAAATGTGTCATCGATTTCGAATGTATCATTATAGGACACGTTCGAAAATAACTTGTATAAGTTCCGTGTTCTCAGTTCATATATTTCGTTTTTAATTGTTTCGTCATCATACAATTTATATTCACATCCGTTATAATTGATATGTCCGAGAATCAACATATATTTTGCGATTATCTTTATCAAGTTTTTATTTCGGACTTCTGGTGTCTGATTTATGGAATCCTCATCGGATATATCCGATAAGATAGGAGTCATATCGGTTGCGTCCGTTGCGATTGCTGGACTGAACTTGGATAGTGCGGTATTAAACTCGGTAGTAAGCGTCGTTACAACAGTAGCAGTGCCTACAAACGCATCATATTCGCTATTCTTTAATTTTAATATAAACTGATGCGGTATGAGTTTGTCTCCGTTTTTATAAAAAGCAAAGTGCTTGTAAGATTCGATGGTTATCTGCGTAGCAGTATTGCGTTTTGGGTCGCGGTTGTTATAATATACTATATTGTTATTGAACCTATCCTCATTAAACAACTCAAAGCATTTTTTAATAATACTATAAATCTTTAAAATCGTATCCTTTGTAAGAACAGTGCATTTAAAGTATGTATCGATTTCGGGTTCTGTCGTCGGCACAGTCCCATATACCGCAAATATATTTGAAAATACATTGTATATTTTTGTAATTTCGGTATCGTCCTTGCCATTATATAGGTCGATATATTTCGACTTGTAATATTCTCTAAACTGGTTATCATTGCTAAGAATACTATTATTCATTTCGCCGAACTTTAATCGGTTCGACTTAATCCCATCAATCCCGTAATAATACTTGCCATCAAACGCAGTATTTATAGCCCTCTCTTCATTACCCAGTAAGTTTATATTACCGCTCAATATGGAGTAGAATACATTGGTGATGATGTAGTGATGAAGGTAATATTTATTACCCGTCGTTATCTTGGTATCATACATTCGTATATAAGGAGATACGACGGTATTCAATTTATTTAAAGCCCTTTTATAACTACAATCGAGGCATTTATACACCACATTCTTATTAAAGTTCGTGTTGAAGCGAATGAATACGATTATAAATGTTAAGAACACGACAAGGGCGATGAAGGGAATTAACAAGTCGTAAAGTGTTTTGAGATTAAAGATATTTTTGAAAATATCCTTATTTTTGGTGGAATCTAAAATATATAGACCTACGCATATTATAGCCAAGGTTACGACTATTAAGACTGTGAAAGTTGCGACATAGTTTAGTATTTTCAATAGATTTGGTCTATTTTCTCCACCCCCGAATAAATACGTAGGCACGAAATAATCATACCTCCATAAGAAATTATCTTCTGTATCATTCATATCCCAGTATTTTTCATAGAATACATTCGCATTGTCATAGGATATGTCGGCGGTATATACATAGTCCTTATTACGGTCGTTGCTATTCACGCTATGCTCCGAACTGAATCTCGGGTTATCTGTAATGCGAGGGTCTTCCTTGCCAAGCGGACCGTAATAATTCGGTATGCTTACATTTTTGTCGAATATCAAGGCGAACTCTGACGTATCTTGGGTATATGGGGTATCCTTACTATCGTTTATTTTCGTAAAATTGTTATTTATTATTTTTCTTAGAGTTTCCACGTAAGTAGTATGTTTATTATCTTCTGTTGAAAGCCCGTTTATGACAACGTTCGTTAATTCTTCGAATGCGATTAACACGTCGAGAGCCGACGATATATTCGCCCCGCATCCTTCTAAAAGGCTTTTAGTTCCTGCTGCTGTATCTGTTCTAACCGTCAGTTTCTTAATATTATCGTATTCTGTTTCTATCGGCGTTTTAATTGCAATCGGCGTTTTAATTGCATCACCAAATTTATATTCCTTGTGTCCATCAAAGGATTGTTGTAGAGACCATCCTAAACACGTTGTCTTCAATATAGGTGTCGTGTTTGTGCGAAAACTCATCACGATATTCATTAGATTGAATACGAGCGTGATGGATGCGATGAAACAGCATAAGGCAACTAATATATTAATTGCCCTAATTTTATCTTCTAAACTCTCCCCCCACAATTTTTCATCCCAGTATTTTAGTAAGACCACGAATAATGGTATTCCTAAATACATTAATAGCCCAACTGACGCACCAAACCCATCACTCGCCGAATTTCCTTTTCTAAATAATTTAAAATAATTTTGATATCCTGCTTCATCGTGAGGAGTATATCTGTAAATAATCATACCCAATAAAATAATTAGCAAAAAAACGTGTATTAGAACATAAGCGACGTTTTTCTGCCACGTTCCCTCGTAATTACTTAAATCGAGCATACGATAATAATATATGAAAATCATTATCGAGATTATGAAGGTGAAGATGATGTAGGTTTTCGAATTGAAGACATCGTTGGGCATCAGCAACCGATAACTATTCTTGGCGATTTGATATCTGTCTGTCTCCGCCTCGCAATACACGTTATTACATTTTTCGTCCATTATGATTCTTGCCAAATCCTTTATATAGGTGAAGTTAAAGAGGAACATACTGATGTTTCGCATCTCGTTCAAATAGATGATTATCATCATTGTTATTATTGTTAAGTTTATCGTTGAAGCAAACCTCATTTTTACTTTTTATTTGCTTTTACTTTAAACCTTAGAAAGAAAAAAAGATATTATAAGAGACACGTACGTGTCTCTTCTTATTGTAAAGTATTGTAAATATTATACACAGATATGCTAAATAGGATGATGACGATGATTGAGAATAATAAATAGACATAGTTCCCTTTGAGCGATACGGATAGCAAATGTATCGGGACGATTAAAAAGACTACGTAAGCATAAATGAATCGAAAGATGTCGGCAACCTTGCCCTTCACCTTGCTTTTCGCCTCGTCGCTGTTATAATATTCGAGCCGATTAATATTCATTAACCGTATGAATTTATCGTCGATGTTATCGTATTTGTATGTATTGGATTCGTCTATATCATTTGTAGAAAGGTTGTCTGTTTTGCTTATACTCTTTGCCTTTTGTGCCAACACAAGTTCATACATTGTGTTTTTATTATTTAATGCGACATACCGTATGTCGTTAATTTTATTCTTAGAATGTTTTTTTAATATCTCGACTATCTTGTTATTATCGGGGACGGTTATCTTATTCTCCTTTAAAAGGATATCGAGTTCTTTCATCAGCATTATATATTCGTAGGTTTCGGTATCGTCCCTTTTGTATATCTCTGTAATCTTCTTTGATATTATGCCGAAGAAGGTTATAAATAGTATGATATAGATAGCCATAGCATATAGGTAGTATCGAAAGTGTTCGTTGATAGCGACGTCGCCTGACATACACATTTTGATTTCCTCTAAATACCTACTCTGATACATCGAATACCCGAAAAGAAGAAGCATAAATAGTATAAATGGGATTGACATATTGTGATAATACTTGTATATTTTAGTGGCTTGTAAATCTTCTTCTTTCAACTCCTTGTAATCATATCCCTTGTTTTCATTGTTTTCATTTTTATCTTTCAATGCCCTATCGCTTACTTCGTCGTTCTTGAATAAATATCTGGATACCGTTTCAAAATCGTGTATATAGGTTGTCATATTCCACATATACGTATCTTTCACGTCCAATTCATTCAATAGGTTGGGGTCGTTGTTTAAGCAGTATTTATTGTATGTCTCAATCGTCTCATATAAATCGCTATGATATTTCAATTCGATTAGCGGTATCATCGACATAACGACAAATAATATGAATAGTATCAAAATTAGTTCGAATGCGAAATTTCGAAACATTTAAATTTAAATCTAATAAATCTAATTATATAAGGGATATTTAATATCCTTCTTTTTTATCCGTATTATAATACAGGAACTTCGAGGGCGACGAGAAATCATCTTCGTCTTCTATGCTACCACCAGTGCCGTCCATAGGGTCTCCTCTGCCGAATGTTCGAACCTGCTTCACGGCATATTCATTCCCTGTTAAAAATCCAGAGGTCATATTAAGGTATTTGCTAAACGAATTAAAATTAAAATCGCAAAATAACTGGTCGCACTTCTTCACAGGGAAGACTTCTTTAATCACTTGGGTTAATTTATCAAACTCATAGGTTTCAATTGCCATCTCTCTTTCTCTAACTAACTTTACTTATTATAAATTATAAAAAATAAGGGATATTTTATGAACGGTTCTTCATTCGATTCATCTGCGTCTGCATCTCTATATCATAGGAATCACAGATGTCTCTTATATTCGCCCATTTCGCTTTGTCGTCCGACAAGACTGCTTTGTCGTTCGTGGGAATATCATCCTGTAAAGGGGCTGATTTCGGCACTTCCAACTCCCACAATTCGATTAAGGTATCAATAACATTCTCTTTATTCTTTTTAAAGATGATTTCAGCATCCTCTTTCGAGATATGCTCAGGTGCTTGATTCATAACTTCTTCCATATTCTATATATTCTATATATTCTATATTTATAAAACGACTATATATTTATATATTTATTCTTATTATTCTTATAAAAGTTTTCGGCAATTTCATAAGCAATCTTTTCGTATGGATGCTCCGCCGAATAGTTCTTTTGTATCACATCGTTAATACTATTCGGCTTGTCATTGCGATACAGACATACCATAACATCATCAAGGTCATAGTCGGTATCGACAGTGCCGTCGTCGCCTCCTCCAAATCCACTACTAAGAATATCAAAGACGCTACCGTCGCTACCGCCGCTATTCTTTTTCCTATAATATATCTTATTGTTCGTGTCGGGGTTTGAGCGGATATACTTTGCTTGTTTAAAGTGTTTCCGTTCCAATTCATGTAAGCCCATTTCTTTTATTATCGTATCGAATATCTCGGGGTTATAGCGTTGATAGATGTGGATTTTCTCGTGTAGCAAAGTATTCGTCAAGTTCAACGCATCATTATTTAACACATTTTTAGATAATAATATGATGTTTTCTCGTGTATGTGGCAACCCCTGTTCGTTCTCTTTAATCACGTCATTAAAATAGTTCGTATAGGTATTCGCAAATATCCACTTAATATCCGCTATATCATTGCCGTTCAGATGTTTCCCGTAATCTAATTCCTTAAATCGCTCGTTCCGTAGATATTTATCGGCATCCTTCGCACACCGTTCCAGCAACTCCTTTTCGTCGTCTGTAAAAGATATAGCGGTATCCTCTATACGATTCATATATTCGACGTGTGTCTTGACGCCTCGTGCGTGTAAATCCAACTCGGACAGATTGCGAACATAGTTGTCATTATCCTTCGCAAAGAAATTGGCGGTCTCCTTATATGTCATAAAATAGATGTCGCTGCGGTCGTCGGCATTAGCGTATTTCTCGATAAAATTAAAATAGATTGCGATAGCCATAGCGATGGGGATTGCTACTACCGCTACTGCTACCGCTATCTCAATGATTGTAAAAATTGAGTAATTATTCAGTCCTTTCTTTCCTTTCATTCTATTCATTCCATTCATTCTATTCATTCCATTCATTCTATTCATTTTATTTATTTTTATTTTTTTTATAACATACGACATCAGATTTTAGACTTGTTATATATCCTGCTGTCGGATGACTACACACCTTCTGTTTATTTGCCTTATAGACTTCCATATCCGAGATGGACTTAGCCGTCGCCGTAGCCGTCGCCGTCGCCTTCGCAGTAGCCTTCGCAGTAGCCGTCGTTGTATTATCAATCGTTTTTGAATACATATTGACTCTGTATGTGAATACATTGGTTTTAGGTAGCACAGACTGTATTGTTTTGTCTTTTTCATCCTTTATAATCTGCGTGTAGCAGACTTTGATACGCTTGTTTTCTTCCATTTTAATCTTCACATATCCATAGGGATTTAAGGCGTATGCTTGTATGTTAAAAATGCCATCATTGACATCGACATAATATGGCAATTTCGCATATTCGGTTTGTAATAAATCGGGGTCGGCACCGCCAGTTCCTGCGGTTATCTGTATGACGACCTTGTTGTCGCTTTGAATCCTCATAATACTAAAATTATGCGTATCCGCACATATATAGACGATGTTATGCACCGCGAATAGGTCAAACAATTTCAATATCATTCTATCGTATCGCTCATCCTTTTTATTAATCTTATGTAGTTTGATTTGGTCTGCGTTGCCTGACTTGGCAGACTTGTCGGGTTTAAAGTCAAATAAAGGAATGTGTCCCATCACGAATATTTGCTCGGTAGTCTTGGCATTCTCAACACGCTTTATAACCGCCTTTATGCTTCCCAGATATTTAAGCCCTGTCGTATAATCATCGAACCGATTGGTATTGATGATGATAACGATGTTGCCGTTGTTATAGCGGACGCCTATGTCATCTACATATATATAGATGCCTTTCTCACACATCGAATTATCTGCGAATTGATTGCTTAATGCGAGTAAATGTAAATCGTTTAGCGTAGGAGGCATAGACATTGTTTCTTCTCGCAACTTACCTTCGTTAATCTGTCGTAAATAATACTTTTGCGTATTGATATTACAATCCTTCTTTAATAGTGTATGTCCGTTGTCGCCGTCCTTGTCTTCGTCGTGGTTGCCAACCGCAATATAGACTTCCTTCTTCATCGCATATAACTTCGCATATCCAGTGGTTAATACATCCGTCAGATACACTTTGTAATTCACCTCTCCGATTTTCCGCTCATTGGTGTACCAATTGTCCCCAGCGATATATAATTGCTTTATGGCGTCCTCGTTGAGGCTAATATAATCCAGCACAATATCACGATAGACATATTCTTTTTTACAATTTATATTATTCCAGCAACCAAAGAATATAAAATCAGATGCTTTACTCTTCGTTTTAATACTATTATTACATGCGTCGGTGTTTTTAAACCCTTCGCTCCTCGCTTCTCGCATCTTTGGTTTCGCAGATTTCGAAACATTTACACTCTTAGCAAACTTACGCTGCATCCTATTCTATACATATTTTAGATTTTTTATTAGTTATATAAGGAATGTAATATGTCCTTTCGCATTCCACTGCAACCGTTCGCACAGTATTTATCGTAAAACTTAGCATCGGTTTCGAAAGGTAGCGAGACGCTTATATCGTCTATACTTACATAACGCATCATATTTATCCACGAGATAGTATTGTTAATCGCACGTTTTAAATTGCGGACGCCTTCCTCGCTCTCGATAGCATCTATGATATGCGTAAGAACGTCGTCGCTGAATAAGATATCACCCTTTGTTAGGTTATATTGAAGGAGTATCTCGGGTATGATGTAGTCTTTTGCCAATACGAGTTTCTCCTGATTGTTGTATCCTTTCACGTTGATGACAATCATTCGGTCTTTTAGAATCGGATTGATTAGGCTCTCGTCATTAAAGGTGAAGACAATCATCGAACGTGATATATCCAAGTCGATTTCTTCAAAGTATCGGTCGGTAAATCGGTCATTCTGCACAGGGTCTGTAATATGAATTAAAGTATTGATAATCTCATGCCCTTTGTATGTATTCGATACCTTGTCTAACTCGTCGAATAATAAGAGCGGGTTCATAATGCCCGTCTTAATGAGCGATTCACATATCTTCCCGAATGTCGCTCCTTCATAGGTATAAGAATGTCCTCTCAAAAACGACGAATCGTCCGTTCCGCTTAACGAGATAAAGGCATTCGGATAATTGAGAGCATTACAGATGCCCTCCTTAATCAGTTTCGTTTTGCCGATTCCTGCAGCCCCTTGGATTCCTATGATATACCCGTTGGCTTTCGGAAATGATATTAACTGTGCCAATACACGTATGATTTGCTCCTTCGCCTCCTTGTGTCCGTAGATTCGCTCATTCATTCGTTGGCGAATATTGCTTAGAAATACACGTATCGTTTCGTTCCCGTCCGTGTATTTTACAGGTATGTTATAGTATCGATTAAAAGGAATCTCGTTCAATACGCTCAGCCAATTATTTATTTTGTGGTATTCGCCAGAGGTTGAAGACATCCTGCTTACAGATTCCAACTTGAAAATGATGCTCCGTTTGGTGCGGTCATTGATATCCAACTCCAATATCTTGAAACGCATTGGGATAGTAAGCACAGCACGACTTGCCTCTAATTTATCCTCCAAGATACTTACATCATCCTTATCCTTCTTAGTTAAAGAATCAAAATACCCCTTCTCCTCGTTGTTATATTTTTTATAGAAATTATATTTAATCTTCTTGATACCGCCCCCGCTCTTTGGTTTCTGCGGAATCCTCTTTAAGATTAAGAATACGCCACGCTTCGTCTGCTTCGTCTCTCTTTCCGTATCCGCAGCATTCGCTTCATCGTGTTTATTAAAGAACCCTCCTTCGTCATCTTCTTCGTCTTCGTCATCTTCTTCGTCGTCTTCTTCGTCTTCGTCATCTTCTTCGTCGTCTTCTTCGCCGTCTTCTTCGTCGTCTTCTTCGCAATCGCTATAATCTTCGTCCGCTTCGTCCGCTTCGGGTTTAGCGTCACCTTTTTTCGTAGTCATTTAAAATATATAAGTTATAACTTTTTATATAATTTATAAAAAATAAAGGTGTCATTAGAATCGCTTGGAAAACTCAGGACCCCAATAAATACTTTTGAAGACCGTTTTGACACGTCGGTTCGCCGTGATGTAGTAATAGGATAGGATGACGATAAATATGATGATACAAATGAATACGAACAAGGTAAGGTATTTATCATCCTTAATATAGTTAATATACATATTATATAACCCGATGAATATGACAGCAGATATCAAAAGGGTATTGATGTAGAGTTTGTTATTTTCCAACTCGTATTTTATCGAGTTGATGTTGTTGTCATTCTGATTTTTACTGTAATTGAGGCTATTATTGGTAAATATCTTGTTTTCTTCGTCATTGGCAATAATCTCACTGATTTCCTTATAAAAGTGATAATTGTCGGTCGCAGGAAGCGTAATAATTAACTTTTCAAAATAATTGATAAACTTGGCATTTAACTTGCTTATCTCCGCATCTAATCTCTTCTTTTTTTTGGAATTATAGAGACTATCAGAGACATCAAGCACTTTGGACGTGTATGACAAATCATATAATGGTTTGTTTACATCATAGTCTGCGAAAGTCTCGACATACGTTAAGTTTGATATGAAGTATATCACAAATAATAATATGATAACGCCAAAGCAAGACAGAGAGACTGTTCTTACAACCTCCTTATCGACCTTCACAACATTGATACCAACCAGTGTCAATACGATAACCGCAATGATGATATTGTATGCTAATATTTGGCGTTCTAAAAATATCTTCTTGTTGTTCTGGCTTTCATATAGATTCTTTTGATGCGTAACCTTGCTCGACTTAAAGTTTATGTCAGTCTCTAACTTACTAATATTGTTCCTCGTTGTAATATAATCAGTCTTGTAAGAATTCGTATCCTTCATCCGAAGTTCGAGAAACTCGCGTGGGGATGATACGACAACAGCAGATGATTTGCCCACTGGTTTTGCGATTATTTGGTCGCTATTATCTTTGAATATCGGAGTTGATTCCCCTGCGTTTATATCTCCCGCACTATATACAGCATCAATTGTAATTTCGAAGTTGTTGATACCTAAATCCTTCACATCTAGGATTACATAAGAATATTTTGAAAGTTTGTCATAGATAATAGCATCTTTTACTATGTCGTGTTTATCTTTGAAATTAACCAAAGAATTATATATGCTATCTTTAACGACATTGATAACCACTTTCTTATCCGCATTAGCATACACCTTTGTATGATTTGCCGATGTATCGCTTGGAGTTGTCGAAATTATTAAGCCTTGTGATAAACTATACGTTGCTAATTCATCCAGTAGTGAATTAATCGTGTCATTAATCTCTGTTATTACATTTTCTAATCTTGTTATATTGTCGTCATTCTTTATTGTTGTATCCGCATAAACCACAGGAACAATCGTAGTATTTGCTGTTTTAGTAGAACCTGCGGGTGTTAAGGTTAAAATAGGGTTTGTAAGATAACCTTTCCCACGATTCATCCCTGTTACATCACCAGCCGCACTGTATGTAATTGTTGCGGCTGTTGTTACAGTCCCAGAACGGGCTGGGAAACTTCCAGCAGTTATAATTGTTGTTGCTTTACTATCAGTTATCGTATTATTGGCGGTTCGGTATTCAATACCAGAGACTCCGTGTGTTTTCTTATTCGTAGTCATATTATACGTCTCGATCGTAAATGGGCTTACTGTTATTCCTGACGTTTTTTTAACATCATTATACATAACATTCGATACGTGTATTATAAATGTCGAATATAATTGAACGAACTTGTAATAATAATAGAGGGCATTCACGCTTTGTTTGCGAAACGTATCGTCAAGACCATATAAGGTTCGTATTAATAATTTGATGAGTGTTTTATTGCGTTCGGTTAATGTTAAACCAGTTGTAGTGATTGTTGTGGTATCATCCGACAAATCATACCGCTGATACTTATAGCCTTGTTTCTCTGATGTCGGATGTGATGCGGTATCCTTTGCACTATTCTCTAAAATATTCGTGGGTCTTGCCAAGACAGCAGTTCCAGCCTTTGAAAAAAAATCTTCATAATTAAAGTCTTTATTACTGGCATCACCCATACCTGTTTCAAAACTCTGTATCGATAGAAAGAGAACCTTTTTTTCAACGCTACTTACCACCACAGGACGTATATAACCAACATTCCTTTCCTCTGCGACGGGTGTAATTATTTCTGAACCAGATGCCCCTGAATAAAACCTCGTTTTTTCCGATACTATCTCAATCCTATCGATTGAGATACCCTGTCTATAACCAGAATCAAACGTAGTATTTTCCGCTTTATCTATACAATACTTATATGCCTCTAATATATCGACGAAAACATTGACAACCTTTAACGTGCTTATAATATTATCTCTATTATATACATTGGCTGAAATCGTTCCATCACCAGCCTTCGTTACAAAGCATAACTCTCTATCATTTAAAGAAGCTGCGGTTTCGTCATAGTTTTTAATAGTAAAATTAACAATTTTCTTTATAAATGTAGCAAATTGGGCGGTGCTATATGTGTTAGCATTTGCTGTTGTTGCTATATTTAAAGAAACGCTTTCCTTTATCGAAGTCGTCTCACTAAGTAATTCCTCAGCACCGTTTATGACACTAAAAAAATTCATATTATATATCTTTAATTTTTCATCAAACTTATTTATATCCGTATTTGTAAGTGTCGTCATTCAATTATGTCCTCTATTACTATATATATTTTATTTTAGAAGCAAGATCTATAATAAAACGATTCGCCGCTATTTTCATTATAACGAATAATCTTCACAATATCTCCGTATTTTAGCCCCAGCCATTTCGCAATCGGGTCAGTCGGGTATATGCGAGACATATCTAACTTGCTCCGTATCATATACTTTTTCATAAAGTCCGCAATTTCACTCTCTGTGAGTTTAATATGTTGTGGGACGTATTCGTGCTTTGTCGGGTTAAACATCAGTTGCTTAATCTGAAAATATTGAAGCATTCCTCCGTTCTTTTGAAATAGTTTGTCATACTTGTTGAGTTGCGATATGAGCGGGAGGGACACGGTATCGTTGTTAAATATCAGTATTATATTCTGCTTCCCCTTGTGCTTCTTGACAAACCCAGCAACATTCGTGTCATCGTCCTTTAATTCGTCAATAATATTCCTTCGTGTCTTCTTGGTAAGAGCGAAAATAAGTGTTGTATTCGATGTTTCAAACTCGATACAACAAGCGTCGCTATCATATTTATCCTTGTCAATCGACGCTTCGTGTTCTTCAAACAACGTTATATCATCTCCACGACTTTTAAGCATTTCCTTCAAATTATGAAGGACAATATTGATATCCATTATCTTATCTCTTTCTTATCTCTTATTCTATATTATATAAATCTTATATTATCATTTTTTATCTTTATCTTTATCTTTATCTTTATCTTTATCTTTATCTTTATCTTTATCTAATAGTTCTTCAATTATTTTCGGGTCTATATAACTTTTTTTACAAATGCTATAACTGTTATGTAATTTCTCAGCAACCATTTCAATCGCCTTTTTAATGTCCTTCTCGATATCCTTTGTGTCCGCAGCATCCGCCGTCTCCGAACTATGGCGTTTCTGTTTCTGTTTTCTTAGTTTCTTATAATACATTAAAAAAAGCATATTCGCATTCCACGTCCGCAAGTCCTTCGTGGTTATAACGATAGAGTATGGTTCGCTGATTCTCCGCAAATACTCATTCACGTCAGACGACGTGATAACCTTGTTCCCGTCGTAAGTAAAAACATAGGCATCGTTGTGTTCGCCGTCCGAATGATTCTTGTTATTCTTATTCTTCTGATATAGATAGTCATAGATTATCTTGTTGTCGCATTCGGCAACATTGCGGACACCCTTCTTCCCTATAAAGTCGATTATGAGTTTCTGATTCGTCTCTTGAAACTCAATGTGCTTATATTTTAGCGTCGTTAGCCCAACCGAATTATTAACCTTCTCGTATTTTTTATTGCCTATCCGAAACCCACACGATAATATAAGCGTGATGATTACAGCGGTCGCCAGTGTTTTTTCGTTCCCGCAGCTGCCTAAATCCTCCGATATCTTCCTCTTTAATTTGGAAAAAAACTTAATAGATGCCATTGATATTTTATTGTATTTCTTTATATTCTGCTTAGCGATAAACGACGGGTGATACAGCACCTGCTTTCGATTCTTCGAGTCATACCCAAACGCTATAATCTTTTTATTATTTAGTATCGTTACGTTTTCATACGCAGGAGGTATCTTTAATGCTCTAATCTTATCAATCTCTTTGCTGTCCGTTATTTCGACTTTGTCTTTGTCTTTGTCGCGACTGCCTTTCACCTTGTAATACGTGAAGCCAGTTTTATACGTTCCTAATCGAATGATTTTCATACATACAATCTTACTACAAAGTGAATATTTAATATTTTATATATTATTGTAAAACGCTTTTACAAATGAGTTCATTTTAAAGGAATGCTTCGATACATCAATGACACGAATGCTTCGTAGGCTTTTTGCTCGGGACAATGCGGTATATGCCTGTCCGCACGTAAATATATTGTCGCCTAAATCAATCTCCAAAGCGTCTATCGTCATCCCTTGCGACTTGTGAATCGACAAGGCATACGAAACCTTCAAAGGCATGTGCTGAATCGAAGACTTGGTTTTTTCAAACACATCCTTATAATACGTTATCGTATGATGATTCCCTTGGCAATCCTTCACAATCACAAAGTCGTCGAATAGTTTTTTAACGATACCTCGCATACCATTCACAAGCCCGTTTGCGACATCAATGTTCCTCGTAACGATTACCTGAGCGTTCTCTACCAACTCTACATTGTATTTCGAGAGTGCCGTAGCATTCAATTCATTTCCTTTACTCGCCTCTGCCTTGTAATAGTGCCGTTTGTTATTACCGTCCGCCTTCAACTTTACGATTTCAATCTCGTTTATTTCATCGACATTCACATTCTTTGGATATAATTTCGTAGGGATGATTTCATCGTCAAACTGCGTATCCCGTAAGGCATTTAAAACTTTTAAAATGTTGTCGGTGCATTTGCCTTTGCGTATGATATGTAGCATCTTCTGAAATAGAGCATCGTCATTCTGTCGAACCAGTTCTTCCAACATAATCACCTTGATGTTCGCATCCTTCCATAGAGCGGACAAGAAGCAATACGTGCCTTTCACTGGTGCAAGTTGGCAAAAGTCCCCGATAAAAATAATTTGTATTCCTCCAAAAGGTTTTCGGAGTAGTTCCTCGCCCTTCCCTTTCAAACAATGCGACTTGACATAACAAAGCACGTCGGATATTCTTTCAAATAATACAGTATCCATCATCGATACCTCGTCAATGATTAAAACGTCGAGTTCCGCAAGTGTCTTGTAGATACTTGTGCGGTTCTTAATCTTTATAAAGACTTCTGCGATAGTCTCTTCGCCAATCCCAAGACCCATAAAAGAATGTATCGTCTGTCCGCCAATAATAAACGCCGCCGTCCCTGTGGTTGCCGTAAGCCCCACGCTCTTCTTCTCGGCTTTTAACAACTCGATAATGTATTTGATAGTAAAGGATTTGCCCGTTCCTGCGGGTCCAGTTATCAATATATTCTCGCCATTCATCGTTTGCTCGACCGCCGACTTCTGCTTTGCGTTTAACATCGTATTGTTAGACATAGAATCGCTTCATATCATAACATATCTTATCTTATCATTTTTTATAAAGTTCTTCTTCTTGTTTTTTTGGATATCTTTGTATATGCTATATACTATATGTAAAAAATAAAGGATGAAGGATGAAGGATGATTTTATAACTTTTTGATAAATTTCAGGATGACGCTATTCTTTTTACAATAGTTCGTGATAAATATATTGTGTTTTCGTTGTATCCTGTGGATAATCTCGTTATGATAGCGTTCTTCTTTCAATGGCGGATATTCGAAATACCATTTAATCAGCAAGTCTGTATCAATGACCTTTCGGTGATTATAATCGTATTCCCAGCACATATAGAGTATCGCACGGGATATAAAACCACGTGAATAATCGTTCGGAGAAAACACCTTATACTTGTGATTTACATAATTCCCAAAGTCTAAGGCGACCCAGTTTTTATCGTTCGCATTCGCCGTCGCTTCTCTATCCACATACATATAATTCGAGCGATTGACATTCAGCGTGTTTGTGGTTTTGATGATGTTGTGCATGTCGTTTCGATGTTTATTATCGAGTTGGCATTGCGGGAAAATATGCTCCGCCGAGAAAAACTTATTCTTAAACTTTGCGTCGTTTGTGTCCAAGAAACTGTTTTCAAGGTAAATCGAAGGCATCTTCGTATCCAGTAGTATCGTCTTCTTGACGATATTTGTAAAAGTAAAGGCTCGTCCCCGTCCCACGTTCATAGCCATCGATAGCAAGAAAAGCGGTAGCGAATATCTGCGAATATGAATATACATTCACAGTTGTATTATGAATACCTATTCTAATACTATCATTTTTTTTGCGATACTTGGATATAATGTAGAGAAAAAGAGATACATATTCTCGTGTATCTTCTTATTCATTTCAGGGACAAAGGATGTTAAAAGTGCCTTCGATTCAAAGTCCCCGTGTATCCAATAATGAACCATTATCGTATCCTTGCCATAATCGCCTTTCCTTAATTGCGTCCAGTCGCCTACGGTAAAGGGTTGTCCGTCAAACTTCAAATCATTTATCGGGTAAAACAGTTCCCTGTCGTCGATAATATAGACATCGTCCTTAAACATTGCGTGTATCGGGTCGTCTATCATCGTCTTAAAATACGCCCCACCGAAGATGTCGAAACGCTGGAATATGTTCTCCGTATAACTCTGAACGTAGCGAGGTATATTGTCTAATATCACTTTAAGCATCGTATTATGTTTATTCGCTGCGAAGAAGGCATTACAGAGATATTTATCGCTATTATACAATGCCTTTGTCTGTCCCGAGGGTTCGTAGGTGATATACAGTTTGTTCGCATTCATATCTAATATTTCGGCGAAATCTCGTAATACAAGGACGTCCAAGTCGATATATATGCCGCCATAATGATACACGAGGAGAATACGAGCGATGTCTCCCTTCTGCACCCCTGTTCGTGCCGATTTATAAATATTGTAAAAGTTCGGATATTCTTCTGATATTAACTTTAAGATCATTTCGTCCGTCCAAAACATAAACTCGTAGCCGTTCGAATTAAAAAAGCGAATGTTCTCACTTACAAGTTTATAGATGATGGGTGGGAGATTTTTATCCTTCCACGTTTGATGAATAATCTTTGGAATCATTATGTCTGTTATTTTTATTTATTATAATATCGTTTATATACTATTATAGATTATAGATTATAGATTATAGATTATAGAATAGGATTAAGGAGTTTATAGGTGAGGAAGTCAATCGCCACAACGAGATTGACGAGTTTCACGTTGCATCCGCTAAACGTCGGCACATAAATCGAGGTTATGTTGAAGTCGCCCAATATATTGAGAACCCACATAAACTTAAACATAATGATATAATGGAACATAGACATAGGTATCGCATCGCTGCTTCGCAATACCAAGTAGTCTCTGTAAAAATACACTGGCAAGATATGAACTACGATATTCGCCACAAAGTATTCCGCACGAACCAAGAAATGATTTGAAATCCTGCTAAACAATGCGTGGGACAATAAGAAAGGCTTCGCATCCATTACGCAAAACAACACATTACTGTCGTATATCATAAATAGATGAAACAATGTCATAATCTGAAAGGAATTGATAGCGATAAACCGAGAGATGATGGAGTTGTCAATGGCAAATAGATTATATATCGCACTATTCGCAAGTATCATCAAGATATTCCAGTTTGTATATTGATTTATCTTACGACGTACCACGTCATTCTTAATATACGGCGAATATCTCTTGCTTATCGGCATCAGGACGATTATTATCGCATAGAATACCTCGAATTGATTGTAATCATAAGCCTGACTGTAAGCCTGACTGTAAGCCTGACTGTAAGCCTGACTGTAATTATTATAATGATTATACACAAAGCCGACTTCGCTATTAGAGCAAGTATCGTCAGTCATATTTAACATTTTTATATTTATATTATTTTAGTAATGTCAATATCTTATATCTATTTATTACAAAGGCGTTGAGGTTATCTTAATACCGCAATAATCCACGTTTTTATTTTTAAAGTCTTGTCGTGTATATATCCCGATATTTACCGATTCTTCCAATATCCATTTAAAGTTCGTCCAGAACTCTTCGGTGTGTCCGATGCTTTCCGTCGCCAAATGTGCGAATTCGTGTAAAACCACAAACATCATCGTATTAATATCCATCAGTTTATCTCTGTTTCGAAGACACAATACTATCTTCTCTCCCTTGTTAATCGAATAACTCGTGTAGCCCGGTGTATCGACGCCTTCGCTTAGCCTGTCGGGCTTATAGTTTTCTTTTAGTAACGATACACGATAATCGCTATGTCCGTAGGTTTTCTCTAAATGTTCTAATAAGGTATTAAGTTTCCCTTTAATTATCGCAATTAAGTTCGCTGCCTCGACGGCATCATCTTTGATTTGAACCGTGTATTCTTCGTTATCTATTTTACTTTTGACTTTTATGAGTCCCTCGTTTAGATAGTAAGTATAGGCAAAATAAATACATGCGATTGTAATTATCAAGATAATAAGACCTTCTGAACTTATATCCATAATCTATTCTATTCTAAATAAATTAAAAAATGATTTGTTTTTAAATATTTAAAAGATATAACAACTTATACATTTAAGAGATAGATACACGAAAGAATGGAGTTTCCAAGAAAGATACACGAGCCTATCGATCCTCAGGAGGACGCCATCGAGTTTCAGATAACCGATATCTATGACCCTGAATCCGACAAGGCGAACGTGCAAAAAGACGCAACCGACCTTTATTCTCTTCTCATTTACGGAACGTCCGCTGCGGGTGCTACGTATTGCGTGAAAGTAAATCACTTCGTCCCTTATTTCTATATCAAACCTCCTGAGAAATGGGAGACGCTGAATAAATCCGCATTTAAGGCGAAGGTGGATGAACTGAACGAGGTTATGCTAAACGACAGTTATAAGTGCTTCTTTAACAACAACGGTAGGATGTCCGAGTATAACAAGAAAATCATTCCTCGACCGCTCGAAACGCACTTTGTAAGTATGAAAGTGATTCGTAAAAAAGACTTTTGGGGATTTACGAATGACAAGATATTTCGCTTTCTAAAAGTGAGCGTAAAGTCCTTGAAACTCTATAACAACTTGAAGTATTATTTTAAAAGTCTTGAAAAGAATGATTTTAAGATGTATGAGACTAACATCGACCCTTTCTTAAAATATATCCATACACAGAACATACGCCCGTGCGATTGGGTAAGGATTGAGAAAGGGAACTATGCGATGGGAGACGATATCAGCCGATGCGATTATAACGTTGAGACCGAATATAAAAACATAAGCCCCATTCAGGTGAATAAAATCGCCCCGTTGCTAATCACGTCTTTTGATATTGAATGTTCGAGTAGCCACGGAGATTTCCCTGTCGCCAAGAAGAATTATAGCAAAGTCGCACAAGACCTCGCAGTTATCGCTAAACTCGGCTACGCATATACGCCTGAGAATATAGTGGAATGGCTAAAAACCATCTATTACGAAGACGTCATTCTGGATACCGCAAATGACGTCAAGATTAACCGTGTATATACGAAGCATAAAATCGCAAAGGATTATATCGCTTCGATACCTCAAAGAATCGCTCCGCATATTCAGAAAATCACCGATATCTTGAATATTATCGCTTCTTCGATATCGAAGCCTAAATCGAAGAAGCCTTCTGGTGACGACGCTGCGGATGCGGGTTGCGATGCGGACTTAGGTATTGGATGTGAAGACGAAGCGGACGGCGACGCAGACGAAGCGGACGATGACGGCGACGAAGCGGACACGAAGGGTGCTAAAATGACTGTGAGGGAACTGAACGCCCACGAGTTGAAACTGACTGACATTCTCACGAATACGCTCGTTGCCCTTGAAGGCGACAAGGTTATCCAGATTGGCACTACCGTCCATATCTACGGCTCAGACAATATCGTATATAAAAACATTATTTCATTAAATAGTTGCGACAAGATTGAGGGATGCGACGTAGAGTATTATGATACGGAGAAGGAGGTTCTCTTGAAATGGAAGGAACTTATGAATAACCTGAACTCGGACATTATCACAGGCTATAATATATTTGGTTTTGATATGGAATACATTTGGCAGAGAGCGACGGAATTGAATATTTTGGATAACTTTACAGTCGGCTTCGGGCGATTGATAACACGCAAGGCGTCGCTCGTAGAATTGAAATTATCCTCGTCGGCACTTGGAGATAACATTCTGCGATATATCGATTTTGACGGAACGGTGCTTATCGATTTGCTGAAAGTCATGCAACGAGACCAGAAACTCGACAGTTATAAACTCGACAATGTCGCTTCGATATTCTTGGGGGATAATAAGAATGACCTGAAACCGCAAGAGATTTTTGACAAGTTCAAGGGGAATAGCGAAGACCGATGTGTCATTGCGAAATACTGTATTCAGGATTGCTGTCTCGTAAATCGGCTCATCCATAAATTGAAAATCCTTGAAAATAATATTGGTATGGGAAATGTATGCCTCGTCCCTCTCAACTTTCTATTTCGCAGAGGGCAAGGCATCAAGATATTCTCTTTAATCGCCAAAGAATGTATGGAACGTGAATACCTGATTCCGACCATTAAATCGTATCGCGAGAATGTCGAAGAGATGGACGATAGCGGATACGAGGGGGCGGTTGTGTTAGAGCCGAAAGAGGGCATCTATCTCAACGAACCTATCGTGGTATTTGACTACGGCTCTTTATATCCGTCTTCGATGATTTCTTGTAATCTGTCGCACGATTGCTATTTGATGGACGAAAAGTATCGCGTCGAAGACCCGAACATCGAATACAAAACCATATCCTATGATTTGTATGAAGGCGTGGGTGATAAGAAGAAGAAGACTGGCGAGAAGGATTGTGTATTCGTCCAATACAAGGACGGACGCAAAGGGATTATTGCGGACGTATTGGATATGTTGCTCAAACAACGTAAGAATACGAGGAAAAAGATAGAATACCAGACACTCATTGCTACGGACGGCAAAACATATTCGGGTATTTGCTCTGACCGTGGCGACCACTACGAAGTTTATAACATTGACGGGAATACCAAGAGCATCGTGGCAAAAGAGAGTATTCGAGAGATGAAAGAGACCTACAACATATTCGAACAGGACGTGTTGGATGCCCTACAATTAGCCTACAAGGTTACGGCGAATTCGCTTTACGGGCAGATTGGTGCGAGAACATCCTCTATCTACTTAAAGGAGATTGCCGCCTGTACTACGGCGACAGGGAGGAATATGATTATGTTGGCAAAGGACTTTGTGGAACGGAACTATGATGCGGAGGTGATATATGGCGATACTGACTCTATATTTTGCAAGTTCCCTTTGACGGACAGAGAAGGGAATGCGGTATATGGCAAGGATGCTTTACAGTTTGCGATTGATATTGGCAAGGATGTCGAGAAACACATCAACGTCCCTGACATTATGCCTCATCCGCAGAAACTGAATTATGAGAAATGCCTGTATCCGTTTATCTTGTTTAGCAAGAAGCGATATGTCGGCAATCTGTATGAAACGGATACCACGAAGTATAAGCAGAAGTCGATGGGTATTGTATTGAAACGCCGAGACAACGCTCAGATTGTCAAGAAGATATATGGCGGTGTTATCAATATCATCTTGGAAAAGCAGGATTTGGAGGGTTCGATTGAGTTTCTACAAGATGAACTGAAAAACTTGGTGGATGGCAAGACGCCCATCAAAGACCTCGTAATCACAAAGAGCCTGAGGGCGAACTACAAAGACCCCTCGAAAATCGCTCATAAAGTGTTGGCGGACAGAATCGGTGCAAGAGACCCCGGAAACCGCCCCGGTTCAAATGAACGTATTCCCTTTGTATATATTAAGACGGGTGGGGCATCCGCCCCAACATTACAAGGCGACCGCATCGAGCATCCCGATTATATCGAACAGAATAACTTAGTCCCTGACTATTTACATTATATTACCAATCAAATTATGAAGCCGATATTGCAACTCTACGCTTTGTGCCTGAGTGAGTTGCCAGGGTATGACAAAGGCGACACGTATTGGAATGAAGTCGAGAATATGTTGCTAGGAAAACCGATGTATCAAAATGATATACGTCGGAAAAACAGGATTGCCAATCTGAAACTGGCGATGGCGAAAGAGTTGCTGTTCGACCAATTCATCAATATACTACGAGAACCGAAAGCCCCGAGTGTTCGCAAAACTACTAAAATAGCGACCATAAAGGATGCGACGAATGCGAAATCCGCAAGGAATGCTAAGGATGCTAAGGACGCTAAGGATATCTCAGACGTCCTGAATGAACTCGATGAGAACGTTCCACGGTTGAATGCGACTATTAAAATCACAAAGAAAATCAAGACAAAAACGATTGAAACCGTAGCGTTTATTAAGAATGACAAGAACAAGAAGATTTGGGAAGCGACGAAACTCAATTGTAGAAACAAGGATGTCGAGTCATTCTCATTTGTCAAACAGGTTATCGCATTTGACAGCAATACGACATTTCTCATCACCCTAAACAACAAGGGTTTCATCGATGAATACAATCGGGCATTCTATACGTATAAAGATTTACTTGCCACAAACCAAATTAATAGCGAGGATACTATCGAGAATATTATGCGTAAGGTTATGAATACACAGGATACGGGAAGACTGAGAGACATCAATAATATCCAGAACTACTTTGAACTGATAGAAGTAGGAAACCGATTTCGGTTTGTGTAAGGATGTAGGTTAAGAGATATGATGGTTAAGTAATCAAAGTAATAAAGTAAATAGTATGATAACGAACTAATTTGTTCTATTCCTTTATAATATCACAAAAATTGATATTGTATAATCAACATTATTTTTTCAAAATGTCTTCTTACATTGAAGGTGTTGCTGCGTTAGCAGAAAAGGGATTTTGCGTCATCGAAGATGTGCTTACAGAAGAGGAAGTTGCTACGGCAATTGAATATTTCAGGGAATGGTTTGCTTCGCATCCGCAAATTGAAGGGGTGCATAGTAAAATAAGTCCTCACGGAATTATCAAGTATCACGAAGTGGGGCATCAAAAACACGCGTGGTATATTCGAACACGTCAAAACGTTCAAAATGTTTTCAAAAATATCTGGAAGACGGAAGATGTTGTGGTTAGTTATGATGGAAGTTGTTATATACCTGCGGATTGTAAAAAGAAGGATAAAACTTGGACGCATACAGACCAAGCACCTGTAAAAAAGGGTTTGAAATGTATTCAGGGTTTCGTGGCTTTAACAAGCAATACAGAGCGAACGCTTGTAGTATATGAGGGTAGTCATAAATTACACGAAGAATATGCGAAGCAATATAATTTGACTTCTACAAAAGACTGGTTGCTAATTCAACAAGAATACTTAGATAAAATTGTTGATAGTAGGCGAGTTTTAAATATTAAAGCAGGTTCTTTGGTATTATGGGATTCGCGAACATTTCATCAAAATCAATATGGAAATGCCTTATCTAACGAAGAGCGAATAGTTCAATATGTTAGTTATTTGCCTCGTTGTAATTTAACAAAGAAGATGCTTGAAAAAAGACAAAGGTATTTCATCGATAAGAGAACTACTTCGCATTGGGCGTATCCTGTGAAAGTGAATGGGCTACAACCACAAAATTACGGAGATAAAACATTGGAAATAAATTATAGCGAATTAGTAAAACCAGATTTGGAAGAATTACTTGAAGAGATTACGAAACTGATTTAAGACAAAGCGGAGCGTATCGATGTGAATGTGATGTAAGGTAATGTATATGTATATATATATTATCTATTTTTATATTTTATTTGTTTTATATCATACCTAAGTTATAATAGTTTTTTAAATTATTTTGTTGCCTCCATATAATATCAATTGCATGTTTTTGATATTCTGTATCATCTGGTTTTACATCTGTTAAATGTATTAGACTTAATTGACATTCTCTTTCTGATATAGCCTTTATAGTAAAACAGGTTGGACAACTACTATCACATACTTTATTCGCAGTGCTTGAAAGTTCTCTTAACATATGAGAGTAAGATTTATTAAGAGGCTTTTTAATAATGGCACGAAGATGGAAATCTTTTCCACATTCTCCTTCATCTTTTCCTCTTTGTTCGAATACATATAAAAAGTTTGTTATCCAAGGCTTAGACATCATCTTAGTAATTACATTAAAAAACATTTGTAATGTTATTCGAGGATTTGGAGTTATTGTTAATAATATATATTTATTATTTCTACCCCCATTAGTTTCATTAAGACTTCCTTTAATATCATTATATAAATATGTAATATTAGGAGCATCCCCTTCATTTTTAATAATATTATATATATCGTCAATCATATCTTTATAATTACCTTTAAAATATTCATTACCTATATCTTTTTGTAATAGATATTTATCTGTAAAAGTATATATAATCCTTCTTTCAATAATATCACAATCATTACATATCATTTGAAATATAAGTTGTGTTCCATTTGGATAATTACATAACCTTTTTAGATTTTCTTGTTTTGTCTTTCCTATTTTATATATATTTTCATTTGTTTTTAAAAACTCTCTTTCTTGTAGCAAATATATATAATTGATTGATGTCATCATATATAACATAACTTAACATATCCTTTTATATGATATATATGCTCTAAAATGTTCTAATATGCTCTAAAATTGATTATCTATTTTTTATTTTCAAAGCAGAGGCAAACGTAAAAGCAATCGAGCAAACGAAAACAAACGACCGCAAAACCAATCTCGCAAAACCAATCTCGCAAATCCGCAGAAATGATGGCGATTTACAAGACCTTTGACAATCTCTACGAGGCTTATGAGGCGACCATCGATGAGGGCGAAGAACTGATGGGCGAAAAGTATTTTCAAATGAAACTCGACGAATTGGTCGCCGAGAAAATCATCGTCTTGGGTCCGATTACCACGGAGTATCACAATGACGAGAACCTCTATATGATACACAAGGACATTACATACAAGCACTGCGAAAAGATAAGAGATCCCGTCAAGCGTTTTATATCCTTTGAACTCGTTCATAACCTTTCGACGTTTTTCATATATCAGCCGACGCAGATGGGAAAGAACGCAATCACCTCGAACGAACTCGTAAAATGGGCGAAGGATACTACAAAGAAGGCAGTAGCGTTTCTGATGTTTGCCAACGACCAGCCATTGTCCGTTCAATCCTGTATTGGGATTGAGAAGGTGTTTGCGGAACACAATATAAAGATTAAGATATTTAGGTTGGCGTGTGATAACAAAATCACAATGGAGTCAATCAAGGATAATATCAACGGATATGCGGCGGACAGAACCGAGGAAGGCGAAGAACCCGAGTATGGGATGCCTATCATCTGTTCGCTCGACAATCCCACGCAACGCAAGAAAACGCTCAGTCTAATAAAGTATATTCACAAGAAGGTGGAAACGAAGAAGTCTCTGCTTCGCTATGGGATGATTTGGGACGAAGCAGACAAGACGTATGCGTCTGCGAGGGATGTCGAATACACGATTGAGGGCGAAGCCGTAAGTTTCAAAAAATACATTGTGGATAAAAACGATGCCCTGTATCGTCTCGGATTTGCTTCGGCAACCGAAGGGGATTTGATTATCGACGACAATTACCCCGAATGTGCGAACGCTTATATATATCCTGTTATAATAACGCCCGATATTCAGGCAAACTATCGCTCTCTCCATCATCCCGAAGCAGTCTCGCATTTTATGCCCTATTCGAAGAAAAAGCACAATCCCAACAGTTATGCGATGGGTATATTAAAGACGCATAGCGAACACTTTCATACACCCATCGTTTTGCCAAACGGCACCCCGTATTTTAGGAAGGTTATCATAAATAGCAGGGTTCAAACAAAGGAGATGGAGAGTATCGCTATATGGTGCAATGATAACAACTTTCACGCCCTTGTAATCAATGGGGCGGGAGGAGGACGTGCGAGTATCAAGGTATATAAGAAGGGAAAGTTGTCGAGAACCTACAAGTTGAAGTTTGAAAATGTGTCAAAGTCTTTGAACGAACGCATCTATTACATCTATAAAACGCAGAAGATGAATGACAAGCCTCTCGTGATTATCGGTATGCGTAAAATCGACAGGGGCTTATCGTTTCATTATTGCCCTCGTGTCGATGGCGAAGTTATCATTCGGGGCGAAGAAGGAGAAATCGTATCGCAAGACAAGGATGGTATCGTATTTACGGATATGATACTCGGACATATCCCCTGTAAGGACACGGCAGTTCAAAAGGCGGGACGGTTGGCAGGTGTGATTGGAAGTTCGCCACAATACCCTGGTTCAATCCACTATTGGATTGACGAGCGAACCGACATTGTGATACGGCAACAGTTGAAGACTGTTATCACGACGAATGAAATTGCGATGCAGAATAGCAGTCTTACATTCGAACAGTCGCTCAAACGTGCCAAGAACGCTAACGCCCACACCCATTCCTCCCCATCTGCTCGTGTAAATCACGAAACCGACCAATCGCTATACCGAACGTATAATTCTGAGCAAGTGATGCGTAATGTATATAAGGAACTTTATAATAGAGAATATCCTCAAAAGTTTAAGAAAAATCCCGAAGGGTTTGTGGAGTGTTCGATATTTGCTGCCAGTAAGGTTCAAGAGTTGTGTGATGTTATTAAGCATATTCCGACGGCGATTAAAAGCGGAGGAGGAGCGGGTGGAGGCGAAACAGTCGCCCGTAAGTTGTTCCCTTGCTACAAGGATATCTCTGACCCAACTTCGCTACACTTTGTGATGCTTCTTGACCCTGCGAAAATCACAAAGGAACAAGTCGAGACGATTGACGCCAACTACGACTACATTACAGTCCCACAAAAAGGCGAGTTTTAAGATGTTAAGAATATGTAATGAATATATATGATGATGTAATGAATATGTAAATATATGATGTGTATATATGTATTATCTATTTTTTATATTTTAGATTTATACATATAGATACAAAAAGAAGCCCGTCGGGATAGTCAGGACAATGAGAATGATGACTTGTTTTCATTTATTCCTTTCCTGTCGTTCGTTCCGAACCTTCCAGTCCTTATATACTTTTTATTGGATACCGAGAATCCGTTAAAGGATGAACTGGGAGACACTGTATAAGAGCCGAAATTGCGAACATAGAGCCATTCGCCCACGTAGAGTTCGTGGAACGGAATATTTTTATAAATACAATCGAGGCTGTCGCACGTCGGTCCGAAGAACGTGCTATTATATACCTTGTCGTCGGCGTCCCGAGGTAATAAGGGAATTAATTCGGGCGTCTGGTGGTCATACCCGATACAATTGAAAGAACCGTAGATACCGTCGTTCATATAGTATTTTATTGTGTCTTCTTCTTTTTTCTTTGCGATTACATTTAGCACGAGGGTATGCGTGGCTTCCGTAAAATATCGCCCAGGTTCTGCGATAAACCGAATTATCGAATTGCTCGTTTCGTATAAGAAGAAGTCCGTAATCGCCCGATTGATATTATCGCAAATATCGGCAAATCGAATATTCATATTCTTATCGACACCCGGAAAGCCGCCACCAATATCGATAATACGAATGTCGAAACCGAACTCCCGAGATGCGGTATATACGATAGAACAATCCTCAATCGCGTTATAATAACTGAGAGGGTCGCTACAACCGCTCCCGACGTGAAAACTGAAACCCACTAAGTTCATACGCAGTTGCCTTGCTTTTTCAAATATTTTTAGAATATTATGCTGAGGGCATCCGAATTTCGAATTGAACTTACATTTACTATTCGTGTCATCTACGCAAATGCGAAGAACGATTTGTGCGTCTGGATATAGATTGTATATCTTATCCAACTCTTCGATACTGTCAAACGTCATCATCGCTATTTTATTTTCACGGGCATACCTTAAATGCGACGATACTTTACACGGGTTCGCAAAGATTATTCTCTCTGGATTATTCACAATCGCCATTACGTTAGCCATTTCGTTCTTCGACGCACAATCGAAATTACACCCGAGCGTCGCCAGTAGGCTCATTATTTTCGCGTCAGGATTCGACTTCACCGCAAAATACGGCGTTATTGTCGGCAAATACTCAGTCCATCGATTGTATTGCTCGACGACCTTATCCATATCCACAATATAGAATGGCTCATCCGACGATGCCATCGACGCTATCTGTTCTTTAATAACAACCCTTTCATCTTTCATTTATTTTTTAATATTATTTATAATGTAATCTTATATATAAAAAAAAGAAAATTAATTTGTATCCGTATCGGTAAAAAGATACTTCACAATCTGCGAAGCCTTTTCCTTACCAACCCCTTCCACTTTACACAGTTCCTTTATTTTTTTCTCAGGCGTTTCGAATTCGTCGTTGTCGAGTGCCTTCATAAGAACCCGTATCGAATTATATTTCGCATAAATATTCTTTGCGATAACATTGGATATCATCGGTATCTGCGACAGTTGCATTATAAAACACGACTTCGTATCGATGTTATCCATCTTTTTCTTCTTTAATTTCACGAAATCTGTATAGCACCTATCCGCCGTATATTCTTCCTTCATAAACTTCTCAGGATGGTCGAGAATCTTCGTGGATAATAACAAGATTAGCGTCGCCGTATCCGCTATATTTTTAGTATATAAGATGCGGATGTTATCACGAAACAACGTATGTAGATACGCACCTTGTATCATCGGCTTATTCTTCGCAAATGTAGAAGATGCTAAGATGCTATCGCCTTCAATCACATACGTGATGTATTTCTGCGACGTATTCGATAGTAGCCTTGCTTTCTGCTCTTTATATCTGCCGTCTGTGATGGATGACTGTAAATCTTGGAGCGTCTTGCGTTCGAAGATATGCGTTAAATCCTTGTAGGTTATATGAATATCACCGAGCATCAAGTTTTCGCTCTTTATTTGAACTCGTCCCGTGTAATTATCTAAATCACGGTCTGTGATATCATTGTATAGACTGGTTTCTCGTGCGTCTATCGTGATAACGACGGGGGCGACGATGTCGCTCATAGCGTAATATATAATATGTATATTATATATCGCAATTATTACTTATATCGTGAATACTGTCTTCGAAAATAGACGAATGAATAGAATACAATCGAATAGACTAATACAATCGCCATTATAATACTGTATATATTCAATTCATCATTGATGACATTATCATAAATGAAGGTATTTATATCCGTATCCGTATCCGTATCTTCGTAATTACCGAATGTATCGTATCCGAATGTTTTCGACGGGCTAACGACAATCGCCGCTTTACTCGACTTCGCTCCCATATCTATTCTATAAGGATGCTAATAAAAATAAAAGGATATAGAATATCTTCTATTTATCGAATACCTATTTACATATAAATATCCGTGTTGTGTTTTGAATATTTCTTTTCAACAAGTTTGTAAAAGTCATCGAACTTCAATGTTATATCCGCTTCGTTGCGGTTATTAAATAGGAACTGTATGAGGGTCGCAGGTTCTACCGAATATTTTTGAATATTGCACCACAGCATCTCGAAATGCTCCTCGTTGTTAAAGAACGACAGGAACATATTCCGTGCTTGGTATTTGTCAAGGTGCGATAGTTCGATATCCATATCAATTCGCCCCGAACGCATAAGTGCGTCGTCCAATTTATCAGGAAAGTTCGTTGTCATAATCACAATCAACCCTTCGGGATTATTAAAACCGTCAAGGCAATTCAAAATACCGTTCATCGTTATATTATTCTTCATACTGTCGTTCGCCTTCCTATCAACGAAGATACAATCGATATCTTCGAGGACGAGAATCGACTTCTTGTCGTCTTCATTCACCTGTGAAATCGCATCAATCATCGCTTCCTCTTTCAGTTCAGCGTTAATATTGAGAACGCAAATGTTCGCCTCGCATTCCGAGGCAATACTATGAATAAGGGATGTTTTACCTGCCCCGGGCGGTCCGTGTAGCATAATATTCATCTTATAGGGTATCCCGTGCTTAGAATAGTCCTTATAGGTATTCTTATCGATAAACCGCATAATTGGGTCTTTGATTTTATTAAAATGCTGTTCCTTCAAAAAGATACTGTCGAATCTTCTCTTCGGGATGGACGACTCATACGCCCAGCAATACCCCGTCCATTTCTTTTTGATAATCTTATCTCCCGAAACTTGTGCGAATTTCTCTTTCTTCTCCTTGAACTTTTTATTGATTGCTTCCTCGACAAAGGTAGTTATCTTTTCTTTTTCGTTGGACGAACTTTTCAACACCACTTTCTTAATATGATAAAACTCTTCTTTAAATGCGAACGCCTGAACCTTATCGTTTAGAATAAAATCGCTGATTTCAATCTCGATTTCTCCAATGGTATAAGTGCCGTTCCGTGGAATAAAATGATGTAAAAACATATAATCCGACTTCTCCTTCCTATAATCCATATAATGCTTCCTGTCGATTTCATCATATTCGCAATCAATCTCCTTGCCATCCTCCGTCAATTTATCATAGATGTAGGATAAGATGATTCTCGTGTCCGCCTTGTGGGAATAGAGCGTAATAGACATTATTTAGATTATGTTATATCTATTAGAGTAGATAAACCTTATATCGTCTTACCGTTTATGTGGTGGTGTATAGGGTAATTCGAGATACTTGAAAATGTCTTCTTCGCTATGGATACTGTCTGTTGTATCTATCAGGTTTCCTTTGCTATCCTTGAAGCCGTATTCGGACAACGAAAGCCCTTTCTTCAAGGCAATCTTACGCATATAGATATTGAAGTTATAAGAACCCGTGAAATACAAGAGGGCGAAATAGTAATACGACGGGTCGGCAAGTAGAATATCGATGCGTCGTGCGGGTAAATCAGGTTTCAACCTACATAACCCCATAAACTTATTATTGCCTAATGCCAACTTTTCAATCACATACTTTTTATCGACAAACCGCTTGATGATATCTTTGAGGACGATACCGTTGCCGCTTTTATTTTTAATCAATATATCGATATCTCCCATATCCTTATTCTTTCGCCTGAAACTGCCAACAAACTCAAACTCAATGCCTGTATCCAACATATTCTTAACAATTGTGTAGTGTTGTTTACCTTCCACCATAGGTATTCTTAGGTTCATATCATCATAATATTTCAAACCGACTTTCTGCTTTTCATTCAATAGTTCGGGGTGTTCTCTCAATTCCTCGAAACTCTTTATTTTCATCATCAGTTCTGTTATCTTCGCCGGTCCCACGCCGTAAATACTTTTCAATTTACTTCCAAGAATATACTTGGGGTCTTTCAGAACATTATCAACCTCAGCAATATGTCCCGACACAAGGAACTCGACAATCTTATCTTCAATCTTTTTTCCCACGCCTTTAAGTAGTTTGATGTCTTCTACACCGTCAATCTCTTTGTCATAGAGTTCGATGGAATCGATAACCTTCTCATACGCTTTAACTTTGAAGGGTTCTTTGTTGATTCTTTCGTAATCTGCCAAAATCCTTAGGTTGTTGATGATTTGCGAGTTCATATTAGGTATGTGCTGTATTTACTATATTTATTCTATATATTCAATTTTTATTTATTTACATACGGATAAAAATGTTCTATAATCGTTTGATGTCTATAAAAACTGATTCGATGCCTTGAAACTAACTATTATAACAGGTAGTATATCACCCCATTGTATTGAATTGAATTGTGATGCTTTGAATTGTCTTGCTTTGAATTGAATTGTAATTGAATTGCTTTGAATTGAATTGTAATTGAATTGCTTTGTAATTGAATTGCCTTGAATTGCCTTGAATTGCCTTGTATTGAATTGTCTTGTGATGCTTTGTTTTTTTTGCTTTTAGACTTTATAAAAAAATAAATCTAACTTATATAACCTCTTTGTTAATACCTTGTATATCTCGGGATGCTAACCGCATCTGCCAACTTTTAAGAGAATGTATGTTATTTATCTTACCATTCTGATAACAAGAATATACATTGTATAACCTAATAATCGGCAGAAGCGAAGCTGCGAAGCGGCGTCGAGCATCCCAAGTATTACTTAGTATATACGAAGGGTTATAAAGAATCCTTTATTTTTCTTTTTATAAAACTTTTACAATTCTCTAAAACTTTTAAACTTTCTAAAAACTTTTAGACTTTCCAAAACTTTTAAACTTTCCAAAAAAAATAAATAAATCTAACTTATATAACATCTATGTAATACATTGTATATCCTGAGATATCCTTAGCAGTTGTGATATGATATATAGAATAACCTTTGTATTATATTGCTCTTACCATTCTGATA